TTAAGAAGATATGTCAACATTTTTTAAAAATGATGTATCAAACACTTCTGGAATTCCAAAGTAAAATCTATGATATATATTTTTTAAATTTTTATACCATTCCGATTTTGAAATAAATATGATATATGAAAAAACCTTACCATATGGAAGCCCGTTTGTATTCTTATCCCAATACTTCTTAAAGTCATCACACAAATTATCCTCAATTCCAACTACTGGCACACATCTGTTGGCTCCCGGACCACTATTTCTATTTACATCATAATCACAAAATCCAAAATAATCCGTTGAATTGGAACTGGGATTACCCGGAAAATAAAAAGAAGGGCATGGATTACTATTCAATATGTAAACGAAAGAAGACTTTTTCAAAAATTCATGTCTAAAATAAAATCTTTTTTCATTTCTATGTTGAATTGGTTTATAATTTTCTAAATCTTCAAATAAATGATAATCGAATCCGTTTAATTTTTTTATTTCATGTATATATTCAATCAATTTTTTTATTTTGTTTGCGCTACCCCTTTTTACACTTCTAATATGTTGATTTCCATCAAATGTGAGCAAATCTTTCAATGTTTCGCAAGTAATAACTGTATCTGGATGAAATATTTTGATCAGTCTATTTTTAAATTGTATTTTTGATTCATCTGAAATAGACAAAAATAGACTTTCACATGGTACCGACCCCAAATATGTTTTCTTGAATATATTTTGAAAAGTTATATACTGTGTATTATTACCATAAAACTCATCAACCAATTTGATTTCTCCATTATATTTAAATGAATTATTATTAGAACGGTTATTGTCAATTTCCATTGATACGAAAACAAGTTTTTGATTCACATCTGGAAATTTATTTATATCCCAAACCTGTAATAACTTGACATATTTTTTCAAAAATAATATAAAAGATTCACACCTTGTAGAATTATTCTGAAATATGGATTTTGGCAAAATATAATGAATAAATCCTTTAACCCTATGTGTAAGAATTAAATGAATCGTGTTTATTAGAAAAAACACAGATTCTTCTTTTATACCTTTGATAGAATATATTTCCATCAATTGTTGAATGCGTGAGCGATGTGTTTTTAGAGAGGCGGCAGGACTTCTAAACGGGGGATTTCCAATAAACGTAACATCTCTTGGTGTGGAAAAATCATACTCATAATCATAATCATAAAAATTTTTTACTAAAATTGTTTCTTTACCTGTATATTGTTTTGCTAATTCTGCGTCTAATTCTATCCCTATAATTTGATGATTATCAGACGTTGCACATCTTATAGCATTTAAAAATGCACCATTTCCACAACTAGGTTCTATTATTAAGTTGGTATTTATTTGAATTTTGTCCAAACAAAAATTTACTAAATTGGGTGGTGTTAAGAATTGTCCTAATCTTTTCTTTTTAGAAGATATGTCTTTATCAACTACATTCATTGTAAATAATCTCCCAAATTTCTAAGAGAGATATTATTATTATGAATTAATTCGAACATAATAAATTTTTCTGGCTTAGCGTGAATATTTCTTAACAAAAGGTGTCCTTCCTTCGGATTCCTATGTTGCGGCACAAGATTTATCCTATCACTAACTTCACCAATGGTATGTGCAATATTCTCAGATGGAATAACATACACTCTGACTTTGTCCAAGAAAAATACAAACCCTATAAAAATATCAAATTCCGATGGGTTCGTTTGCTGAAATGACGTATTACTTAAAGATTGACATTTACCATTTTTATCAAGTCCATGACTAAAATCATCATCTATTGACCTCAATGCACGACTATTGAATGTGTTCTTTGTAGGAGAGCTTATTACACAATTCGTTGGTCTTACCTTTTTTGATGATGCTCGAATAACTTTAATTTCAAGTTTGTTATCATCACACTTCTTGTCATAATGTGGATTTTCGCCACACACAATACCTTCAAAAACTTTTTCTACATATTCATTGGCAACCCAATGTCCAAATTCTACACCATTTGGATTCTCAAAATATTTTTCTCCATTAATTTCATCTGGTATAATTTCGTCTGATATAGTTATTAAATCGCTTATTTCAGCAACTGTATTTTTAAGTTCATCGTCAAACATTGTAACTATTGTTTCATTCATATTCTTGTTTTGTGTTTATAATTCAATTATTATGGAGGCATGTCAGGGAATCGAACCCTGTTCTTTCGTTTTGCAGACGAACGTATGAGCCATTCTACCACCACGCCATTAAGATTCAGACTGGATTAGAGCCAGCGTTTGTCATTTGACTGTTCTACCACTAAACTACTGAATCTCTAAATATAATATATCATAAAAACAAGAAATGGCAACAAATAATTTACTGTATATATTCTTTACTACAAACTAAAACATCACCGACAATAGTATCATTACCATACAATTGCGTTGCTCTTAAATTCACAGGCAATCTTTTTAATTTACCTTCTTCATTAAGTATCATTAATCTACCATCTCTAAGATAAACAATTTCAATTGGCCCACCATTTGTGAATTCATATAATTCTTCCAAAGAAAAATCTTTTCCGTTTTTGGGTTTTACTGAAATTACTTTACCATCAGAATGTATCCATATTGGACCGATGATTTGGCCAGCAAAAGAAATTTCATTTATTAATGATTTAAGACGGATATTTGCCATAATAGAATAAATATATTCATCTTAATCATAAGATGGAGCCTGTTGTCAGAATCGAACTGACGCCTTTGCTTTACGAAAGCATCGTGCTGCCATTATCACCAAACAGGCAAATCGTGGTGCGTATCAAGGTCATTCCCCATCTCCACACCCAAATGGGATTGAAACGAATCCCAAACCAAAATTGGAGCCTCAGGATGGAGTCGAACCATCTCTTCGTCTTTACCAAAGACGTATGCTGCCGTTATCATTACAGAGGCATTATGGAAGGATTTATTTTCCTTAACCTTCCATTTAACGGGCTATGGAAATAAGTCCCGTAAATTGGTACACCCGGCAGGAATCGAACCTGCTGTTCTCTACGTTCGAAGCGTAGAATGATTCCATTATCACCACGGGTGCATTTCAAAAATCATCGCTAAATTGTTGTTCTTCTTGTCGTTTTTCTTCTGCTAAACGTTCTTGCTCTTCTGCCCATTGACGATAATAACCATCTTTACCGTAATCCATATCACCGTAACACATGGAACAAACTTTTTGTCCATCAGGAATTGGACTTCCACAATTTGTGCAATATTTCATAAAATCTGGTACTCCACCGGGGAGTCGAACCCCGACTTTCGCTTCCGTAGAGCGACGTGATATCCATTTCACTAGCAGAGCATTTGGTGGCAATAAGCGGGGTCGAACCACTATCAAGACCTTATGAGAGTCCTGTCTTACCGTTAGACGATACTGCCATTAATACTAAATAACTATATCAGAAAAAATAAAAATGTCAAGCGTAACTACAAATTATTGCCCACTAAGAAGATAAAGGCTTCCGGTTGAACCTTTTGACCCCGAATAAGATGCCACAAAATATCTTCTCCTACTTGAACCTGTTATTCTCATTAAACTTGAACTTACCGATGATGTTGAAACAAACGAAAATTCTCCAACAAAATTTAAACCATCAATTGAAGAAGACACATAAATACTACCCGTACCACCTACTGATGCTGTTACAAACGCTTGAAATGTATGATTATTATAATCAGATACATCTACTGACGATGTTGTAGTCGTTGTAGTTCCATAATAAAGAAAAGAACCAACCGAACTTGTTACGGGATAAGAAAATGATATAAAAAATGGATTGATAAGCGTAGTTATAAATCCAAATCCTTGCTGTTGTATAACCGCACCATTAAGAGTACCATATGGAATTGGCGGATAATCAGCAATGTCAGTACTTCCTACGTTTTGTATTGGATTAGGTATATTAATTGGCATATGTTTCGCATAATAAATATATGCCAATCACAAAAGAATATCAGATTTTATTTAGATAATTGTCGACTCTTTAATTGTCTCTCATAAGCACAATCTTCACAAAGAAATTTAGTTTCTCCGGGAACACAAAAAAACATTCTGTTTTCCTTACAATCTTCACAAGTCAATTGAGACAATTCATATTCAAACTGATTTACCTTAGCAAAAGGTCTTAACATTTCAACCAATTGTGGAGAATATTCTACTAATACTGTTGCATAATTAGTTCCAATATATGCAGTTTTACCAAACTCCTTTGCCATTCTATCTTGAAAGGTTCGAAATTTATCAAATTCTCTTTGTGTGAATGTAACTTTCATAATATGGTAATATTACCATAGAAATATAAAAAGTCAAGCCTTAAAATTTGGATGAATAGATTGAATGAGTTTTATTTTCTCTTTACGACCCATTCTTTTTATTTGAGATTCTTTTTGAGCAGCTTTTGCCCGTGTATCAAATTCTTCAACATATACCAGCTTCACAGGTCTGCGAGTTCTAGTGTATCTTGTTTTACTACTACCATCATTATGTTCTTGTATTCTTCTCTCTAAATCTAACGTCCAACCTGTATAAAATGTACTATCATTACATTGAACAATATATGTGTATGATTTTTCCATGTTTAATATAATTCTGTATAATCTAACTTCATAGTTTTAGGATTTATTTTAACTATTGTTATTGAATTATCTTCTGGAAATTGAGACTTCAATCTTCCAAACCATTCATATGCCTCATTTTCCGTTAAAATTTCTGCATTTTTCAGTATAGGTGTCAACTTTGGAATATTTTTGGAACGTTTATCTTCTAAATATACTTTTACATTACCAAGAGGCTTTCCGTTTTCTATGCTAAGTAATCTACTTTTTCTTTCTACTACATATTTCATATTAATGATATTTATTTTTATCTCTAAACTTACCACGTTCAGATTTAAACAAAACTGTCGGTGGTTGTTTCAATCTCCATTTTAAAAATCTTTGAAATTGTTCTGTTTGAAGAATGGATTCTATTGTGTTATATACATCACGGAGTTCATTATGAGTCCAAGTTTTATGAATAAATGATTCACATGTCTCGCAGGTAAGAACAATAGTATCACCACCTTTACTTTTTGGAATTACATGATGACCACGGGTTAAAGATGGTAATCCACAAAATTCACATTTGTTCATTTCTGCTGCCATAATTGGCAAATAATACAATAACTAATTAGAAAAGTCAAGAATGAATTCCGGCAAGAGTTTTAAATCTTTCGGTAACTTGTTGATTTTCTTGTTGTAAGGACAGAATATATTGCTGATATTGTTCTTGAGTAAAAATTCCTTTGGAATAGATGTCAACCAATTCAGGATGTTTTTCCAAATCAGGAGCAAGATTATTATTCATTTTTGCAGAATTAAATTTAATTCTAATCTCTTCATTATTATAACCATATTCTTTCATCATTTTTATATAATGACGAGGACAAAATCCGTGAGAAAATGTAACTTTCCCTTCTATACCATGTTGTCTCATAACATGTCTCATAGCAGCACCAACTTCATGAAATTCTACTTCACAATAACTACAAATTTTTACCAATACTTTTTTCTTATCTTCCATATCTACTATAAATATCAACCAAATTTGCGTATAAAGTATTTATCCTTTTGTTCTTGTGATATGCCTGTAAAAGAGTTTATGAAATCAACAAATCTCAATCCGTGTTCTTCCATACATCTTTTCTTTATTTTAAGCAATGATAATTTAAATATTCTATCATTTTTAATACTATCTATAGTAGATTGTAAAGGATAATACCAACCCCAATTATTAGACCACCAATCACACATTTCTTCAACAATCATGCGAATAGTAAGTTCATAATTTATTTGACCATTTAGCAACGGTTCAATTTTTTTAAGTTGTTCGGATGTAAGATTTTTTTTACCGTAAGATTGGTAATCTCTGAATATTTTTTCAACTTCTTCGGTTGACTGAAAATCAGGATACCATCGTCTATCAATAAAGCCTATATAATGCTTTATTATTCTACGATGTCTGATTTGCTGGCGTTTAGCATTGTCATATTCACTTACTCCAAATTGGTGCTACTCACAGGACTCGAACCTGTAAAAACCAAAGTTCTGAGCTTTGGATGACTTCCAATTGCATCAGAGTAGCAAAAAATGCCGGTTATTTGACACCGGCAAACTAGGGCTGAGTAGCTTAAAGAAAATTTCTTTCGAGCCGACGCCTCCACCACTTAATTTTACGAATTAAGAAACGGCCCCAATAGTTGTGGGTGCCAGTTAATTTTAACAAACTAACAAAATTTATTATAGCAAATTCTTATTTTTTTTCCAAAAAAGAGTTGCTATAATTATTCCGACCACAAGGCCGATGATTATTCCAGTTATCATAAATTGGTGGAGCCTACGGGATTCGAACCCGTCACCTGCTGAGTGCAAATCAGCCGCTCTCCCAAATGAGCTAAGACCCCATATAATTTGTTCATGTTACCACTTAAAAATACGTTGGTGGAATATGGTTACCCGAACCCAACCACGAACAAATAAAATTGGTGCTGGTAAAAGGAATCGAACCTTCACGGATTACTCCACAAGATCCTAAGTCTTGCGCGTCTGCCTAGTTCCGCCACACCAGCAATATCGACTATAACTATACACAACTTTGAAAAAAAGTCAAGCCTTTTACTTCTCGATCCTAATTTTAATATCGGCTTTCATATATTTTGCGGTTCTAGAATTAAGGTATTCTCAGTTACCGTGGGCAACGTTTTTGCAAAATGAACAAATCTTTTATTTAACTCATCATCCCAAGGAGACGGTATTCTGTAATCTTTACACCAACGATTAAAATGTTCATCACTTTTATCAACGTTAATAGTAAGGGACATTTCTTCTCCGTGGGTGTGGCTTTTTCCTGCCTTACAAAGAACCAATTCACGTTCCATATCAGAATGTGTAAGTTTAAAAAAATAGATAGTTGGATTAGCCGCAACTCTCATATCTACACCTAAAATATTGTAGTCACATCCTTGCCACATACGAACCTGCCTTATATTAATACTTGGGTTAGTCAAAGTAATTAATGAAACTTTTATTTCCTGATCCTTATCATTTCCAAAAGCATCCCCAGCATCCTTGTTTCTTGGGGGACCATAACCCATATCTTTTATTATTCTCTTTTGAATTAGAAAACCATATTTCTGCGAAGTCATAAAGTACAAAGATTGAAAAAAACTAATTATTGGAAGTTCTAATAACATCTTCTCATTTCTTCTATTATATATAATATCACGCAGTTCTATATAGCGGGGGTCGGGGGTACTTAGTTCATTTAGTAATTCTATCACCTTTATTGGATCTGCTGATGTTCTTGTATGTTTCATTTCATATTTAGTATATTTTAATTTACATCAATAATAATTATTATCGTAAATTAAATATAAAAGGTCAAGAAAAAAAACGGTTATATATTTCTTCGTCTAATGCTTTCTTGGCTTTCTGAAAATATGTCTTATCAATCTCAATTCCAATGAATTTTCGATTTAGATTTCGACATGCTATACCTGTTGTTCCTGCACCCATACAATTGTCCATCACAACATCTCCTACGTTTGTATAAGTTTTTATCAAATACTCCAATAATTTTATTGGCTTTTGAGTCGGATGTCCATCTTTCATTCTTGGATTTGGAATCTTAATCACACTTCGAGCATGCCTAAACCCGTCATTTTTTTTAGATGACGGTCTTTGAGGATTATAACTTCCCGCTTTATATTTTCCTGTACGATTAATTTCATAAGGAGTACCCTTTGTCCGTTGTTCGTTATAAGTTGGAAGTTTTTTATAGAAGACCAAAATCAATTCATGGCTTCGAAGTGGTTGATTATTTATATTCATTTGTCCCGATGAAATAGTTTTTTCCCAAACTATATCATATCTAAAAAATTTAAGATTACTCATAACAAGTCGGCTAGCAAATGGCTGAGTTGCTGTAAATACCATGGCACCATTGGGTTTAATAATTCTATGATATTGTTCCCACAATTTATCGAATGGTATTATAATATCCCACTTATTCTGTGTAATCCCATAGGGTAAATCAACTAAAATCATATTCACAGATTCATCAAATACTTTTTCCGGCATAATTTTAAGACAATCACCTTCATAAATTGTAATAGTTTTTTCTACCATAGTAATATTATATAGTATAAATACTAATTGTCAATTTATATCATATTGCAATTTTTAGTCAACATTTCGAAAAAAAATACGCCTAAACATTTAGGCATATTTTATAAATTATCATTAAAGTTCACAAAAAATGTCAAGGATTATCACGAAACGTTCCCCGAAGGTCTATCTCGACAATTTTGTGATTTACTTTGAGTGAGAATACCTCATTGTGTACCGGCCTTCTAAGATTATCGCTACCTTGCGGATAGCCTTCCTTTTCATCCAAATCCACCGTTGCGGGCAACGTATGGTTTATCCGGTAAGCCTGCCTGTTTTAGTTGGTGGCGTTTCCAACCTGACGATGACGTATTCCGTATTTCATCTAACGTCTGCCTTGCGAGCAGTAAGAGGGGCTAACCTCTCCGTTATCTTCAACGCGAACAACTTTCGCCTTGCGAGCTACGGTTGCCTGAATTACCTTACGGCTCCAGAATTAAGACTTTTTCAGTTATCGCGGGCACCGGCTTTGCGTTTTCTAATAGATAACCGGGTTTGACCCCAGTAGCCTACTGTGTATAATACAGTTGCTCTACCTTGAGCTATATCAACCTAACAAACTTGTGCGGTGCCTGTGGATTCATACCTTTTGGAGATACAAAATGCCACACAAGTCCTAACTTTCCCTTGCGAGTACTTATTCATCTTTCAAGATTCCGTCCTTGGTATGAGCCGTGGCCGGTTTCTATCAGATTGTCGTGAAGCTTTTGGTTGCTGGCCTCAAACCTCACTACTTTGCTTAAATCTTAACTCTCACTGTTGCGCTTGGCAGATGGTAGTGCTCGACGGCATCGTTAGTAGATATCTTACAGTGTTACCCTCAGATACCATTTTCCATCCCAGCTTTAAGTGTAACACCATCTTTTGGATGATATTTACAGATTTCGCTCGTTGTATCGGTGTCCAACCTTGCGATTGGTGAGTGGCCGTTAGGGGCCATCCCTTTGGCCGTATTGCTACGGTTTATCTTTATGAAGTCACCTTGCGGCAACTCCAACGGAGACGATACTCCCCGTTAAATCTACTGACAAAGAACAAATATTCATAGTGTGAACAACTATAGTGTTGTTTACTTACGCCGTCATTACATCGGCACACATGATACGGTTGACTGAACAACTACTACCTTTCGGCGTTTCGTACCGTATGAACACAAACCATTATGATTTCATTCGAAAGCGTTCCGAATTCAATCGTGAATACATTTTATCATATCCACACTTTTTGTCAAGCCTCTCTCCGATGTTTCGGCATCTTGTTGAAGATAGCCTTGACTAAATTGGTCAGAATGGTGAGATTCGAACTCACGCTCTCAAGCTCCCGAAGCTTGCGCTTTCCCAAACTAAGCTACATTCTGATTTCAAGATACCGATTTACTCTTTTCTGAGGGACCTTTTTATGTTGTTTCCTACAACTAGACAATTTTTTATTGCTGTGTGTATCTTAAATTGGTGGGCAATATAAGAATTGAACTTATCTCTATACCGTGTCGAGGTATTATTCTGCCGATAAACTAACTGCCCATAATCAGCAATAACTATATCAGATTTTTGGAAAACGTCAAGCCTCTTTAATATTTTGCGTAAATGGCGGGCGGGCAACGACTTGAACGTTGTGAGACGGCAAAACCGCCATCCCGCCCGTGGTGGTCAAGAGTGGGTTTGAACGCACTACTTTCCCGTAAAGGATGTTCTGCTTTTAAATTACTTGACCAAAATGGCGCTTCATAAGGGACTTGAACCCTTATAAGGCGGTTTAGGGGCGCCTGTTCTTGCCATTGAACTAATGAAGCGAAAATGTGAATATTTGAAGATAGAATGAATGAATTAATGATTTTGTCATTTTCCGAAATCTATGTAAAGATGTTCTTCATTCTGGTTATAAGTATATCAAACTTTTGGAAAGTGTCAAGCCTTTTTATTTTCGCATAAAAAACCCGCTGGAGTTTTAATTCAGCGGATTTTTTCTATAACTTGTAACCTGAGTTTTTAAGTAACTCTTAGAACAGAACTTGAAGACCAATTGTATAGCTAAGTTTATTTTCAAATCTACCAAATGTATCATTAGCAGCATTAAGGTCAAATGGAGCTTCAATACGACCAAAAAGGTTGACATCTTTCTTCAAATAAAATCTAAGGTCAGCCTCAGGAGCAGCAGTCCATTTTAACGGTTGATCACCATAAGCAGCACCAATGTTAACACCTGCATCAGATTGCAAATTACCTATTCTAAACAATCTTGGATCCAAGTATGCTTTTGTAGATAATGCCCAACTACTATCGGTAACATCTGAATAACTTATACCTTGGCGAATACCGCCCTCAATAGGGAGAAGCAACTTACCAGTATGACCAAGTTCAAGATTAAGACCGACAGTAGAATTATTTAATTTATCGTTATTAATTGCCGATGAACCACCACCGCTTAGAGCAAATGTCCACGGACCTACAGCAGCTGCGTTGGTTGATAAGTCAACAGCAGAAACTGCGGTTACTGATAACAATAATGCTATAGCAAATAACGCACCAACTAATGTTTTAATATATTTCATGATTTTTCCTTTTTTATTTTTTACATTTTCATTATAACCGTTTTAATGATTAATAACTATTCTTCAAAAGCTATTTTCAATCAATAAAATTTCTATAATTATTTTCTAACATTAGATTATACTATAACAAATCTATCAAAAAAGTCAACGAATTTCTTTTCAGATTATAAAATCCTTATAAGATTCATGATATTCTCCAATAGTATAATAAAATTTGTTTATTAACTCAATTATTTCAGGCGTCAACCTTTGTTTTGCTTTATCAATTGTGGATTGAGGAATAGAACGAACACCATAAAATGCTTCGGCAATGGAACCTGCAATGGCTGCAATAGTATCAGTATCACCCTTGGTATAAACTGCATTACGAATGGCTGACTCATAATCCGTGGATTCCATAAAGCATATTAATGCTTGAGGAGCGGTTACATCACATCTGATAGTAGTTTTTGGTAACAATCGTAGTTCTTCAACAGTCATATTCAACATATGACCAAAACTCTTTTCCACATATGATTTAATTTGTAATTTTGACTTTCCATGCAATGCCATATAAATGGCAGAAACAATTGATTGAATTCCACGAGCCGATTCTGGAGAATTATGTGTCATTCTGATACTTTCTAATGCTACAGATTTTGCTATATTAAAATCGTCATAGTATAAACCAATAGGACTACAACGCATCATACATCCATTTGCATAACTATTCTTTACTGTAATTCCGCCTTCACTAACCCATTCATAAAATCCACTTCCATATCCTTTATTTGGATATTTTGACGCCCACTTTTTGTATAATTCTGCAAATGGAGGATAACCTATAGGCGAATCATTAATAGTAAATGTTTGTAAAATTGCATCAGCAGTAGCGCAAGTAAGAACGGTATCATCCGTAAAACGTGAATTTCTTCCATCAAACAAAGAAAAATTTCTATCATCTACAAAATTAAGACCAGCACCTTCGTAGGGTGAACCGACTATATCTCCTATAATTGCTCCAATCATAAATTATTTTTCTTTTATATTGTTCAGTATGTCTTTTATAGCATCTTTATTAACATTGTATTCTGTTCTTTTTCTTTGTGTTGTAATTTCAGGCAACGGGTCACCCATTACTCCTTCCATTGGTTGACAATATCTTATCCATTTTTCAGGTGGAGAACTGATAATTCCAATCATACCACCAACAATAGCACAATTTGTATCAACATCACCAAAACATTTACAAGTATCAATTAAAACCTTTTCATACATTTCATCTAATGGATATAAGGATAATGCCTGTATTGTTAAAAATACACATAATGGAACTGTATCTTGACAAGTAACATATGTTCCATTTCCTAAAATTTCAATCAGTTTCATCAAAGGTATGTCCAATGGAAGTTCCTTTGCTTTAAGAATACCTTTTTTTACTTGGCTATCAGGAATAAATTCCAAGATGTAATCATAGATTTTCTTGGTATCCATATCTGTGACATAATTTGTATTCAACACCTTTTCCGATTTATATACCCATTCAGACAACGAAATACACTTTGCTAATGATGCAATAGCAATAGCACCAGCAATCCCTTCCGGATGACAATGAGTTGGTTCTGCTGATAACGTTGCTTGTTTAACAACTTCTTCAATTGGAGAAAGATAAAAATACGCACCCAATGGAGGAATTCTCATAGCAGACCCATTACCACACGAACCAACTTTTTGTGGAAGAAATTTTTGACTACCATCTTTTCTTAATTCCGATAAAGCATCTTTGACAGATTTACCATGCGCAATATCACCTATTAACACATCAATGTTTGATGGACTTTCGCCTCTCTGAAATGTTAAATTTGCTTCTCTCCAAGGTTTACCCTCATAAATATCTTTTAACACTTTCCTAGTCATCAATCCGTAACCATAAATTTCACCATCAGGGTCACGGGTATAATATCTAGTTGCCCATTCCATCGCTAACTTATCTTGTAAAATTTTCTTGTTGTTAAACAAGTGATTTACCAAAACGATTGCCTCTTCCGTGTCATCGGAATATTGGAATGATTTTCCCATAGGGTCTATGTTATCTATCCCAAATTTAGCAATTCCTTCATCCAACGCTTTTAATATGTCTTGAGCGTAATAAAACTGTCCAACATTTCCAATACAATCACCAACCCACAAACCTTTGAGGGATTTTACCATTAATTCTATATTATTCATAATATCATTATATTCCAGCTACAATTTTGATTCCCATATTTAATACGGTATTGATTGAGACATTCTTGTAGGAATTGACATTTCCTCAATAGTCGATATTGACTCCGCAAAAGTAAAATGATTCTCCAATAGAGGAATAATATTATTCTTTTTAATAACAACATCTCCATCAAAAAACCACATGATACCCATTAATGGGGATAAGAATACTAAAACTTCAGGATATATAGATGACTCATTTTGATACCATTTTTCTCCAACCAATCCTTCTATGGAAGGTATTATTCTTGGATGAATATGACTTTTTCTATAATTTGGAAGATTTGCTATGTTTTCATAGGCAGATTTGTAAAATTGAAATGATGACATATTTTTAGTAAGAGAACAAGAACCAAGAAATGCATCATCTTTTATCAATTCTGCCATATTTTCCAACGCATGATAATGAGAAATTTGTTCTTCAACTTCACAACCAAATCCAAAAACAACCAACCACTTTTTTATTGGAATGTTTTTAAAAGCTGCAAGAGCCACAAAATCTTCTCCTACAGTTCCTTTAAACTCTTCATCACCATGCATTAAAGAATCCACACCACAATCAACCATAATAACATGGTCAATATTATGTTTTTCAATTATCTTTTCATAACTTTTTCGGAGAATAGAAGGACCAACTCTACCATCAATATAAATAGGTTTCTTTATAAATTTGGCAAGTGGAATTTCAGGCAAAAAAGATGAACTATCATGTTCATTCTCATCAACTATTGAAGAAACTAAATGGGAAAATTGATGACTATGAAAGAAACAATTCATGCCCATTCTTGTTAACGTGTAATAAATAGGTAATGTTCCGTAAATATCAAAACCACCACCCATACCACACAGCAGAACGTTAGCACCCTCTACTTTACTAGGTAGATTTAACATAGTTATTTTTAATCAACCTTTCCAATTTCTTAAGAGCATATTTCGTCAGAGGCATTGTTTTCTGTAATTGTAACAAAGCTTCCTTTTCTGTTGTTAAAGGATTGTTTAACCTACCTTCCAATGTTGGCCAATTCAGAACATTTTTTTTCATATCATTTTATGATACCACAAGTTTAGAAAAAGTCAAGCGTATGATTATTTTTTATTTTCAACAAACTTGTAGAATTTATTAGCAACTAACAAAACATCTTCTTCTGTGGGAACAGGAGAATTAATATTTTCAAAACTTCGTTTATATTGAATCCATGCTAATGATTGTCCAAGAATATCGGCACGGATTTCATAAGCATTTTTGTTAACTGATTTTACTTCCGATGAAGGTATAATTTTTTTGGTATTGGTAGGTAAATATTCCATTTCCTCAGAAGTTAATACATTAGTAAGAATATTCTTTTCTGTACCATTTTTTATATCAGAAGATTCTTTATTGACACCACCAAAACAATTCTTTGATTCAGTGGATGTATTTTCATTCACAATTACTTCAAAATCTTCCAATCCTCCAAATATTTCTTGTTTAAACCAATTTTTAGCAGCTTCTATCCAACGTATCTGTTTATCTTTTTCAATATTACTTAATTCTCTATTTCTTCTATTCCAATTAATATTCCATCCACTATCCGAGCCATCACTCGGATACCATTCATCTATTTTTTTAATTATTGCAGCTGCATTTTTAATTTTAAGTTCTACTTTACCTTTTTTTAGAATGATGATGGGAGTTGAATCTGAATCCTTGTAGTTTGATTCGCTTTTATTCATAACGTAAACCTTTCTGTGTGTGTTGTTGTAGAATTCTTTTGAATTCCAACAATATATATTAACACGAAAGAGAAAGTTTATTTTTTATTTTCTATTTGTTTTCTTAAATTCTTTACAAATTCATGAAGTTTATAATTGTATTTGATAGGCATTTCATAAAGTAATTCTTCCTTGGAAAGAACCCAGTCACCTTTTGCTGTAGGGTCAATTCTAGCACCGACAGAAGTTTTTCCTGATTCTGCATCAGTTCTATATGTAAATGCTAATAAACCTTTTCTATTCAAAGTATTCTTGACAACTTCTTCAATCCTTTTTTTATCTTCATCAGAAATGTCAAAATCATCAACAAGTTTAATACCATTTAAAAATCCAATAACGGATTCAGTTATAATTTTTTTTACTTCAAATTTTTTCATATTATATTTCTTTCTTACCAAATCCAGAATCAAGACCTATTTTAAATAATTCATCAACTGATTCTCTGGTTACATCAAAAATTTCATTCAAATGTTCAAGTTCATTTAAAGCATTGATATAATTTTCATAATCTCTAATATTAGTAATTGCATTATTTCCTTGCCTAGAAATTTCTTTAAAATGACCACGAAGTTCATTCATTACTCTTTCCACATCATCTTTTCTTTCAGGCGCTTTTTCATAAATTTTTTGAGCCCAATAATCTAAAAATTGGAGTAATGATTCACGATGATTTAAAAATAAATCACTTGCACCGTTGACTACTAATTTATTTTTTTTCAAATATGCCTCTACCATCAATTTTATATCATTTATCATAGCTATTAATACCTCATGAGAGTGTTTATGACCTTCACTTATATTAACAAACGATGAATGTTCTTCCACTTCTTCTTGTATCTCTTTAATAACAAATTTTATGAGTGGTTTTAATACAGACTTATTTACAAATACTTCTTCTTGTAATCTCTCCAAAGCTTGTTTAAGTTTTTCAACCAACAAATCATAATCTGCATCCCCATGTCCAAATCTAAGTTTCAAGGTATCATAAGCTTTTTGTAAAGCTTTAAAAATATCCAATCTATCTTCTGTTTTCAATGCTTTGTAAACAAATTGAACTGCAACTTCAATTTGTATTATATAATCCGCACCCGGCAGGCTCATCCCCGACGCTTGAAAGCTATAATTCGGCACGTCCAACAACCGCTGACCAATAACACTGTGCAGTTCTATTAATTGTGTTTGTGTTTCTTCCAATAATAATCTGGTATAATCTTCCATGTGTATTATAAATAGAGAAAGAAATGATAGAAGAAGGTACAAAAAATGGTGGACGTGACGGGAATTGAACCCGTGTTTTTACCATTACACCCATCCAGCACTACATGTTTATCAACTTTAAACTTCGGTTTAATATCAAAATTTGAGAAAATTATCAAACCTAGATTGAGAACTGCCCAATCTAACCAGTCCTGTAATTTTAACCACAAGCAGTTTTCTCACGGTTTTACGCCATTATTGAATTAGTGAGAATCACTCAACATGACGGAGCGGAAACTAGGCCGCTACAGCGACTTCCTCAAAGGTATTAACCTCAAAAGCAAAGTCAGCATTTACCAATCGATTTAGATTAGCATTTAGTTTAGTCTTCGTTTTTTAAGAGGCCACAGATGACCAATCCTCTACATGCTCTGTATGACTGTTATGATAAATCGATACCATTACACGCCCACATCAAGTAAAAATAAATATACCACATTTACAAAAAATGTCAAGCGATTGAATTTAATAAAAATATTTATAAACATGAATTATTTGATAGAACCATATAATGCTTATCAGAAACCACCCAAAAAGAAACACTGGATGGAAATTGCTGAAGAAGAGGCACTTTATCACCAAATAGCAATAGACCAATTAGCAAGAGAACAAATGTTGCTTAAAGAACAGAGTGCTCTTAAACAAAGTCAAAATTTAGCATTACTTTCCCAAGTACCTCAACCACCTTCACAACAAGTTCAAGATGGGCAATTTGGCGCAAATTCTGGTGCTGGTGGCGTAGTACCTGTCGATGTACTTATCTATCAAGAGGAACAATCAGAAACGGCTTCATTCTCTACAACACCTTCATCTGGTGTAGGTCCTTTAACAGTAACTTTCTTGAATTTAACCTTTACACCAGAAAATGATACATTCTACTGGAATTTAGGCAGTGGCTCATTGACAAGTACAGCTATAAATCCACCAGCAGTTACTTATACACAAACAGGAAGTTATACAGTAGCATTACAAGAAACAAGTTCAACAGGTGCATCTTCATCAATTTCTAAAACAATTACTGTGAACGCACCAACATTGACAGCAGCTTTTACCGTTATTAGCAGTTCCGCAAATACAGCTCATAAATTCACAGCTTCATTTACGGGGTCAGTAACTTATAATAGTATTGGAACTCTATCAGGACTTTGGACATTTGGTGATGCAACTTCTTCGGCATATACAACCAATAATCCGTTTACTCATAGTTATACCACAGGTAGTTATACAGCTTCATTAGCGGTGACGGAAAGTTTATATAACATTATAGCTACGTCTTCAAATGCTTATATCAGTCAATCAACTTAACCTTATTATTTATAAGTATTCTAATTTTATAGATAAGAATAATAGTTAATTAAAAAATTTAATGCTTCAATGTTCCAAGACCCAATCTTGGCATAACTTGACCAGTTTTACTCTTTTTATAGCTTGGCCTGTATCCTTTACCTGATGGTGTTTCTTCCGGATGTTCCCTATTCCAAATATCCCAATCCCTATCTGTCCACAAACTTGTATCATTGGGGTCATAAGTTCCTGCAGCTATTTTTGCTTTTTTCAATTCAGCTTTTTTTCTATTTTCTTCTCTTTCCTGCTTTTCCATTGCTTTCCATTCAGCTGCTTTTTCACCCGGTTTTATTAGTGCTAATCTTTCTTCTGGTGTCATTTCATCTGGGTCTTTTGGTTCTGCTGCTAATTCTCTGTCTATATCTGCTTCAGTTGGTGTAATTCTTCTTAATTCTGGTTCATCGATAGCTAATACCGACTTTCCTTGCTTTTGTATATCTGCATTGATAACTTTCAAATCATTCATTTTAGCTTCATATGCAGCTTGTGCAATAAAATCTTTTATTATATGAATAGCATTTTTATTTACACCACCAAGTTTTAATCTAACAATGGTGTCACTTAATGTTCCATATTCCCTTTCATGACCTAGAGAATGTTTCATGCCTATATCAGGAGCTTTGGGTTCTTCTTGCTCTTCTACCGCTTCAGCTAATATTTTTTTTGTTTCGCGGATGACTTCTTTAATCAATATTTTGAGTTCGTATATGTTCATATATGCTAAATAAATATAGTTTAATTTATACCAAAGCATAACTATTTATACGCTTATATGAGTTTCAATAAACAGGAATTCCACATACCTTCTATTGATGAACCGGTGAATTTTTCAATACAAGAAAGGCAATTTTTACTGGATTTATCTAGAATGACATTGATAAATATAATAAATAGCAATATATCAAATATGGACCTCAAGGATATTCCACCAAGATTAACTGATATAAAAGCATGTTTTGTAACACTAACAAAGAATGACATTTTAAGAGGTTGTATTGGTAATATTATTCCAAGAGAACCACTTTATCAATCAGTTATAAATAATACACAACATGCAGCCATTCGTGATTGGCGTTTTTTGCCGGTCCAATCTAATGAACTGGATAAAATCAAAATTGAAATCAGCATATTGACCGAACCAAAACCATTAAATTTCAATTCACCAGAAGATTTATTAAATAAATTACAACCTTACAAGGATGGCGTAATATTAAAAATTGATTCTCACAATGCTACATTTTTACCGCAAGTATGGAAACAACTTCCCGATAAAGTTGAATTCTTGAATCGGTTGTCAGAAAAAGCCTGTCTTGACCCGTTAGTATGGAGAGATAAAGGAACTTCTGTTTCTATTTATTATGTGGAATCATTTGAAGAAATCAAAACATGAATGCGGTTAAAGTAAAAAAGTTAATTAAAGAGTATATAATTGCTAAAGCAATAGGTCAATCTCACATAATTAAGGAAACTGCCACTCCAACAAGAATACCACTAAAAATGTATCATGGCACCATTGAAAGTAGAGCTAATCGAGCTTGGAAGTATGGGTTGGACCCAATGCATAATAAAAATTATGCTTGGGCACAAAAAGGTATATATCTTACAACAAATCCATCCACAGCAAAGTATTTTGGTGCCTCTGGAAATTATCCTCCCGAAGATAAGAGTGGAAAAAGTAAGAGAGCTATGCCATTTGGTATAGGTGGCAGGGAAGATGTAATTGTCATTACTATAAGCACACAAGGATTAGACCCAAAAAAATTCAAAGTTGACTCAAGGGTAAAAGATTCATTGATTTATTTTGGATCCATTCCAGCAAAAAATATTATTGATTGGGATAAAATGGAATCTATTGATGAAATATCCAGAGAAGATTTTGCAAAAAGTCTTAATAAAGTCAAACAAATGAGCACAATTCAAGCAAGAATGACCACTCGAATAAAAGATAGAATAAAAAACTCATTGATTAGAAAAGACCATATAAATCGAGGTAAATGTATTCATGATGAAAATGATGCATATGAATATCCAAATAAAATGAAATCTCTCATTTGCAAGCATTGCATTGAAACAAGATACGAACCAAAAAGAAGTAAAGCGATTCTTGCAGGTAAATGTCCAAAGTGTATGACATATGGCTTGTATGTAATCAAACGTTACAATAATAGAATATCAGTCCTTTGCCAAATTTGTAATGAAAGAAGAGCAGGAAAAAGAAGGTAAATATTAAAATAGTTTAACTCTTGAATTCAGGAATCCTATAAATTGTTTTTCTATAACCAGAAATATTAAGTGAAGTGGGATAACTGTAATAATACAACATATGGAATTTTATGAAATTTAACTGATCGCTTATACACATGCGTTCCATATCCTCATTGGGTAATCCCAAATATTGAGGACTGACATATTCTCCACTGTCAAATTCATATTCACATCCTAAAAACAATGCACCACGCCTCAAAGATTCTTCAAATAATGATTCTTCAAGAGATTTGTCATCCTCACTGTCTTTTTCAATGGTATAATATCGCAGACTTGCCCATATTACACATCCTGCCAATTCCACAGAATCCAAGATACAATCCGTTTGGTCAATTTTTACATAATAATGAACACAAGGCGTGTCAAACATTTTGTCGGTAAACTCTTTTAAAGCTTGCTTTACGATTGCTTCATTTTTTCCGGTTATGTAAAAGTTCGGTTGTCCATTGTTACCAATCCGGACTTCGGTTATAGTGGTTAAAAATTTACCATTCATTTTGTTTATATAATTGTTCCCTTATATTCCTAATTCGGTTGACATAACCAAAAGATTCGATTTTCATGTCGGTTATGTGCTCTTCTGTTTCATCCAATTCATATTCACCCAAGATGAAAAATTCACAAGTTCGGTTGATTTCATTCAAAATGTTAAGACTTTCTATAGTATTAAATTCATCATAGGCATCATCGTAATAGATAAATGAAGCGGTTATTTTAATATCATCAAATATTAAACCATAAAATAACAATTCAATATCTTTTCCGGTATTCAAAGAAACACAACCACTCTTAATAATGAATCGGGGAAGTGTTTGGTTATAATACTTTTTAATATTATCATTAAATGTCTTAATTGCTGTTTGAATCACATAACGGTTAAATGACAAATAAAGGAGTTTATCAGAAGAATTGACAACAAAATTTTTATTGTTGTTATTGTTTTGTTTGGGACTTCCAATGATTACATCAAACATTATAGGAATTACATTCGGTTTTTGAACCTTTGGTTGTGGTTGAGTTGCCCCGACAACTGCTGCTTCATCCTTTGCTGCTTTTGCTACTGACTGTGAAATCAAACTACGGTAAGGCCAACTTGAAGGACGAGATACGGACAAATCTTTATAATCATCATCAAAATCATCAAAAAAAGCTTTATCTGCATCATTTTTTAGTGACATAACCTGATAATATTTGTAAAATTTTGCGGATGGTGATACTTTCATAAAATTTACTTATTGGACAAAAGAACTTGTTCCTGATTTGATACAATTGTGTCATTTATATAACAAAGGGAATCAACCCTGAAATCAGTTATATGATTATTTTCCAAAAATACAACAGTAGTATTATTATTGGACACATTCTCAAGCTCTGCATCGCCGGTAACATAAAAGAAACCATCATTGTTTATCTGATGGTATATCTCTGGAATAGTTGAGATAATTTTCAATCTTACAAGTAACGGAGAACTTATAATTCGCCCGCCATCTCTTGGAAAAATACCAAAATGAATCAATTGAAGATAATATGTGTGTGAAGACACATCATTTCCTCTAATAAAAAATTTATCATCATGATTTAAATGAAGCCTACAAAATATATCAAAACCATCAAGAACTTTTGTCAGGTCATCTTTCCTATTTTTATTATGCCATGCATGACATATACATTCCATTATCTTATTATTACAACTCTGGTTTTTGCCAATCCACAAAGGAAAGTCATAATCATAAAATTCTTTTTTTATAAATGCCATTTGTGTGTAATAATAATAATAATAATAATAATAATAATAATAAATTTATGTTGTGTTAAGTTTAAATAAGTAAAAAAACAAGTTGGCTAAAATAGCCCATATTCCTATTACCATCGAATAAGCCAAGAAAATTGACAAAATACCAAGTGGTAATAATGGAGTAAAGCAAAGAATTATTCCCAGAACACCAAAGAAGAGGAATATGCCTAATGCTAAAGGAACTAAGCAACAAGCAATTATAAGGAATATACATAATTTTAACATATAACAAAGACAGTTCATATTTTTATATGATACAGGAAAATGCTTAAATTGTCAAGTTCTTTTGTGCTTTCCGACATTATAAGAGCTAAAATTGTGTTAAGAGTTTTGTTGTGTGTAAAGCACATGAGAATATAAAGCGCATGTAAATACGTATTTTATTTCTTAAGAAAAAATGGAGTTCCCGTCGCAGACTAACATGCGCGGGGTAGCAGCCCCCTTTTGATCCCCATGATCAGAAGGGCACCCCACACCTGCTAGGGTGGGGTAATGGGGTGGTTAAGTCAACCTAATAAGCCCAGCCCGCGTAGGCTAGGGCTTATGGTGTTATTACTTGGTGGAAGAAGGTGAACCAAATCTCCAAGGTTCTTTACGAAAGTTTTCCAATCGGATACCTTGTTCTCCTAACCGTCTTCCGTTCAATTCATTTTGGATATAAATGAACGTCTTGGTTTTGCGAACGGTAGTCGTTATGGTATCTTTACCGGCTGTAAGTTTGCTGGTGTATGTCTTTGCCATATTGTGTTATTGTTTGTTTTAACTAACAAAGACAGTTTATCGAATATTTATAGAAAGTCAAGCCTTTAAGTTTAATATGGTTTTCTTGAAAAACCTGTCTGACAATGTTTCAACACGGTCAATTTCTTCACGCATTCTGCCAATTTCTTGACGTAAGGCGTGATAAGCCATATACTTTACCGAAGGAATCCAATATTCGGTTAGCTCAAATTTAACCTGCTTACCGCCACGAATAGTAACGTATGATGTTCCGTTTTCCCAAACAAGTATGTAAACGTCACCAAACCATCCACCCATTGCTGAACCTGAATGAACTTCTTCAAATCCAAGTTCTTTGAGTGTTTGACGGGATTTTGCTGTCAGAACTATTCTTGCCATAAGGTTTACCACACTTTACTAAGAAAGTGAATAGCAACATAGATACCAGCACCAACAAGAGGCAGTGAACCGATGACACCGATTATCCAAATGGCGATGATGAAGTTTCTGGCGCGGTTGAATGACTTATCAAAATCATCGTTGTTAGGAAATAATCTGTTCATAAAAGTAGTTTACCGTTTATTTAAGAAATGTCAAGCGTTCTCAATTCGTACCCATACCGTATTTTCAATAGCGCTGGGACAAGTTTCATTGATAAGTTTGTCCACGACTCTGCCATGAAAATAATGAATACAGGAATGACATGGAAAAAGTGACGCGAATGGTTCGGAGTCAATGAACCACTTCCAATAATCTCCAGATGTGGAACGCTGTAAACGAACTTTGGTGAACCCTTTATTTTTTGGATTTTTGAGGCGAACTATCAACCGGCAACTTCTACCCCTTGCGCCGAGCTTGGAGAGAACGGAATCACAAAATGCTAGAAATCCTTTTGACCATAGCCTTCCACTGAATTTCTCTTCATTCAAAGTGAGTGGAATAATCATATAATCAATTTACCAAAGTTTTATTGAAGGTCAAGCCTTCGACGGTGTTATGTGAACCGATGGGAAATGTCTGCTCATCTGTAAACTGAATTGTTCAACATCACCTTCGACTTGTACCAGTTCCATTTTGTAAATGTATTCCATGATGAAATAAAATTCAGCACAATGGAAAAACAAATGATACACTTCACGGTCATTGGATATGGCCAAATGAAAATTTCCAAAGGAATGAAGGAGATTGCTATGCGGTGTTCCGTAGTTGCGGAAATCTCGAAGAATTTGAGCAAAATCTACGTTGGTAATAGTGAAAAATTTCATATCTTTAACTTACCAAATGTTTATAGAAAGTCAAGCGTTCTCTAAATGACGTTGTGAACGAACTATAGCAGAGAAAGCATCAGTGTATCTTTTCATTGCTTCTTTTCTGGAAATACGGGTGAAACTATCAGGATGTATTCGATAGTTAGCGATTGAATTATACCACGCTGAACCACTGAAGTACTGGAATAGTTTAGGATTTTCCGACTCACGGCAAAGTATCTCGCTAAGTGATACCCAATAAATATATCGGATTTTTTTCATGGTATTAACCTACCATTATTTTAAGAAATGTCAAGCGTTCTTAATCTGTTCCCCATTCAAGTAAGTCTAAGCGACCTATTGAACGGAGATAAGCAGGCGTCAATTCAGGTTTGCCACTTGTATCCACGGGGATTGATTCTTTGGTTTCAGATATGATTGCGTCTTTTCTTTCTTGTGGTAAAGACTCAAAAATTTCTTGATGAATTTGGTCAAGTAAAGTTGAACTAGCTTCGGAAAGTTTTTCTCCAATCCAGTTATCCACCGTTTCAACATCGGCCAATTTTCCATTGGTCCCGAGAGCACGCCGTTGGTGTGAAAGTGTGGGATTTTCAGTGAGAAATTGGAGTAATTCGTCAATGGCAGTAGTAAAATCTTTCATATTGTGGCGTAAAGTTTACACCACATTAAAAATCCGTCAAGCCTCGTTACTTATGTTGTTCAATAGCAGGTAGTTGTGGCGTGTCATGCAAATGTTGCCACGAAGCACCACAAGCAATTGTCAAAAAAATACCAATGACAAGAAAAATGAATGCGTCACAAATGTAATTATTTTTTCCATTTGTTATCGCCGACAACAGATAGGCGAATAAGAATAAACACCAAACAAGAATGGTAGCTCCAATTAAAAAAGGATTCATAGTATTTGTAATTTATACCACAATAGAACTTTGTCAAGCGTCACTGTTTTATTCCACTAACTGATTGAACCATGATTGAGAACGGTGTTCAGCGCAACCTTTTAGCCATTGATTGATATGATGATTGATAGTTTTGCTGTGAAATTTGTTAGTTCTATAAAATTTGTTACCAACCTTTGCAGCAACTGGAATTGAGTAAGAAAAAAGAACAGTTTTATTGCCCATTACCAATTCCGATTGATTAGGCCCTATGATTTTTACCTTCATAGGACCAAATTTACTTGACTTTTGTAGGGTTGTCAAGTTTCTATAAGTTTTCCATCTTTGAGAATATTCTCGTCAATGGCTCTATCACGGGCATCGTAAAAGTAAAGTGGTCGACCGTTTATTTCAATCCAAATAGCAGTTTCCAACACTTGATATGATAAACCTTCACCGTTTAAGTGTTTTTGAACCCAATTGAACATAGCGGTAAAAGCTTCCTTGAAGGAGTTACATTTTACAGGTTCTTGGTCCAAAGCAATAAAAGTGTAGTTTTCCATAACATTACTTTCGTTTGTAGAACCGCACTGACATGCGAACCATGTTGGTACTTCGTTCAATGTAAAATCGTATTGTCATTGTGAGTTGAATTTATCAAACATTCAAGAAATGTCAAGCGTGTCAGTCAGTGAAACTGAAACACTCCGGACATAATCCCTGATATTTATACCACGTTGTTTTTGAAACTTGTTCACCACACTCTTCGTTTTGACAGTGATATGTCTTTTCGACTTTCCGATAGTCAGACGGATTTGTTGAACCTTGAATGGTTGGATTGGCACGCCAAGCCGAAGCCGGCGTCTTGTAACCAAGCTGTATGTGATTATTGTAAATGCGACAAAAGGATTCAAATTCAGTAAAGTCTTTATACTGGTCTTGTAGTTTCCCTTGCCATCCCATCAAACCAGATTTACAAATAACAGATTTTCTTTTCATATTGTGATGGAAGTTTACATTTCTTTTAGCAAATGTCAAGCGTCACACAATGATACTGGCTACTTTGAGATTTGCGATTGTGTCCTTGGTGTTCCGGCCCCTTGAAACATTAGCAATCCTCGCAATGTTTCGGAGTTGTTCCCTTGTAAGGGATGGATGTTTAAATGATTGTCGCCAGTAATTGTAAAGTATTTTCATATTGTGATTGTAGTTTATATGAAAAATTCAATTTGTCAAGCCTCACTGTCAACGCTTGACAATTTTTAAAGTTATGTTATTATTTTCTCATAATAAACGATGTGGCTGAAAGATGCCGGAGAGTAGGGGACTGGAGTCTGCGGTGATTCCTTTAACGTTATCTGAAAACAACCGCAAGAGTCAGGTGAGCCGAAGCCCACCTAACTCCCACAATATGACCAACTTACCGACTTACCAATTCCAAAGTGTCGCCGTTCACTTTGACTTGTGCGATTTGTGACGAGTCAAGAGCGAACTCGCGGAACTTGCTGACGGTTAGCATATTGCGGATTTTGTTTTGTTCAATCGTCAGCGGCCGGCTGTTCACTGTCGGGTAAATCCCTTCAACCAATACCGTTTTTGCGTGAGACAATCCGAAAAGTTGAATTGTATTGTCGGCGGTGTTCAAGTTCACGCCGTTACCAATCGGAATGTATTGGCCCCTTTTCGTGTAATCTTCGTTTTGTTCCCCGCGGGCGTGTGCCTCCAGAGTCTTTTTGAGGCTGGCCATGACATTTGCGGCTGCCTGTTTGGTTAATTCATTCCACGTTGCGGAGTTTTCCGCCGTGAGAATTTCCAGTTCAGTAACGGATTTTTCAACCGCTCGGTGGTAGGAAAACCCGACATTGATAGTGTGACGGGCCAATTCCCCACTTTTCTTTGCCAAGTAGGTAATGGAAACAAACTGGTTTCCTTTAATGGCCGTCAGAGCCTTTGTAATTTCTGCGACTAAGTTTGTCATATTTTGTGTTTTTGTTTATGTTTGTTTCAACCAACAAAAACAGTTTATATTTGTTTTAAAAATTGTCAAGCCTTGTGGAACCGATGTTGCGGATTCGGGGGATTAGGCGAAACATTGGTTTTCAAAGGAAAACCGGAAATTCTGACAGTCACAGGTTTCGGTTTCAATCCGTTACCGGCGCCGGTTTTGTCACTCGGAGTGCGGTGACACATAGGGCAACAACGTTCGTTTTCGTCGTATTCAGTTTGACAGTAGTGGCAAATCATAATGGTATTTTATACTTGTTTTAGAATTTGTCAAGCGTCAATCGTCAAGGTGATTGACGATGCGAGATTGAACTTTGGCAGCATCGTGAAATACTTTGTGCATATTGACTCGGCCAAGATTATCCATCGTGCCAGACCGTTTCACAGCACCATTGATGATGCGTGCCACTTTGTCAGCCGTTGCCCGACCACCGGGCATAAGCGGCGTAACGTATTCGTAATTTGGTGCGGTGAATTTCCAGCGGCGCCCTGCGGCTCCGTAGGTAACGTTTTCGTGAATATATGTTTTTGTCATATCGTGCCGGTAGTTTATATTACTTTTAAGAAATGTCAAGCCTCAATTTTTATTGGGGCGTCAACAATTTGAAAAGTGCTGTCAACAAAAGAAATGTTGTTATCAACTAAGACGTTTTCAATTTGTTCTTCTATAAGAGGAACGTTGCTTGTAATTTCGTAAATTTTGGGAGAAGGAATTGACTCAGATTCCTCAACGAGAACAAAATATTTGTGTTTTTTCATATTGTAGTAACAATTTATATTAGTTTTAGAAAATGTCAAGCGTCACTTTTTAACGATAAAGTAATCAACGCACTCTCTGGTCCCTTACTCTTGGCGCTTTTCAGTCGGCCTCAAACTTTATTGTAAGAAAATTTTACCATTGTTTTAAGAAATGTCAAGCCTTCGTCTTTCAACGAAGATACGCCGGTCCATAAGGTCCCATGCTGCCCAATCCGTTAAAAGTATCAAAAATGTTGCCTCTTGCGTGTTTGGCGGGTGCTTTCCATGATGCCGGTTTAAGCACGTCGCCGTTGGTGCGGTCAATGAAAGCATGAGCGGAATTGTCTCGCATGACACGAATATATCGACTGCCTTCGGTAGCCGTTATTGTGGGCACATCCAATGATGGAAAACTTGCGGCCATGTAGGCCCTGTTTTTATCGATGATGCCCTGCATCCATGATTTGAATTCGGGCGTTTCAAGAGTGACGTTAATCATATTGTGATGGTAGTTTATATTTCTTTTTAGAAATGTCAAGCCTTCCGAACAATTCGACATTGTTCTCGTAAACATCCACTAACAAGATAAGGTTGATGCGTCACAACATAAACACGTTTGAACTTTTTCGCGTCGGGATTTTCCTGCAATGCACATTCAAACTCCATTGCTTCTCCGGGTACCATCCAACGGTCAGGAAAAACAAAATAATGTGGTCCTGCACCAATCGGTTGACGTTTCAACACTCTTTCAATCAATCCCATTCCTGCGTCACGAATGTATTCCCACCGTTCATCCCGTGGACCGGGTGAATCAATACGACCACAAACAGCCATTAAGTAATCAAACGGCTGATTATATTCCGCTGGGCGAACATAATCCTTAAACATTTCGTCAATTTGATTAAACGGATTTGTAACAATGATTTTACCCATAATTTTATTTAATATCAATTTACCAAAAAAATTGTTTCTGTCAAGCCCCGTAAATCCTTGACCAACATTCTGGTCCGATACCACGGCGAATTGATTCCGGGACTGTTAGAGTGCGGCCACAGCAGCCACATTTCCCTTCATGGTGAATCGTTCCATTTTTTAACGTCATTCCGTTAAATACACCTTGCATAACCCACTTAAAGATAATGACATCGGAGGAATTTTCATTTCGTTTGCTTTTGGATGTCAGGCGGAAGAAACCGGTGGCCTTGTCAACCATTCCGATATACGCGTAACTATTTTCGTTGTCAGGACCGGCCAACAAAAAGACACCATAAGAAGGATTATGAAACCGTTCGGTTTTCTTGAAGCGGCGAATTTTATACGTTCGCCACGCGTGAGTCACGTCTGATTCAACAGTGAAAGTTGCGTTACCACCGAAGAAGAAATTTTTGTTTAATTCAATTGTGTTTGTCATATTGTGATGACATGATACAATTGTTTTAACAAATGTCAAGCTTTGTTAGGGGTATTTAATCGTTGTCGGTAACATCAAATGGTTAAGATAGTTACATTCAACATCATGGGAAATCATCCGGCGACATGACATTATTGTTGGAAAATCAAAACGATAAGCTGCCCAATTACGACTGCGGAAAATTTCACAATTTTTCTTTTCTTCGTGAAAAGCTTTGTCAGCAGCTTCGGGTGTATGATACCATTCAACCCCGTTACCGTCCCTGCTTTCCCATGCTACAACGTAAACTTTTTTCATATTGTAAAATCAGTTTACATTTGTTTTGAGAAATGTCAAGCTTCACTCATCACGGCCAAAATCCCTTGTCAAATTTTCTTCCACGGAAGAAACAATAAAATCTGTTAATTCTTTTTCCGTAGTAGGTTCATCGTAACCACTGATTCCAACTTGACGTTGAATGCGTTCAATCAATTTGTCAGGAATTTCAATTTTCATAACGTTAATTGTTATTAGAAACGTTGACCAATTAAACCTTGTGCTTCAACGGGTTTAACAGCACGAATTTCGGAATAACCAACCTTGTGGTCCATTAGCATAGTATTCACAAGCCGGTCATTGTTAGCAGGAGTAGCAATCAGTTGCTCGTGTTTTACATTGTTGCGATACCACACAACAATACACATTTTCGTTATCGGAAGCTTAAAGTGTGTTTTCATATTGTGATTGAAGTTTATACAATGTTTATAAAATGTCAAGCCACTTTCACGGCATTGGCTTTGATTTCAGCAACATAAACGTCGCCCATTTCACCATTGGGACAAATGGGAGTGACAACATTACAAAACCACCGTGCATAAGGTTTGTTATCGTCTGCCTGCCATTTTTTCAGAACATTCCACGTCCATGTTCCATCAAATGAACGCCATACTTCGTAAGGTTTGTCCTTTGGTCGCGTCTTACCACAAAGATTTTTCATAACAATAATTTACCAAAAAAGTTGAAACTGTCAAGCCTCTTTAACGCCAGTGAATATTGGTTTATTTCCCATGCCAAGGGTATGTGAAAAAACAGGTATATCGTCTCTATTATTTTTGCCAGAAAAAGGCATAGACCGTTCCGACCTGTAAAGAAATATACCAACACAGTTTGGTTCGGTTTCATTCTCAAATTCATAATGGTCTTTAATAGTATCCAGTATTGATTGAATCGTTTTGCCGGAAGAAATAAAATCATCAAAAATGATATATTTTTTCATTCCAACATGGCCTTCGAGACGGCCGCAACCGGCGTGAGAATCATCAGAAGGTTTTCTGCAAATGGTGACAAATTTTTCAAGTTGATGAGCAACTATCGGAGCCATAAGAGCACCCGACATTCCCCGAAAAACAATAGTATCAAATTCAATTTTAGACAATTCAATTAATTTGATTACTCCGTCAATTGTCGCGTGAGACTTTTTCGGGTCCAATGCGACATCCAGATAACTTGTTGAAATGTTGCTCATATTGTGATACCACTTTATCAATTTCTTTTAGAAAGTCAAGCGTTGCGGTGGCGCTTGACATTTCTTAAAACAATGGTAAAATGTTTTCAGAAATTGGGAATGGGTTGGCGGCGACACCGAAAGCCAGACTAGCGAAGAAAGCGAAGGGTAGGGGACCGGAGCCTGCGATGATTCCTTTAACGTTAATGGTCACGCTTGACAATAATTGAATTTTATGTTAAATTCGTGGTAAGCGTAAAGTAGTGTGCTCAAAAATAGGTGATATTATGCGATATGATGATTGACTATATTTTGACAGAATGAGAAAAATTCAGCATCGGACATAGTGTGTTTTGCTGTATTAACGGCTCTTGTCACCAATCTTAGATTTTCTAATATATTGGTGCCGCCCTTGCTTCGTGGTATAATGTGGTCAACCGAAATGTTTTCAATGGTTAATTTTTCTCCAGAAATTGGGCAGCGCAGTCCCTGTTTTTTTGCGAGGCTCCATAAGTCTAAAGCAGTTATCTTACCAATCTTACATAATCGGTTAGTATGTCTAGCCATTAGTTGAAATGTATGACATTTATATCTTTGATAACCCATCTTCTTTTGCCAATAGGGAGATTTACTGCGCCTCTCCATTTTCTTTTCTCTTGATATTACTGTAATTTTTTCATAGTAGCGCTTCCATTTTTTTCTTAATTTTTCATAACGAATAGGGTCATTCCTAATTCTTTTTATTTTTCGTTTATATGCTTCTTTACGCTTCTGTTTGTAGTGTTTATACCGTTTTGAGTCTTGTTTCAGTTTTTCTTTTAACTCTTTCCTCATACCCCATAAATATCTTTTGCGGCACCAAAACGCAGAAAAATAGCGCGGGGGGTCCTTAATTTTATTTTCCGCTGGGGGTACTATCCCGCCCACTATAGGGTTAATGGAGTTAAAAATTCCACCAAAGCCAAGCATGAATTCTTGGATTACAAGCTAGTGTAAGTCTTCTTGGAAACCAATACTTCAATACTACTCTGAATGGTCTTGTAGGTTTCTTTAATACCATTTTCACAAAATTAAAGTGTTTCAAGATAAAGCCATTCACGGTCTTTCTTTGTCCAATAGTAACGACTGTAATTCAACCCAGTTTTAAGTTCCACCAAAACAGTATCATAAATAACACCAATACCGAATAGTTTATCGATATCGTCACGATTGACCAAAAGACAATTCTGGCGAGCTTCGGTTCGGACTTCAAGTTCCGTAAACCATTTCTGGGCTCGTTCCAATGCCATATTGTTCATAATGGCTTAAATATACGAAACTTTTAGAAAATGTCAAGCGGCGATTTGAGGAAAAATCTTTTGTTGACGTTTAAAGTATGTATCAGTATTCCTTGGTTTCAGAACATCACAACAAACTTTTCGTATTTCACCATTCGGGCAAAGAACAAAAGATGTCCAATATAATCCATTCCAAAATCGACTGGGAGCGGCTTCGGGGTCTTTATATTTCCTTACTTCTGTTCCCACCAGTAAACCGGGGTTCTCATTACTAGAAATCTCAGCAATGACAAAATAACTGTGAGAAGCTACTACTGATGCAGCTTGGGTATGGCGGTCAATGTGAGATTTGATAGACTTGGGCATAATCGTTTGGTCCTTTTAGACGAATAATTTTTGCAGTTATTTTGTCAATTGAGTCATCAAGTTTAAGAACATCATCTGCGGTGAAATATATTGCAAAATCTGTACTTTGAAAATGAAAACCAAGAGGATATTTTTCAGGCAATACCGTTAACTGACCAACCCATGAATCACTTTGCGTTCCAAATCCATCCCGAACAATAACAATGGTTTTACCATTGAGTAAATTCAACTCATGTTCCATTAATTCTACATTCACAATATCAATTTACCATAGATTTTTTAAATGTCAAGCATCCAAACGCTTGACATTTTATAGAATCGTGATAACGTAACGCCATGATTAAAAATCGTTTTGAAGTTGGTGAAGCAGTTATGGTTACTCCAAAAGCCGAAGATGATTGGCATGAGTTTTTGGGAACGGTGAAAATAATCCGTCACGATGGCCTTTTAATCACAGTTGAGGACCAAAAGGGAGATTGTTTTGATTGTGACCCTGACCAAGTTAATTTATTGGAATAAATAATGAAATCAGATTCAGAAGAAATTGACATAGAAGAGGAACGACTTCCTGATTCTGTAGAAGTATTAGAAGAACTTAACAAATTACCTGCTTATCGAGAATTCCTTCGTGAACGCAATGATGAATCATTAACATACGGTGATACATAAAATATGGAACCTTATACCGTTGTTTTAGCTGGATTTGGTATTGTAGTCATAATTCTTATTCTTCGTCAAAAGGCTTGACTTTTTCTAATTCCACAGTAAGATATAAAATATGACACCGTTACCATTGAATCCAAAAGTGCTAATTCTTATTGACCCTAAAACGGGTGAACGGTTAGCAACCGCATCAAATATTGACCCGAAACTTTTCGTGAATATTACAGATAACCCAGATTATTTCAAGGAACAAGCTAAAGGGTTGCCATTCAACGAACTTCAGCCTAATTAAGTCATCAATAAGCGCTTGACTTTTTTTCATATCCTTCTATAGTTATGGATGATATGAAAAAAGTGAAATTTTTAAAGTTGACCACGGTTGACTATGATGAAGGTAACGATATGCCGGGTGAAAAAACCTTTTACCCGAATGATACCATTGACGTTTATTCCATAGAAGAAACTCAGGGACGAAGTTTCGTTGACATTTGGCTGGAAAACGATTCTGTTTTATTGGATGTTCCAAAAACTTCATTTGAAGTGATTCAAAACATTTGACAATTTTATAAAAACGTGTAAAATATCATTCAACATGAAACATTTATCAAAATTTTTAGGAACTCTTCTATCATTAGTAATAGTTCTAACTTCAACCACTGAAAGTGCTACTCTTACCGTAGGATGGAACAAAAGTGTAAATCCAGCTGTAGCTGGTTATAAAGTTTATTACGGTACTATTTTAGGAATTTATACAAGTGTTATCACTAATAGTAACGCAAGTATAACAAACCAAACAATTTCTAATTTATTACCAAAAACAGTTTATTATTTTGTAATCAGTTCTTATGATATAAATAAACTTGAAGGTTCATTTTCACCAACAATACATTATTCAACAGATTTTCAATTGTTATCTACACCAAATCTTCGAGTTAATATAACAACAAATTTAGTAGGCTACTGGCAAACTAATTATAGTCCTGTTTTACATAGAACTAATATATTTTACATACCAGTAGGATATACATGGACAAATTATCCAATAACTAATTTAACTATTTCATTACCGTGGATACCAACAAATGCAACATCGTGGACATTGTGGGCTTCAACCAATCTTGGTAATCCATTATGGTCTATTTATGCAAGTAATCATAATAATACTCCACTTGCAAGTGTAAACGCACCTATTGGACCCGGTTATCCCCCTATTGAATTTTTCAGATTTTCATATAGAACCAACTAACGCTTGACAATTCTATAAAAAGATATAAAATATCATCATTATGGCAAGAAAAGAAAAAGGTTACTCACACAAAAAGGCCGATGTTCGCAAGGCTCGGAAACGGGAAGAAGCCGAAACTCGGCAACTCAAATATAACAGACTATCACGAGCAGACAAAATTACTCTTGTTACCAACCGTGGTGGAAGTCAACGAGAACTTGCTCGGCTTATACAATTGAAGGAAAAGCAACCTGCTCAAGCACCAGTAGCAACGGTGACTGAAAAAGAAACGTCACCAAGGCGGACATCAAAGTCCGAAGTGGTAAGAGCTGCTAAAACAAAGCGGCCAAGCAGGTCATAAGATTTTAAACGGGGTAACCGAACAGTATAAAGTTTGAGTGGCGGCGAAGGCCCATAAGCTTCGTGTAGTAGGAACCCCGTCAATTTAATGGCCAGAGCCGTAAAAGGCGGATGCTGACTAAATCGTAGGGAGTGCTTGGATTTGACTACGATTGACCAAGAGGCGTTGGTAACTGGAGAAGACCCAGACTGGCCACCAATTTATGGGTAAAAGTTACAGACATGACAGTAAGAATGAACGTTGGCGCAAAGCCAAACAGCAAAAGTCTCGTAAATCAAACAAATTGAAACTTCAACCTTTTGTTGATGATGACCCCCGACAGTATCCTAATTTTGAAGGTGGTTCGTAGAAAGGCTTGACTTCTATAAAATCTTTGATAAATTACCGCCATGATAAACACCTTTGAAGTCACTCTAAAAGTTATAGTTCATTCCGATGAAAAAAGCGGATTTCTGGACGAAAATTCAATTAAAGGATTGATCAATCAAGGAATGGAAACCATAGCTGAGAGATTTGATGGTCTGACTATCGTTGGTGATAAAAATGAGACTTCACCTAATTCTATCAATGTTCAAGTAACCAGCCTCAAAGTTGGTGGAAAAAAACGAAATCCTGATACTTTTGGAACCGATGATATTCCTTGGGGCCGGGACTAAGGCTTGACTTCTATAAAAAGTGTGGTATAAGAATACCATGAACATTCTAAAATTAGTTGGATTTGTATTTCTTTGTATTACATTTCCATTATGGGTTGGGCCGTTAGTTGTTGTAATTCTTGTGGCTACCATAATTGATGGTATTACTTTTGAACACTAAAATAGAGTTGTATGACCAACTTGGAATCTTTTGGCTCTATTCGTCATTACAAACTTTTAATCCTTAGAGTCAAGGATGATAAGATTTTGTGGCGAAAAGTTTCCAACATTCTCAATAATCTTCGCCGTGACCTTCGCCCTTGGCAAGTAGTTGACCGAACAAATCAATTACGAGAAGGTGAAAAATACGCAATTCAGGCTCTTCGAGACACAAAACTTCCCCGCGATGTGAAAATCTACATGATTACGGGAATGATGTCTGAATTCGGTTTTACCTTTGAGAACGCTTGACTTTCTACAAAATTTTAGTAAATTACCGTTATGAGTTTAAAACAAACAATTGATAAAGCCATTAAACAAATTGTGGCCGATGCTGAAACTCACGGTAAACTTTCTTATGGTGATGGAATTAAATGGCGTGAAGAATTGACATTACTGGAAAATCGACTGGCAACTTTAGATATGGCAAACCGTCCCGGTCTAAACCCCGGACGCCATATCAAATTCCAAGTTGCAGATGGTTACGCAAATTGTATCGTCACAAAAGTTCTAAAAAACATTGTTCACGTTGTTCATGTTCCCATTCTTGACGGTTATCACTTCAACGGAATATATCAAGACGAAAGAGGGCACCTTTGCCTTCCCCGTCCTGTTGCTCAACGGTCAATAGATTGGGACGAAAAAATGGAAATTCTTTTCAAAAAGAAAGATACCACAGTATGATTAAATTAAATCCAAAAATACTGAAAAGAATATGGGTTAAATTTCGTCTTAATTTAATCAACACTTGTAAAGCACCCAAACCTTATCAAGTTTCCAGTTTCTTCTACAAAGCATTAAGAGAAGGTTTTATCCAATAAAGCTTGACAAAATCTAAACATCCGATATAATTATTATCATGAACAGATTGGAAATTTTGGTTCTGAATAAATCAGCAGAAGTTTACACTCGTTATTGCTCAATTGATGATACTATATCATTTCTCCGCAGAGTTAGAATTCATAATTTCAGTATTGTTGCTCATAAAGGAAGAAAAGCAATTTTCATCGAACGGATTGACCCATCAACTTTGGTTAAAGAATTAACCGATTTCCAAAATCAGTGAGTAATCGAACACTCAAAGAGGAATTACACAAAAAAGACCCCCGTTGTCATTGGTGCAGAAGAGTCACAAAACTTATATGTGAACCTACAATAAAGGGGCAGCCTGACCCACTCATGGCAACAATTGACCATGTGGTTTCCCGTTATAATGTCCATCGATGGGTAAAGAAAAAAAAGAGAAGTCAAAAACGCAAAGTGTTGGCATGTTTTGAGTGTAATCATAACAGGTCTGTAAGAGAAACCCTTTCTTTATCTCGTGCTGAAATCTTAAAACGAAGTCAGGGATTTTCCTTATCTCCCCGTGGTAAACCGAAGATTATTAAACCATTATCCACCGTTCGTGAAGTGCTTGCCAAACTAAAACCTTCTGATAATATAAAAACTGTATATGGATGAAAAAGAATTTTCCGAATTCTTAAGCAAAATTTTCAAACTTAAACCAGACCAACTGGAACAAATGTTTGTTTGTCTTGCTGATAATTTTCGTTGCAATAGGGGCAAAGATATAAATTACCCAGCTCTTGCGTGGCGTTGCAAACAAGCATATCAGATTATCCAGCACCGCACTCCACCAAAGTCAAGAAGCAACGCTTGACATTTCTTAAAACAATGGTAATATTTCCCCATAGTAAAGATGTGGCTGAAAAACGCCGGAGAGTGGGGGACCGGAGGATCTTTAAATTACTTTATCGTTATAAAATTATCAACGCTTGACAAATCCAATTTCTTTGATAAATTATCCGCATGTCAGGTAAAATTATTTATCATTTTGATGAAAATGATAATGTAACTTCCTCAATTTATGACGGTGAATTGAAGGATGGAGATTATGGCATCTGGACTAAATTTAATGGCATGTATGTTACTTCAAAGGAATTTCTACTTAACTGGAGAATAAAATGTGAACTGGAAGATTATCAAGTCACTCGGTCACAAATTCTTGTAGAATTCAAACGTAAGCGAACTTTGGTTGCAAAACTCAATAGTCAACTTTCCAGCGCTTGACTTCTATAAAAATTCTGTTAAGTTATCATCCACAATGATTGAATCAATGAAATCATTTATGGAGTCAGTATTAAACCGCAACGGTTTCAATGCAGACAAAGATACACTGAAATTCGGCGAACGCAATCTAAAACTGGATGACGTTATCACTCTTTCACTTCCGGCAGGTCATAGTTGTCCCTTTGCAAAAGATTGCCGGAGTTGCGCCATTCATAATCCCCGAAAACGTCACGATGTTGGCGACAGACGCAAATACATTATTCAAGACGGTCCGGAAACGAAATACCGTTGTTTCACCGCCATCGATGAAGTGTTGCGGCCTAACGTCAGACTTGCACGGTGGCATAACTTCTTTTTACTTTTGGCTGCGTGCCGAAAAAGTAAGTCCGCAGTGGTTAGATTAATAGAAGCATCGTTACCACCGGCAAAATGGGGCAGACCAACCCGCGCACACGTTGCGGGAGATTTTTTCAATCAAACTTATTTTGATGCATGGATGGAAATTGCAAGACGCCATCCAAATCGTTTATTCTACGCTTACACAAAGGCGTTGCCATTTTGGATTAAACGACTCAAAACCATACCGAAAAATTTCAAATTAACAGCTTCTTATGGTGGCACGCATGATGATTTAATCAAAAAATATAAGCTTCGCTATTCGGTAGTCGTTTCTTCATTAGAAGAAGCAAAAAAACTTCGTTTACCAATAGACCATGACGATAGCCACGCTTACGGTAACGGTGGCAACTTCGCACTGTTACTTCACGGAACACAGCCGGAAGGCAGTTTCTTTGCCAAAGCGTGGAAAAAACTTATAGATATAGGCATGGGCGGTTATGGTAAACAGAAAATTATTCGAATGGGGTCCAAAACTGTAAGTGTCAAGACTGGCTACTTTTCGTAAGTGCTCGGGGAGTACTACTCCCCACCGTATAAGGCTTGACATTTATAAAAATTTTGTTAAAATAAATTTATGATGAATTACACATACCGTTATGAAATTCAGGGTGGTGGCAGCGCTCACTATGTTAAACTGGTTTTTGACCGTGTTCTTTCCGGCAACAGTGTTTACCGAAGTGGAATTCTTCGGGAAAAAGCATCTCCAAAAGTCTGTGAGTTAATGGATGCTATTGCGGACACTCCAAATGTTATAAAAACGCGTGATAATGATTTTACCGGGCCTTCGGAATTAATTCACGTATCGGGTTGTGAAATTTTAGTTGCCGTTGCGCCATTCATTGGAGGCGTCAATATTCCCGAAGTCGCCAATCAGATTATCAAGAAAGTCCAGCGCCGTTTTGCCAAGGGTGAAAATCGTAAACGCATTCTTTACAAAGATTTGGAAGCAAAACAGAAGGCTCTTAATCTCAAGACTTGGGGAGACTAAGGGGTGGTAGTACTACCCTCTACCATATAAAGGCTTGACTTTTGTAAAAATTTCGGTAAAATAACAAAAATATGAAAATTCCAGATAACTATCGAAAACTTAAATCGGATGAAATAATTCGTGAAGGTGACATTTATCAAAACATAATCAATCCTTCAATAATCGCGAAGACTCATAACTCCATTGGAAAACCAGTCCGCCATTATACTAATTATATTTTCTTCCGCAGACGCCATACGAAGCAATCAGTTTCAAGAGCAGTAATCACTACCAAACCCGATGCAACAAAAAAACCAATTGTAATTGTATCATTTCGTTATCCTCACCGTGGAGATTGGGACAAGTTCCGTATTGTTCAAGTTATTTCATTGAATGAAAAATATCTGGTTGGATTGGAGCGGACTGAAGAAGATAACGGTAAGTATAGTTATCAATTCAAGAAATTCCTACGCAATCGCATCTCCAGTTCAGGAGCAATTCAACTTGAATCTTACAACCCACCAGCCTAAAACAAAATTAATGTGGGGCACCCGTAGTATAGGGTGGTAGCCCCACGGGGATTTGAACCCACGTTCTCAAGCTTGAAGGGCTTGCGACCTATCCAATTAGTCTATATAGGGCCATTGTGGAGCGAACTAAAGGAATCGAACCTTTCCCTGCAAGCTGGAAGCCTGCCGTGCTCCAGAACACCAAGTCCGCACATGAATAAGTAGTCCCCGGAAGATGAAAACTACAAAAATTTTAATGAGTTACAGCTCGTCAATTTCTTCTCGAATTTCTTCGCTATCCTTTTGAAGACGTTTCAATCGTTGACTCGTATAAGTCTCTTCTTCATCGGTGCACAACCCACCAAGAGTTACTGCATCTTTCGCAACTTCAATGGGCGCTGTTACCACATCGAAGCCGGTTTTTAATAATTTTCCGAATAATCCCATAAAAAGGGCGCCGGTGATAGGGAGCGCAAATAACTAACACCGACTGCTGCTTCTACCTATCACCGACAAAATTGGTTGCGGGGGCTGGATTTGAACCAGCGACCTTCACGTTATGAGCGTGACGAGCTACCGAGCTGCTCCACCCCGCTATTCAAATGCGTTCCGGAAGGATTCGCTTGTTACCTTCGACTATTCTTACCTTTCAGTTATTCAGTCAGTTGGAACCCGTCGATTCCTAAACCACGCCGTTATGGCTTATTAGCGTGATTACAAAGGATTTTTCAGTTGGCCTACTTAGTCATCCTTTACCTTACTTACTCCGGCTACTTTCGTATCCATAAAGATTCTTCACCTTCATGTTACTTTACTGCTAACGGTAGCAGTTACTCAGTCACGGAACACAAAATTATTCAAAGAACGTCTTTTATTGATGGAGAGTTTTAGAGGAAACAATATCGTCTTGCATTACCCTCGCAGCAGCTTACTGTTTTCACCAACAAAAAATTATCTTATCACAACTTAATAGATTATCAAGCTTTGTTGGTGGTTCACGGTAGCAGGTAGGAATCTTTAAGGGTTTGAGCCAACCTAAATGTCCTTATTCAGGAACCTATATGCCAACAAAAAATTCATGGGCTGGATGATTGGTTATGAAAGTTGCCGCTTTCAGCCAATCGGCAATACAGCCTCTACAATTTCATCTGGTCATCCTCAGAAACTTAGACCGGCATGGACCAAGTTTCTTACTTAGCCGACTCCAGACGGCCCCTTTCGGAGCATTCATTTCTTTCCACATTACCATCAGCATTACGCCGATACGTTGTAGTCTCAACCTTCGGGTCGCTTAGCGGCCACGAGTAATCTTCTTACTCTCTTTTCCTAACAATTGGGTTTCAACTGTCTCCGGTGTTTCGGTATTTGTTCCCGGCGCTTTTATTTAAGCTAAGAACGCTTTACTGTCACGTTCTAGTCATCTCCCAGCTTTGGCTAATTCCAATGGGAACATCGCTCACCGGCGACTTTTACCACTGGACAACGAATAAATAGTATCAAAGAACCAAAAAATGTCAAGCCTCTGATTTTCCTAATTCCCTCAATCTCTGGTCACCAGAACCTACAATTTTACCTTCACGCGTTCTGGTTCGATTATCACCCTTATCATGTCTAGCAACAAGCTTTCCACTACCATCACGAAGCCAATTGCCATCTTGGCGACCAATGATTTTACCTTCGCGGTTTCTTATGAAATTATCTGGCATAACTAATCTTCAATCTTTAGTATCGGCAAAAAATTGTGAAAGTCCGGTCTTTCAATAACCCTATCAGACAAGGGAATAAAATTTTACCTGTTTGTTACCACCGTGACACTGGTAATCAAATAACTTGTGTTTCTTCGGAATGGATTATACAAAAGTGTTTGATGATATTTCAAAGAAACCATGTTACCATTATCCACCGCAGACTCAAGAGCAGGGACCAATGACTGATTTAAGCAACTGAATTCCCAAACGTTAGCCGATGCTGACTTACCTTGAATAACACCGCCCAAAATCAATTCACCCTCATGCGATTTGACAAAGATGCCTTTGTTACTGAATTTTGAAATGGTGCCTGTTCTTGTTCCATCACTGACACTACAACCGCCGCTACCACCAACAACAATAGCAGCCAAAAGACCAAGGATTGCAACAACAATCATTAACTCAATCAACGTGAATGCTTTTTTCATAATGTTATGATTTTACACAGTTTTTATATTTTGTCAAGCGATGAAGTTATTATTTAATAATACCGTTCAGGATGAAGAGCAATCTCCGATGGCTTCCAAACAGCCTTTGAATAATTAGCGAAAGCTTCTCTCGAAGAAACTGGCTTACCGTCAATTTCCCAGTAACCAAATGACGGAAATACTACAAATATCTTTTCATGTTCAGGCACATTCTTCATAAAATCTTATATTGTTATCAGTTCCCTTAAAGGAGATACTGCGTTTGCTTTAATTCTTGCCCATAATTCGGGATATTGTAAAGCAAAAATTGTTTGTTGCAACTTCCAGATTGATTCATCTTGTTCATCAATTATTTGATGTGCTTCGTCTAGGGATTGTCTCAATCCATGACTTTTTTCCATTTCACAGAGCAACAAATCATTAGCTGTTTGTAAAATCATAAATTTTGGTACAGGAGCCGGGACTTGAACCCGGAACCATCTGCTTAGAAGGCAGATGCTCTATCCAGTTGAGCTACTCCTGCGTTCATCGGGAATGACATGATAAGGCCCTACCATAAAACTGTCAGGCCTTTCACCGCACTTTTGGCAATTCATGTGAATTGAATGTAAATCTGCCCACCAAGGCGGTAACATAATAAACCATTCATGTCCATTCTTACACTTCACTTTCATTTGTGGAATGTTCACAAATAAATACTACCATGAATTACTTTTTCGTCAAGCCTCTCGAAACTTTCATATATGGTTTATATGTTATAAGATACCATAATGATTTCCAAAGACCAAACTTTTTTTCGGGGTCAGGGTCAGGTGATTTTATCCATCCTTCCGCAGTGCAACGATTACAGATATAAGGTTGGTCTGCTCCATTCACTGGTCGACCACATATCAAACATTTCTTAAAATAATATTTGGCACCCATGCGAAATAAATACCTTATCAGATATTCATTCCTTTGGCAAATCTGAATAATCTTTCCGTAGGGATTAAATCAGCATCCGATAAGGTGCCGTCATTCAGAGCAGTAACAAAACGGTTTCTATCATTAAACCGTCTGCAAACATTTTCTTCAATCGTTCTCGCTGCGTATAAGAATCTTTGATAAACATCCGAAAGAGCATAAGCTCTATCAATTCGTCCGGCTGACTGGAGAACAGCAATTGCTGACCATGATGGATTGATGACCGATGAACGCGGGCGATTGCCCAAAATATCATGCAAATTAATACATTGGCCACCAGCAGCAAGATTTGCCACCATGAAATGTTTTTTGTCAGCTTGAAACTCGTCTATGTCTTGAAGCCGTTGCTTCATCGATTGTTCACCGTAAATTTTTCCGACCAAAGCAGGATTAAATTCTTTCCCAAGGCGTAAAACGATTGCTTCAATGGTATCAGTAAAATTAACAAAAATAACTGCTGAACGGCCTTCTGTATTATAGTCTGCCACCATTTCAACGATAGTAGGAACTTTTAACATTTCAGCTTTTCGTCTTGCCTTTATGATGGCAGCAAGAACATGGTCTTTGTAAGATTCACACCGTTTCTCCAGTAAATCTAATTCTGATTCCATTTCATCATAAACTTCCTGAATCTTATCGGATGCGGTGCCCATGTCATAAGCTTCAGCCACAACTTGTGTAGGCGGAAAAATATCCTTCATGTCCCTTCGAGTGAGACGCGACCCTACTTTTCTGAAATTATAAAGATGTTCACGAACAGCTTGAATTTTTGCCATTGATTCTGTATTTTCCGAATCAAAATATTGTCGTCCCCATTTACCAATCCACTGCGCACCAGCAGATTCAGCAAACTTCTTAAATTCCTTCATTTGACCATTGTGAAGGTTCATTGCAAAACCGAATGCTCTCATGTCCAGCGGAGACGTTGCTTGTGTCGCTGACATTAAGTGACATTTATATCCTTGCATCTTAATATTAAAAAGAATTCCAGCATTCAAAGAGTCAACGCCCTTCATCTTATGACTCTCATCCAATACAATTAGCCAGTCTTTTGGAATCTTGAACATTGCCCGAAGAAATTCAGGGACTTCAATATCCTTGCCAATGTTGTAGAGTTTCTTATACTTCTTTTGAGAAATTCTTTTGTAAAATGAAGTGTTACCACGGGCTAATTTCTCATAATTAATGATGAATTCAGGTTTTAGACCAAAGGATTCAAGCACTAACTTCCATGTAGGAATACCAAGTTTAGGACAGATAACTACGAACTTACATTTAAGATGACGAAGGATAGCACAAGCTGCATAAGTTTTACCTGTGCCAGTTGCGGAACCATCCCATGCAATACCGTTTTGCTCAAGAGAATTGACAAGAAATTCAGCATGTTTAAATTGCGGCTGTAATAAACCGGTTGTGTCAAAATTCATAACCGAATTATACCAAACAATTACGGAAAGTCAAGCGTCAATCATTAAATACCGTTGCCTTGAAAGAAGAATATACGGGATATTGGCGAATACTTTCCTCAGTAAGAACATATTCCCATGATGTAATATCACCCCCTTTATCCTTCACAACTTTTGATAATACGAAGGTAACGATTTCATCTGTAAACAATTTAACCGCAAATCCAACATCACAAGCATCGTTATAAATGCGCTGAAGATGGCGGTCATCCATATCTGATGCTTCACTTGTGAAGGTAAAAGTATGCTTATCATAAGTGAATCTATCACTCGGAAACGCAATTAAATTAAATTTCATAGTTGGTCAATAGTGTTTTCTGCACATTCCTTGACACTTGGAATGTCATTTCGATACGGAGAACAGTCAACATACTCTCCATCTGCATCTGCAATGGAAGCATAGTAACCTTCACTATGATCACAGATATAAATGGTGTAGCCCTTGTATTGGTAAGCTGTGATAACATTACTCTTTTTCTTTTTCCGTTTCATGTGGGTATTTTATCAAACATTTAAGAAATGTCAAGCGTTAGGACAAAATCGTTTTAATGATGACGAAGACCAGACGACACCAATAATAACCCCTATAACAAAATTTCTGCCATAATGTCAGCTTTACACCCGTTATGGCTTTTAAATAAGCAGGCAGGAAGAAAAGGAAATACATCACTATTAATGAAAATAATAGTACACTGAAAACGATTACAAGTATTCCTAACAAATTCATCATGGTAATATTCTACCAAACATTTGAAAAATGTCAAGCCCTGAAAAGGAAACAGGGCTCGTATCATTGACTACACGAGCCCCGTTTTGTATTGTATTTCAACAGCTTAACCAACAGCCGGCTGAATCGCCGGAGCGGTTTCAGCTGCCGGAGAGGAAACTGGTTCACTCACTGCGGGTGCTGACTGAGCAGGCGGGGGAGCAGTGGTAGAAGCAGCTTCGGCGGGTGCTGCCGTTGTGGGTGCGGCCGGTGCAACTGCTACAGACGCCGGAGCGGCTGCGACAGGGGTAGAAACGGGAGCCACCTTGGTTTTCTTCACCTTGGCGGTTGCCAAAGTCATGGTGCTTTTGTCGTAGTTTTCCTTCAATACGAAAACAGACTTCGGGCGGCCAACCGCACCGTGAGCTTGTTTCTTCGACTGGAGCTCCAGAATTGTTCCATCCTTCACGCCGGCATCCACCTTGTTTCGGAGTGACAATTCGCACTGATGCTCATTGCGACTGAACAAAGTAGCCATCGTGAATGGCCGTTTGGGCCAGTTGGTTTTCTTCGGGGGTGCTCCAATATGGCCCCATTCACCCTTTTGACTCTTGCCCTTGCGAGCGTTCTTTGCGTTTTTACTCATATTTACTTATGGTTTTTGATTTGTTTTTGTTTTATGTTTGTTTCGATTGTGAAAACATTTTACATCATTTCTATAAGAAGTCAAGCCCTGTAAAAACTTCTTTGGAGAATATCAATATTGAAAACTTTAACGATATTTGAGAAATTCAATTAACGCTTGACTTTTTATAGAATGCTGATAAACTAGCTTTATGAATAAAACACCATTAAAATTTCCAAGTGGAGTTTTCACCCACACGGAATTAGCGAAGTTCAATAATCAAACCAACCAGCAAGTCTGGATACGGTATCAAGAAGCCATCAAAAGTGGCGTAATCGTGACTGCCGGAAACCGGCCATCTGCCGGAAAAGGAAAACCGTCAAAATTGTGGAAATTGGCAGACGGTCAACCTGTTCCTATCGTCACCCCTTCACCAGCACCTGTAACACCAACACCAGCCGTTATTCCGCCAACTGTTCCAACTGAACCCGTAATTGTTCCCGCAGCTGAATCACCAAAATTACTATCCGAGTCAACCGAAACTGCCAAGGTGGAAGCGAAACCTGACACAACGCCAACCGTTGAAATTCCTTTGGTAGTGGAAGTTTTGAAGGTTGAACCAACCGGTATCACTCCGTCAGTGAAAGTCAAAATTGACCCTGTGGTAGAAGTCAAAAAGATTGTCGAAGATGCCCGCACCTTGAAAGAAACGTGTCCTATTTGTAATCATCCATTGCTTGCCATAAACGATGCAACCGGCATCATGGTTTGGTGTCCTCAACCATCCGAAATTTGCCCGTCAGCAGAAAATCCGTTTGGTCACGGTAAAACTGAGCAGGAAGCTTATTTCAAGCTTATCGAAAGGTGGACTCGTAAATCATCCATTGTATCGGTAGGTAGTAACAGACTCCAATCCTAATTGACAACGCTTGACTCTTTTCATATCTTTGATAAATTACCATTTATATGGCACTAACATATCAAGAACTGTTGGAAAAACTTTACGAAATGTCACCGTTGGAATTGAAGCAACCCGTTCAGCTTCGTGACTACGGGAACGAAGAAACTCACGAAGCTATAGACTTCATTCCCCTTGCTATTGGTAGCAAACCCCAAATTTTCCAAATTGGATTTCACGAAAGAGAATAGCATGAATTCTTTGCTCGATTATAACCGGGCTGACTCTTCTCTGATGGACCGATGCTTTCGCAATCTCGTTGACAAGATGTTTGAGATTGAAGCACAAAAAGCCAATGAAACAATCGGTGAAACTGCTGACCAAAAATATCAGCGTCATGTGGATGCTGATAGTGGATATAAATGCATCCATCTTGGAATAAACGATTTCATTCAACAACTCCAATTTGTTGTCAAAGAGTTACATTTGACATCTACACAAATATCCAAAATAAAATTTCTCGATGTTGGTTGTGGCGTTGGGCAAAAAGTGTTTTTAGCCAGTTGTTTTGGATTTGACGCTTTCGGTTTGGAATTGAGGAAAGAACTGATTGAAGCTGGACGAGGGTTGTTTAGTAAGCTAAATGCAGACTATATTTTTCGTCAATATGGTTCTTGCCGTTGTGACCGTGATTTTTTCATTCAAGGAAACGCACTAACTTATACAGGATATAATCAATTTGACATTCTTTATTTCTATTGTCCTCTTCACAAGAACGAGCTGGAAATAGAATTAGAAAAGAAACTCGCTCAAGATGCTAAACCCGGCACTATTATTTTGGCAAATTTACCAAAATATTTTTACCATTATGATGAACCTTGCAAAGCTCCCGAAGGATGGCAACGACTCATCGATTCCACTGGCGGGCTTGTCTATCAAAAGATTTAGCTTGACTTTTATAAAAACTTTGTTAGACTATTACCGTTGTGGAGATAAACCTCCAGAGAGTAGGGGACCGGAGCCTGCGATGATTCCTTTATCGATAATTATTATAAACGCACGTGAACGGCGCCGACTTTACTATCGTCAGCGCCGTTACTTTTTACCAGAGTTTGGCTTTCCACGGAGCCAATACCGTCTAACTTACCCATCCCCCATGTCAGCTTTTTGGTAGTTTGCTAACGAACCCCCGACTGGCCGGTCACCGAAACGTTACCACCATTTTAGAAAAAGTCAAGCGCTGAAGAAAGGAAGATTGTAACTTGCAGACCTTTGCCATGTAATGTTTCCCCCTGTGTCAACCACTCGTAATTCAGGCTTCACTCCGTTTATTGAACCATTGATAAATGTATGAAGTGCGCCTGACGCAATCTCCTGAACAAGAACATAGTTGCCTACTTCATAACGTTTACCGCTAAAAGCATCCTTCTCTATTTTTGAAGGAACCACTTTAACAACGATTGCGGGTATTTTTTCCATATTGTTTGTTATACTAAATAGTTAAAAAAGCCAATTAAAAAGAGACAACAGAATAAATGATAGAATACCGGCTAATCCACCAATGAACAAACCTTTCTTTACATTATGTTGTAAAATTCCGTAAATGACAAAGTTTCCACAAAATACACCGAGGGCTAATCCTAATGGTAGTATAATCATATTTTTAATTTACCAAAATTTTTATAAAAGTCAAGCCCCAAGGTTTCCCCTAGGGCTTGGCTATGACCGGTCTTGAATTATTCCATAGAACCAGAATGCGCTGCTTCGGGGCCCGGAATTGCCGGAGCCGTAATTATTTCATCATGTAAAACCACAGCAGGTTGAGCTTCGGCTACGACGACTTCCGTTTGTGTTACCGGCGTCACTTCAGCAGTGGTATCAATTACCAAGCCGGCATAATCATCACAAATTTTGTGAAGTCTGCCAGTGCGAGCAGGTAGTGTCCACAAACCACTTGCCTTTGACTCAGCACGGGGCTTGAGATTTTCCGTCACTGAATTGAACAACGCCCACAAATTTTTCTTGCCGAATTCAGGATGGCGGGGATTCTTGAATTCCTTGTAAATATCCCCAAATTTCTGCCACGGAAAAACATCGCCAGCAATTTCTGCTAACAGCCAAGCAGCATCCTTGTCACTCAGCGCTGTAGCCTTGTAAGTGTCAATCCGTTTGCCTTGGTCATTGTATCGCTTTGAGAGCTGGCCAATAGCAGTGTCAACCATCCGCGGAATATCCTCTTCGATATTCTTGGTTGACTTGCGGTGAAAAACGATTTCAGAGCTGAAAGCCAAGTTATCACACACAAAGACACTTGAGCCAACAGCCAAGCCCCGTGAAAGTGATTTATCAATGGACCCGCGAATTCCAATTACATAAGCGTAGTCAACGCTATCTTGACCATTGGCAATCTGAAGTAACCCGAACATTCGAGCGTTACCTTCAGTTACTCCGTAAGCTTCAACGACAATTTTCATGCCAGAAGCGGCTAATGAACGTTCAACTTCTTGCACCAATCGAATATGTGGGATTGGATGCCATGTTTCCGTTGCCTGTGGGCAAGGAATGAGTGATAGAGTTTGGCGGTCAATTGCTCGAGCGCCACAATGAAGAACTAAGTTTGTTTTATTCATAACGGTTTTAATTTATCAGAATTTTTATAGAAGTCAAGCCTCACTTGTTAAGTTCTTTCCTCAACTCCTGTTCAACCTTTTTAACAAGGTCCGCTCGTATGCCACCGTCAAAAGGGTCATTCCAACTTTTACCGCATTGCTCCACTAACTGGAATTCACTTATGTAAATTGACATCTGGTTTTTCAATTTGTGAACATTTGCACCAGTTGCCTTTAATTGGCAATCTGCCCAAAGTTTATGGTCAAAGATTGGCGGTTCCATTGAAGAAATTAATATTCGTAAGCAAAATTTCTCTGAATCCACTGCTTACCATCTTCAATCCAAATTTCCTTATATCCTCTGCCCAGAACTTCAACAGTTGCATGGTCGCCCTCTTTTAAGAGAAGAAAAAGAGCATTGTAACTTTTACCCTCTTTATTTTCCAATTCAGGTAAATCAGTGTATTTGTGGTTAGCATCCAAATGGTATGCAGAAACGATTTTCATAAATCAATCCCACCAAAGTCGATATGTCAACGGTATATCGCCACGAAATGTATATTCATCAGCATTGTATTTCCCTGCTAGTGTTTCCATAAATGAGACAAAATCCTTTGTGGTAATATTACCTGAATAATCTTTGACATATATTACTCTGCTTCCTTCATTTCCCACTAGAATTGTAGGTGAGTGAAAGCGCTGACATATTTCATTCACAATATCAGCAATGTTTTCCGGTATATTGTTGTATATCCCCAAATTTAGAATACACTTGATTTCCGCAGGCGGTAATTCAATCAAATAATTCAGTTCATCATCCAACGTTTTTAAGAACTTTTCAGAGTGTTTTGCCATAAGTTCAATATATCAAAACTTTATAAAAAGTCAAGCGCTGACATGAAAACACAGTTGAAGGCTTGACAAATATAAAAACTATGATATAATAAAATCACACCGAAGATCCCCTAATTCCTGAATTGTATAGTAATTTATGGCGCATACCACAATGTTATCAATTTGAGCGTAAACATTAATTGCGCTCTATTTATTGGTATGAAAGAAACTTATATTGAAAAATTAAAAAGAGAAAATCCAGAAAAATACAATCAATACCGCCAAAAATGGAAAGTAAATTATTGGAAAAATAAGACAAATCCTCAAAGAAGAAACGGTGTAAATGAAAGTAGAAAGCGTTATTATTGGCGACATGCCTGTTTAAGAATAGCTTATTCTATAAAGAGAAAAGATAGAACATCAATTATTACAGGATGGGATATATGGAAATTAGCTAAACAACAAAAACTTATATGCGCATTAACAGGTCGTAAATTGAGTGGTGGTAACGTTTCTCCTGACCATATTATTCCTTTGCGTAATGGTGGAACCAGTGATATTTCTAACATAAGATTGACCATAAAAGAAGCCAATATTGCTAAACACTATATGTCACATCCTGATTTTATAAATCTTTGTGTGGATATTGTAAAACATAACAGTAACGCTTGACTTTCTATAAACATTTGATAACATATCTATGTGAGGCGACCTACGGGCTCCGGAAGGTAGATACTACAATTCTTCAAATTTCTTCGCCATATTGGCATCCATATCTCACAATACCATGCGCCGTGGCGTTTATACAAACATTTCAAAATCATTTCTTATTATTATCGTTAAAGATGAAACTGGCTGCGTTTTGCGCAGCGTTAACGATAAACTTCGCCAAACCCATCCTTTTCTATTATTTATAGAATCCTAAAAAGCGCTGTTCTCTGAAAAAATATTTTTAAGAGCTAAATCCTAATTTTTTTAGAATTAAGCGCTTTCTGAATATAAAATTTAAAAGCGCACAACGCAAAATAAAATAATTTTTTGGGCGATCATGATAGTACTTAGAAGTACTTCTGTACCTAGTTAAATTATTAAAAGTACTTATAATTAATATTAAGTACAATTTTAAAAAGTACCTAGAAAGCCCTGTATAATAGTATAATCATGATCTAACCAGCATGGGGAAATTCTGGCTCTTAGAGCTGTAACCAACCGACATTCATTCACACAATTACTTAAATTTAAGAGCCTGATTTTTACAATATTTTAAGAAAACGCACACACTATCTAGCTCTTTAAACTATCCTATTTCTACAAACAATCATTGTAGATATTCAGCCTCATTTAATCCACCAGTCACATAACGCTTTCGACGAGAACAGCGCTGGGGGTACTCACCCCTCAATAGGGCTAGAGAGTGATATGTAAATATTTATACAAGTGAGGGTGGTACTACTCCCTCTGTGGATATAGGGATGGTTCCTTTGCCTTTACATTTCCAACAACCAATAGAGTAACATCCAACGTATATCTTGAACCTTCTTAGCTCACCTTTACCCTTGCATTCAGGACAAATCTGTTCAGGAACTTGTTCATTTATTTTCACAAATTTAGATACGTATTCAGCTAATTATTGTGAGAAATTTAATTCATTTTCCCTAAAATTCGGCCACCAATATTCATTATAATTATGCCAATAATCTTCTGTGTAAAGATAATCGCCTTGCTTCTCACCTTTATGCCAAAGAATGAACTGCACTTCGCCAGTGAATCGGTTTCGTCTGGCTGTTTGTGTATGTATATGTTTATCTTCTCCGCTTGTGCAGGTTCCATACACCCATTTCAGTTTATGAAAGAATTTTTTTAACATACTATAACCATCTTTTGTTTTTATTACAAAATTATACTTAATGCAGTCAGCAGAAAGGCAATTCCTGTCAGTAAAAATAAAACCCAAGGTGGCGTGTTATCTACAAATTCTAAAAGTTTTCTCATAATTCACTTATCATTTTTACAATACAAAAAATAACAAAGCTCCCACAGTAATCAATACGTCCCCAATGGATACGTATGAAATTCTAAAGTCAATAATATCTCCAAACCACTTCAATCTTGTCTTTGGATTTATTAAGCAATGAGACAAATTATACGGTTCAATGTTACCATCAAAATTCTCTGATACCGGCATTTTTCCCTTATTCAACGTTATTACCGAATAGTTCATCATACAACCTGATACCATCAGAAATGTTGGTATAATTAAAGAAAAATTCTCTTGTGAACATGCACCTGAATAACTAAAGAAAATTAGTACAAACCAAAGAGGAAAAATTACATAGAAAAAGAATTTTCTGCTTTTCTTTTTAATAAGAAGCATTACCACAACTATTGATAAAGTCATCAAAAATGTAATCATATCTGTTTTTATCCTTCTATAGCATTTACCACTTTTTTTACCGTTTCTGTAAGTTGTTCGTGAGTCATTATAGACGTTTTAACGTCTTTGGGTGGTTCACAGTAAATGGTTGTTACTCCGTGTTCATCGGTGCGCGTGCTAACTTTTGCACCTTGTTTGACAATGATTTTCATTTTTGTTCCCCAACCACCCACTTCCACTTTGATGAAATTTTCAATAATTAGGTCAACCAAGTGTTTTGATAATGGCCTTTGTTTTGAGTTTTCGTATGTGGAATACGTTGCATCAAAACTGGCTGCTGGTCTTGTTTTGCTCATATCTTTTAACCTTCAACAGAACCGTTAAAAAGAGTCAATTCTTCTTCTTCAAACTTACAGCACCATCCTTCCAAAGTGTATGTAAATTTTTTAAGAAATTTGTCGTAAATGATGTAACTTACGCGGGCAATGGCCGTTATATTCTTTGGTGAGCCGTCAAATGTGACTACATCGTTTATCTTGAATTTTGGAGTTTTCATTATTTCATGATACCATGCGCTTATAAAAAGTCAAGCCTCACTTCTTCTCACCGTCAGGATTTGGTGGAACAGGTGTATGTTCAACGATTGCTTTTGCTATTGATTTTCCTACCGCATACAATACCGTTGATTGTGAAAGAAAATGGATAGCAGTATTTACATTATCCCCAACAATACTCATTCCATCATGGTAAAGCTTGTCTGCTTCTTCACCAACATTCTTCATAATACTTTCAGCAAATGCTTTTGTTTCTTGGTTTATCATATTTTTATGTATGTTGAGTTTTATTCTTATTTACCGTATTCAATTTAATAAATTCTTCCAATGAAACTTCCATAAAGTCTGTCCATGTCATATCACTTGCACCTACCACCATTTTGCAATCCTCATCGTAACCTGTAATAATCCACTCCCAATAACGTGTCATATCATTCCACCAGTGTCCATTTCTTATGATATTGAAATCTCTTATTCTTCTTGTTTTTGTAAATACATAACCATATTTAAAAAGCGTGGTAAGAACCTTTTCAATTCTTTCTCTATTCCTACCAACATGGATTTTATACTTCATACTTATTTATTTGTGTATTTTATTATATTTGTAATCAAATATAAAGTAATGAATATCTCCGGAAGTATCAATCGTTTGATACTCTTTTGCTTTTTGACAATACCATATATTGTTAAATGTTCTTATCAGATAAGCAAGTTCATCAGAGTTAACCATAAAGTATCGTTTGTTTCCTCTACAATATATGCAAACACTTGGTTCATTGATTACCACTTCTGCCATATATTATTTCTTTTTTTTATCACCGTCACTGAAAACCACGTTATTTTCTTGGATGTATTCAAGGACGCTTCTGATTCTTTTACGAATTGATTCTTGTTTATCTTCCAACCGTTCCAATTCTTCTTGTAGAAATTCCTTTGATGGTTTACTTACTTTTTTCCAGTTCACACCGCGATAGTGTTCACCAAATGACCAGTCGGAATTAATTCTATCAAAGTAATCTTTAACACTAGCTTTGGAATACCCTGTCAAATTGACAAACAACCATTTACCTATTCCACTTGACCAACTGCCTCTATATTTGTATATTTGAAGTTTCATATTCTTTCCCCAGCAGCATTGATAATTGGACCCTTTATTCTTGCCTTCTTAAAACTCTCACCGAACGTTTTTAAATCTTTAAGCAAACCATTCCATGAAGGTTGATTCACTACAGGCGATTGAACATTTATAAACTTTCCAACTTTTCCTATTTCTTCTAAAAGTTTCATTTGTTCTTGTCTGTGAGATTTGATATTTCTGGTGTAAGCTTTTTTCAACAATTTCAAGGTACTCTTTACTTTCTGTTCAAATTTTCTGGATAACCACCGTCTGTCAATTTCTGGCAATGGAGAAAGAGGTATAAAAGTATTACCATCTTCAGCAAATTTCCATCCAATGTTTATTGTTTCTTCTACAAAGTAACTGTAACCATCCATCCAAAAATCTCTTGTAATATACGTGTTACTTCTATCAGGTAAAATACCAACTCCACTTTGACCGTAACCATGATTTATACGAATTAATTTCTTTTTACCAAACACTTTTATGTAGATTCTTTTTTTCATTTTATTTATTTTAATTTTAATTCAATAAACGCTTCAGCGGTTGTTTCTATAAAACCGTAAGGTATATCATAATATGCGGTAACAACCGCTTTACACGTTGAATCAGTATTAAGAACAATCCACTTCCAATGTATAAAATCACCATCATACCATTTGAGAAATGAATCTGTTGTTCTTAATCTTTTATTTGTATCAAAAACATAACCATGAGCAAAAAGGATTTTTAATACCTTTAAAATTTCACTTCTATTCTCATTTACTCTTATGGCATAAATGATAGGTGGCATTTTATTGTTCGGTTGTAGTAATTATATCTTTTCTTGTGAAAATGTCAAATGAATATTTACACGCCAGACAGAAATTACAAATTTTCTTAAAATAAGGAAAAATATAACGTTTTTTTGCAGGAATGAGATTCAAGGCGTTTGCTTTCTGGAAGAACAACCTTTTTTCCAATCTAATTCTTTCAGTGACTTGATTCTTTTTAAAGAATTCCAAGTTAAGTTTACCATCAACAAGTTGTTCTGCATCCATTTTTCTAATCACCATATCATTCTTGATAATATCTTTCACAATTTCTTCGGCCTCACTGATATTATCAAAAATCATTTGTCCAATCTTGATTTCCAAGACGTTGCACCCATATTTCAAATTATGACGTTTACAGTAATTGCTTAGAGAATGGTTGGAAACGATTCTTTCTTGGCGTGCCATCAGAAATTTAATAGGTATCTCAGAAGGGTATATTTTGGTTAGAATCAACCGAGCGACAAATAAAAGTGCAGCGTCTCCTTTCCACGCTAAAACGTTATTTTCGTGACGACAAAGTTTCATTTATCTTTTGAGTAAATCTTTATTCTCACCAATATTTCCGATTACTTTTATTTCATTGGGATTACAAATATTTTCGGGAGTAAATCGGTTTGCGTAATATTTTACTTCAAAAATACTTTCCTCCCACGCAATTATAGCTTCTCCACATAATTCAACAATATCTCCTTCGTAAATCTCTTTGCTATTCTTGTCTTTTAAGCCAGTAAATTGTTGAACAATAAAGGTTTGGTTTCTTCCTATAAAGAAGGCAATAGAAATACCACCAGCAAGTTCTTTTGCACTTTCACCATGTAACCAGAAGTAAAGACCATTATCGGTATTCCAAAAGGTTTTTTCGGTTTTGTCCCAAACTCTGAATTTAATTATTCTATTTTTCATATTTTAGTGGGTGGTTCAATCTTCCATCCGGCTTCTTTTCTCAACTCGTCATGAAAACGACAAAAGCAATACCAATGTAGGACAAAAATAATAGCAATGATTATACTAATCACTGCTCCAAGTTTTGGAAATCTTTGTGTCCATAAAGTTAAAGTGGATATGAACGCAAAAATGCCGGTAAAGCCAGTTGTTAAAACTATGAACAACGGTGTCAGTGGAGATTTACATTTCATAAATTTAAATTTCTTTCCTTTCAAGATATTGACCAAGTGTTTCATTTTCTTGACCGTCAATGGCAAAAGCAATGCCGACCATTAAGATAGATGGAACGGATAATAAAGCCAACAAACAGGCTATTCCAAGAATAGGATAAACTATTAGGTTTTTCAATTTCATAACCAATATAGTAGTTTATCATACTTCTATAAAAAGTCAAGCGCTAGTGGGAGTCCTACTACCACTATCCCTATAGGGTATATGATAAATTGTTAAGATTTAATCTTGTCAATAGAATCGGAGTTTTCTAAAAAATAATATTTTTCCGCAAGAAGGCTTACATATCCCACAAGAGCACCTAATAGAGAACCAAAAACAAATAGTATGTAACCTCCAATTAGTAAAGCAAAGTTTATTTGCCAAGTTACATGATGCACAACCATCCCAAACACGGAAAATACAAGGCAGGAAGGAAGCATACCTCCAAACACCACAAGAGCAACAATCAAGTTAAAATACAATTTTTTGTGTTTTTGACGCCAGCCCTTAAACCACTGACAGCATTTTTTGCTAAAAATTATTATGTTCATGATTTTTGGAATTTTCGTATTTCTTTAATATATACCCGATAAAATTTTCTTTCTTATCAATTTGAGTCACAATCTGCCAACCAAATTTTCTCAAAATTGGATTAAATATTACCTTAAACCAACGTCTGTGGGAAATCAACTTTCCCTCTTTATCATATACTAGTTGGCCTTTCATCATATTTTACTTTTCTTTGGGAATCATATCATTTAACCATTTAAGAACTTCTTCCATCGTGGAATCTTTGTTAATCCAAAGACCGGGTGAAACTTGTTTCATATTTCTATGCTGTATTTCTTCACCTTTTTTAAGAAATTCGTCTATCAACTTTTTTATTTCTTTAAGTTGAATTATAGCATATTTGTACCGTTCTTGTTCGGCTTCTTTTCGTTCTTGTTCAAGTTCTTTCTGTATTTTAATGTTATGATTATAAAACCACCATTATATTATCAATTTTCCCCAATGATACATTCCTAATATTGAAAATAACACTACAACTATACACCATAATAAATGTGCTGACAAAGTAAGAGCAATACCACCACAAAATAAGAATAACATTATAATGAAGCCAGAGTACATTTCACACACTGGATTTTCAGGATTTTGTTCTTTTAACCATTCTTTGTAATAACTACCGTTCATATTATTTATTTTTAAAAGAAACATCAACTGGTATTTCTGTAACATTATATTTTTTAATAATTGTCCAATAAGTATAACTTAAATCAATTATTTCAGTCCTACCTATCCAGTTAGAAAAATATCTAGGAGAATCATCTCGTGTAATTTTTATGACATATTTTACATCATCATTACTTTCATTTAAATTCAAAATAGTTTCAACTATGCCTTCGTGATAATAACTAGCATACGTGAAACCAATAGTATCGCCGACTTCAATAACTTTTGAATAATCAATAGGAGTTAAGTTTCTTCTGAAAAATTTTTTAACAAATTCTAACATAATTTTATCTATTAAACCATAACACATGAGTTGCCCACGCAGGCGGTGTTATTTTAAATTTTGTAATGTCAGAAGGGTGAATATGCAATCTACCTTTTATCCATACTCCATCAGCCCGTTTGAAAGAAAATACGCCATGGCCATCGTAATCAATAAAGCCAACACCTTCAACTTGTTCTATCCAATCTTTGATAGGTATTAAATCACCATTAGTTCCATCGTGGATTTCAAGACCACTATCCCACATATCATACGCTTGTTCAAGGCGTTTTCTGTAATCTTCTATGGTTAATTCTCCCATAAATCTTAAGTTGATTTTTCCAATACAACCGAACAAAGATAATTAACTTCGCTTCTACTCCACGTTTTATCATAATGAGAAGAAACAGAATTAATCATTGAACCGGGAACTACTTTCCATCCATCTTCAAGAAGTTGATTAACTTTTTCTTCAAAGATTCTTGGGCTTGTGCTTGTAACTATTTTTTGTGCCATATTATTATTAATAATATGTAATAAGGCTTTCCTTCATACGTTACTTCCTTATAACAGTGTTTGTAATCCACTGAAATTCGCTATGAGGAAATTCATTATAAGGATTGTCTTTATTAATAGTGACAAAGTGAGCAACGCCAGCATTTATGGCATCATATCTCATATTGTTTTTACAAATTTCATATCCTACATAAAACCCCACCATAAATACAATTGATACAATAATGACAATTTTCCATTCACTTGTTTTCATAAACTAATTAATGATGAATATTATGGTAATTTTATCGGTGGTTAGTATTTTGATGACCTTGAATAGTGTCAATTACATATTCAATAATGTAAACTTTCGGTGCCACTTTGATTTTAACTATTTCAAATGCATTTGCACCAACACCAAATGTTATAAATAAACAGGCAACAACTGCTAATATCCACTTGAAAAGTGTAGTTACTTGGTGTTCAGATGGGTCGCCATAACTTTCTGTGCTCGCTTTTGATTGATATTTTTTTAGTTTATAGGAAAAAAACAGACAAACACCTGCTATAAATGTGAAAATAGAAGCCCAAGTTACTGCGCGGAACAATCGCCACATGAGAAATTGTTTAATCACGTCAGGAGCTTGTTCGGCAATAAAATCAACAGATTTGTGGATTGCCTGTTTGGAAGCTCCATAAATTTCTCCACTGGCGTCTTTCACACCAGAAAGCATTTCAATAAGAACTTGGTTCAAGTTGGTTGATACCACGGCAGTTGCGGTATTCTTTACTTGTTCCAAAGTAGTAGGAGTATTGGTTTGAGCAAAAACCGGAACGGTCAATGCTAACAACGACATAACAACGATTGAGAATAGTGATTTCATAGTTTGATAAGTTTAGAATAGTTTTGTAAAAAGTCAAGCGTGGAGTTCCTATACATCCACTTACCGCTTTATAGAACAAACCTTGATAATTATTTGGATTTACTGAATAATCCAAATCCCAAAATCTCAATTTGTAGCGTGTATCTATTGGAAAGTGAAAATCAAACTAACGTCCACATCTCTACAAGAGAGGTAGTTCTTTTTGATATTCTTCCCAACAAATCCAATAAATTCATCTTGACCAACCACATTTAAGACACTTTTCAATCCACGGAGATTCCTGAATCAAATTAAGTGTTGCACAATGAGGGCACAATGTTTTTTCTTTCTTTTTTTCAATCGATTTCTTTTTCTTTCCAAAAATTTTATCAAACCGTTCTCGGTAAACATTACCCTTTACAGGTCGGGGTCTTGAACCTTTTCCACATTGTATTCTTTGTGATTTTTCATTCATAAAACGTAAAGAAATTATAGGTGTTGAAACTAAAAATGAAACAGTGAACAAATTGGGATATTCTTTGGCAATTTCCAAAGCGTTGTCAATGCCTTCTTTTTTTAATCCATCTGCAGTTCTTGGACAATTTGATAAGGCGTTTATTAGTTTTAATAAATTACGCATAAACGGTTTGAATTTGCCCAAATGCTTTGTATTCGGCAATTTGTTTGTTTGCCAATTTTACTCTTTCTTGTTGTTTTCTCAATTCTCGCTTTTCTTGTAAATATTGGTCGTGTAGCTTTTCCAATTCGGCCTTCTCACCTTCTTTGCGTGATTTGTAAAGAGTAATGAGTGAGGGGTCAGCGATATGAAATCTGTTAGATTGCAATGTTCCTAACTTCACACCTTTTTCCAAAGATATTAGAACAAAAGGATACAGAGGATTATTTTTACAAGGTTCAACCTTTACCTTGACAATTCTATTGGAAGGCCAAACGGCAATGTAACCGATTATTGGAAATTTTTGAGTTTTCATTCCAATCCTTCTCTTGCTATTTTAGATATTAGAATAAATTTAGAATCGTTGTAATATATTTCTGACATTGCTAGAATAGTTTCAAGAGCCTTAGTAGCTTTATTTTCTCTAGTTTCCGCAGGAGAATTTTTTCGGAGTGCTCTCCGATTTCTCTTTTGTTTTGATAGCGTTCTTTTCATTAGGAAAATAGTCTATCACGATTCTTTGAGAAAGTCAAGTTTTCTCTTACTCCAATTTTCGCCAACTTACATTAGACACGTCCCAACCAAAGCTATTCCACCGTCCAGTTGCTGGATGGTCAGCATGGTGCTTCCCATTTCCTTCGGTGAACCTAATCATTTGTATTGAAATTTCTGGAAGAGATGAATGATTTAAGCAATGTATTTCACGGTCTGCAAAAGCAGCATCTTCTTGTGTCAATGGTGTGCATCGGTCATATCGCATCATATCCACGGGAACAGGCCCAGTACCTGTTACCGTGAATTCGTTTGCATATTTAAGCATAAAGATAGTATAGTCGTAATACTAAAAGAATCAGAAGGAGCAATATACCCATTGGTCTAAAATATAAAGAACAGATAATAAAGCCTGTAATGACTGATATGGCTAGTAAAAATCTGTATGGCTCTCTTACTCTGTCATACCATTGATTAATTGACCGTATTATTTTCACAAAAATTTTAGTTATGGTGTTGCTGCATACCTTGTATGCTATTAACCACGTATTCAATCAAATATACGCGGGGTGCCACCAAAATTTGAGTAATAGTCATACCATTTATTGAAAGATTAATCATTAATAAAATTATTCCTACAATTCTGAAAAACCACTTCCACCCTGCCAAATCGCCTTTGTCGGTAGTGTATTTGTCATTTTCGGGAATTTTGTCTGATTTAGCAAGAAGACGAGCTTTCCGAGCAAACCAGAAGAAAGCTAATGACGGAATAATCCAAATGATAGCATAAATAACTGCTTGTGCCATCTTCCAGTGGAGAAATTCTTTTACCACCAACGGTGCCTGCTCCGAAGCAAAGTCAACTGACTTTATAATGGCAGTTTTGGAAGCGTCATAGATTTCACCACTGGCGGTTTTGACGCCTTGGAGCATACTGATAACAACTTCATTAAGATTGGTTGCTACAATCGTATGCGCTGTAGTTTTTGCCTGCTCCAATAATGATGGATTATTGGTAGCCGGAGTATTGGTTTCAGTGGCGAAAACAGGAATCGCCGATGCGAATAGAGATATGAATGTTGCTACGATTAGTGTTTTTATTTTCATAATGTTAAGTTAGATCCCACATAAGTCTTACCAATCCGAATACAATGATTAAAAGCAAGGAAGATATGACAAGCGTTCCACCTACCCAGTTCCAAATAAAGAAATAATTATTCAAATCATAACATCCTTGAAATACTGATAACATTGGTCCAGCCTCACCTTGTTCTTGTGCGGTAATCTGTTGAATTGCGGTGTTATATTGAAAAGACGAAGGATCCATACTTTGAATTTCGGTCAACCGTGCGGAAAGAGTTTCCAAAGCTTTCAGATTGGCGTCAAAATTGTTATTTGGTGTTTTGAGAAAAAGAGCATCGTATTCAGCAAAATCTCCATTTGTTTTACCTTGTTTTAGAGTATTGAGAAATTGGGAAATATATTGTTGTTTTGCTGGAATCGTTGAAGATTTTTCAGCCAATGACCACAGTTGAGAATAGTGTTTCTCATAGTTGTAACTGCTCAAAATACCCAATCGAATTTCACAGCTCAAAATTAAAATGCCGACAATGGATAGAATTAGCGATAGATTTTTCATAATGTTGAATAGTTTATCAGGAATTTGTAAAAAGTCAAGCGTTAACACGTTATCACACTTCCCATTCTGTGACAACTTTTTTCGGTTTTGGTATAACAAATTCACCAGCCATAATCAGAACGGACTTGGATGGAAAGTATTCTAAATCAATTTTCTCGGTGCCATCAAGAAAAGTATATCCTTCATATTCTCCACTTTGTAATTTTTTGTTTAATTCTGATTTTGTGACGACATCGTAACCGACTTCATCTTCACAACGACTAAGGATTAGGTATTTTTTATTCATAGATTTATTTCTTTGTAAAATTTTCTCAAATTTTTACCACCGTTTAGAAATGTATTGGTGATTTCTCTAAAAATTGTGAACTTTCCTTTAACTTCCCATGTTTCCACTGTCTTTTTAATGGGTCCGAATGTAATCACTTCTGCTTCGTTTTTGTGTTTATCACAAAATTTCTTTATTTCTTCCAATAATTGTTTTCGTGTAGGTGCTGAAATTGTTCCACCATATACACCACCAGAAATGAAATAAACGCTGTGTGGCGTAGAATAAGTAATAGATTGTTTCATAAATTAACCGTTGTTAGCTAAATGTGCCGCAGAAGCATATTCTTCAAATTCATAAACAGTATCACCGTTATCAATTGCACATTGGATTAATTCTTGCAAAGTATCAAATTTGCCTCCGCCCAAACAACTTTCAATATGAGGATTAATCCACTGAACGAAATACCATTTATCATTTCTTTGAACGGCAATATCAAAATTACTAACTGCCTGACGAGGCGAACGACTAAGATAAACATGGTCTGTATCCAGTTTTTCTACACGAACGTAGTTTTGCCCTTTTTTATTTCTACTTATTACTACTTTTCCGTAATGCTTTTCCATATTATTATTTGTTTTGAGAATTAAATGCGTTGTAAATAAGTTCGTATTCTTTTTCTGTTGCTTTTCGTGGTGGTATTTGGGGTGTCTTAATAAACGCTCCACAATAATTCCATGCACGAATTAAAAGGATTACTGATGATGCTTTTTGGAATCTACGATTTGTTGGAACTTTGTTGCCGGGAATGAACATTCCTTCAAATCCTTTGTATATGTATTCCATCGGTTCATCACAGATTTCAGGGATATTTAGTTTCATACAATTTTTACAACTTTGATGTCAATTTTTAAATGTAAATGTGTATTTTCCAGATAATCTATCTAAATACCACTCAAATCCTTTATAGTGGTCATTTATAAATGATGCTAAAATTAAATCTCGTGGCATTTCAGATATCCCATATTTAGATTCGACATAAGTATAACGAAATTTTATTATTTTAATTTTCTTACTTTTTAGTGCTTTTAAGATTATACTACCAACCATTCCATCATTCGGGCGTGATTCATAGACTTTGGAAAAATCTAAGTTAACTGTAACTTGTTTCATAAAATCAAATTTTCACAAACTTTTTGAAATTCCACACATACGGCCAGAAAAATTCGTTTCTATCTTCATAAAGAGGAATAATAATAAGTCCACTTTGTTTTGTGCCCATATCGTCAGTTATTCCATTCTCAACAATAACAGCGACTTCAAATTCCGTTTTAGTTGTGATTTTCTTTGGAGTAGCAAAACCACAGGCTATATCGAAAGCATCTTTTTTGGATGCTGATTTTACTCTGTCACCAACTTTGAATTCATTATTTTTCATTACCCCAATTTGTTAAGCATAGTTAAAATTGATTTCACAAATGGGAGACTGCTTAGAAGTTACAGTAATTTCATATAACAATACCCAACTGTCCACTTCTTCACAACTTCTTGGCTCTTTTTCAAAATCTTTTCGGAGAAACTTCATAAGAGTTATGTCCCATTTCATGGCGTCATGAATTTTATCTTCATGGTCTTGGATAGATTTTGCAGCTTCTTCAAACGTATTGCCCGTGGCAATAGCCATGCCGCCGCAATAACCCCAAAATTTAGATGGTAAGAATACAAATAGTTTCATGGTAAAATTTTATCACACTTTTATAAAATGTCAAGCGTCACTTGGTTTTCTCCAATGTTTTAATAGGAATAAGTTTTCCGTATATTCCGTTATAATTGTAACGGTTAATAAGAAGGAATCTAAAATATCCCCAGAATCGTTTATAGTTCATGTGATATTTTCTCCATAAATTTATTGCTATTTTTGTGCGGTGAACATTAGGAAGGTCTTGTGAAAATATACGAGTAAAACCAACGAAAGCATTATATCCATCATTATGCTTCCGAATAGAGAAAGAGCGATAAGATGATTTCATTCTATTTTAGAAATTAAATAAGAACAAAATGTTCCTGTTTTTAGAGAAACACTGAAATTATCAAAAATAAGACAATCATCATGAATAACAGAAAGTTTCCTCTGTTCATCCCTTGTGATTTTTCGGCCAATCAAGGAAGCCAACCTATTGTAGAGATTAGTCAATCCTAAAATTTCTTCTTGAGCGTTCATTTTGTTATTTTTTCTTTGAACGTTCCTTTAAAGATTTATACATCGTAAGAATTAAAGCAGCAGGAATAAATCTTACTGCTGCCCATAACCATTGAAAGAAATTTTTCATTATTTCATTTGTGATTTAAGAAAATTCTTATACATTTCTACAGTCTTTTTAGAAATAGCTTTCTTTACCGCATCGGATTCTACAATTTCACCTTTTGCCTCACGCAATACATCTTCGGTCATTGCTGAAATAATTTCTCGCATTTTCTCCATACAATGACCGGGAATCTTGTCAATAACGTGTTGTAATCTTGTTGCTGTTACCCACTCATTTGCAATGGCGTTTGCGTCTTCCAACATTTTCAGTTTTGACGGGTCAACGACAGGTCGGGGAGTGGCGGTTTCCTTAAACTCTTCGCCTTTGTGTTTACAAATTACTCGTTCACCATTATTCATAGTAAGTTCAATTAAAGGCCGAAGAACAACGCCTTCACGTTTCTTTCCTTTGCCTGCCATGTAATCTTCAGCAGTAGTAACACCGTTTCTAACGGATTGAACGCTACATGCATCTCTTTGTTGGTCAACACCGCTCAATGATGTTTCAACAATTAAAATACCAAGGCCATTTATTGTAGCTTTTGCCAAAGAAACTTTGATATAATGAACAAATTCAAGGCCCAATTTCTTAGCAACCTGTTCAGCATCGGGAACATTCAACCAACAATCGCCAATCTGAACATCAAATACAATAAATTTGAGATTTGGACCGTAAGTATGCGACATTCCTTGACATTTACCACCATAGGCTTCACCGTAAACAGTAACGGATTTATCACAAGGAATACCAAGGTTATTAAAGGCTTTCAGTAGTTCTGCCTCGTTGAATAGTGATAAGAACTTATTGTGGCTCTCACCACCAGCGAAAAAGGTCAGTCGACCCGTTGAAGTGGGCGTAACGGGTGGATTGAAATGGATATGCGCGCTTGTTCCGTGAATCTTTTCAAGCGCATAACATTCCTTGAACAGAAGAATCCACTGATTCTTGTAAAGATTTTCAATATGTGCGTAACCCATAAGTCATTAAGCTACAACAAGTTTTAGCGGAAATTTATCAACAATTTCTACTGATGTAGGTCCTTTGCCAAGTTTCTTGTAGATTTCGCACTGACTTTTTGAAAATAAGAAGGCAACAACATCAACTTTTGTGCCTTTCTTCAATTTTGGTGTATCCACAACTAACGTAGCATCGTAAAGTTGAATATCGCCGTATTCGCCAATATCATCCCAACCACTATGATTTATGGCTATTGAGTCTGTGATTGCGTTCATGGTTAAAGTTTATCAGAAATATAGAAAAAGTCAAGCCTCTTACTTTATTCTTTTATTTTCCAAATCCATGATGAAAATTATTAATTTAATCGCAATCGGAAAAACATAGATGGACCAGATATAGAATTAGTTACAGTATATTGACCTTCAATAATAGCAGGAGAATTAGTAGAAACGACATTCCATACTGCAGTTGGAGCCAAACTTGGAGTAGATTCCAATATAAAGCTGCTTGAAACATTAGCTGCTGGTCCCCATGTCAAAATCACATAATTAGAAACATTTGTAATATTGAGAGTTAGTAATACAGGTTGATATTGAATTGCCTCATATAATCTAAAAAACATTTGTTTGTTAACAGTTGGTAGAATTACAGTATAATTTCCATTAGTAATGGTTGGAGTATTGGAAACAATGTTCCAGTGTGAAAGCAATAAGTTTGTGGTGGATTCCAATATGAAATTTGAAAAATTAGTTGACCACTCCAAAATTATATAATGATTGGAAATATTTATGGTAAGAGTTGGTGAAGAGACTAAATTGAGTAAAAATCCGTCACTTTGACCCGAAGGATTAGTGCCCCAGCCGATAATTTGTCCATTATCATTGATAGCAATGGCATAGTGTAAATACCATCCAGAATTAGTTGAAATTAATGAATTAAGATTAAATAATTCACTACCACTGTATAAAAAGGCACTTGATGTAGGTGTCACTCCGGATATGGGGATAGGATCTATATAGGAATATCCTACAATCTGATTTTTGTTATTAATACTATTTGCTATACTTACCCATCCACCTAATGTACCTATATCAACCATTTTATTACTATTAGAATTCCACCACAAAGCATGTGAAATGCCGGGAGGAACACTACAACCAACAATTTGATTTTCATCATTGATACTATATGCTGTGCTACCGTTAAAAGGGACAGGAAAACTTAAATCTGTCATCCTATTACTATTAGATAAAAATGCATGTGAATTTCCACTTGAAGGAAAGGATTCACCAACTATTTTACCGCTATTATTAATACTATATGCTCTACTGTCAGTATCAGTGGGATTAATAAGTCCTAAATTAATCATCCCGCTTTTACTACTCCATAAAAAAGCACGCATGAAAATGGGACCATTTGTTGTTCTTATTTGAGAATAGCCGACCACTTGGTTACTATTATTAATACCATCTGCTTGGCTATCCATATCAGAACCACCTAAAGTTCCCAAATCAATCATTCCGGAATTGCTGCTCCATAAGAAGGCATGAGTTATAGAGCCGTTCGGTGGTATATAACTATAACCAACCACCGTTCCGTTATCATTAACACTACATGCTGTGCTACTATAAGGACTGCCGGGCAGACTCCCTAAATTAGTTATAGTGCCATCACTATATCTTAAAAAAGCACTACCAGACATCTCACCAACAATTTGACCTTCATTATTAATAGCGTATGGTGCGCAAGGTCCTAAATCTACAATGTTATATAATTGAGCGGTGGAGAACTGAATACTTCCAAAAAGTGTTATTTGGAATATTATTCCGATAAACAATTTTTTCATAAATTTTTATTACAACTACATTTTTTATTTTCATATTCTTTTTTCATGTATTCGACTTCACTATATCTAAAACCACCACGTTTGGCAATTTCTTCAAGTGATTGAATGTTACCAAATAAACAGTAATAAATTTTGTATATTTTTTCAGCTTCTTCCCATTCAATCGGTGGCCCGTCTATCATGGGGAATGCTTTGTTCATGTAATTTCCATTAATTCTTCCAATGTTATTGGTTGTCTTGCTCCTTTGTTCTCACCTGTAAGATATTCGATTTGAACCCAAGTTCCATCTTTATCTTTAATATTAAGAGGTTCGACAATCTTTACTTCTTCATTGTTGAATTTATATTTTTTCATAAATCATGAATCCTATTATTTTCAGAAAGCATTGAAGCCAACAATACTCTTGCTTGTGTCATAAAAACATTTGCTATCTGAGGATTGAGTTTATCTTCGTTAACCATTTTTTCTAAAATAATACTCAACTTGGTTAAATCAACACACTGACATAATGCGTAAGTATTACGTTTATAGTCAGTATCTCCTGATTTAGTTCCATGAATTCTGTCGTTGAACTTAGCAGGTTCAATGAATGGTGAAGATAATGTAAACATATTATTTAAGTTACGCGACCAAAATTTTTCCAAGTGGTTTCGTTACTATTAAATTTGTTCCATCCATTTTCAGCCGCTTCTGCAGGAGTTTCACCATGCCCACGCAATTCCCAAGTAAGCGCTTTTGAGTCGGTTGCTACAACAAATGATTCAAAACTTGTAGAGTTTCCACGATAAATCAACATTTGCCTGAAAATTTTCTTTTTCATATTTGTCCAATGTATTCGTCCAACGGATTATAATAGATTTTAGCTCGTTCAGCATACCGCCATTCCAATATCACCATTACATCAATAAAAGAAACTTCGCTTTGTTCTCTTGGGCTTTGTCTTGTGTGGTAATCAAGAATGGCTGCCGTTCTCAAAGCTGTATTGTCTTTATTTTCCTTTAATATTTTGGATAAATGTTCAGAAATAGCATAATTGATAACAGAACTTCCCAAGTTGTACTCTCTTTCCACCAATGAAACGGTGAGAACCCCTTTTGCAAACAAAATTGAAAAATATTCTTCTTCAACAGAACCACGCCATGAAGATATTTTTCCAAGTAAAGGGTGAATAATATGAGATTCTGTAACATCGCATACTATTCTGTCTTGGAGCATTGCGGCAATCAACGGCTGAACTATAATTTCAAATTTTACCATCTGTATATCATTTTTTCCTGACGTTTACCACATATTGAACATTCACGGCATTGAAAGGAAGAACCGGCAAAATTTTCACGCCATTTACTCCAATTGTGGCGACAACCACCGAAAAGCCAAATGAATAATTTGCGTAACACAAAATTAGTTTCTGAATTTTTCTTTGATAAATTTTGTAAATCGTTTTCTGTCAATGAAGGCATCACCGTCAAAACCATCAAACATTATACCTTCATCAGATTGGCAAACATTTGCCATAAACTCTGTTTCTTCGGCACCTAACTTTTCAGCTTTTCCACACCCCATTATTTCAATATATTCAAACAAAGCGTCTATGATTTGTTTCGCAGTAATGTTTTTCATAGTGTTATCATTTATAATACCACAATTTTATAAGAAGTCAAGCCTCAACTAAAATCCATCCTTTAAGAATTTTTAATCGGCCATTTATTAAGGCATTCACACTACATTTTTTCAAGTCATATTTTCTCCTAAAATTGCGTCTGAGTCCTACAAATTCTTCGCCTGTAAGAATGTTCTTAAATTTCCTTGTTGTGAAATCAATATTAAAACAATTATTCACATTTTCAAATCTTAGCTTTTGAGAAATGGACATCTTTTTTCTACTTTCTTTTGATGTTATTTTTCCTTTGTGAATTGACGATATTAGTTCTTTGGTTTCTTTTGTGTGAGTTTTTCCAAAAAAAGGATTATCTTTTCCGATTTGTTTTCCTATATGTGATAAAGATTGTTTGATTTTTTCTTCCTCCGTATAATGTTTTCCAAAATTATAATTTTTTTCTCCTTTATGAGATTCACTCATTCTTTTTCTCATATCCTTACTGAAAATTAGATGACCATCATCATATTTTAATAAATTATAACCACAACCATTATCAATTAGTGTGTTGTATTTATTTATGTAAAACGACTCTTCAAACAACAATTCGTTTTCAGTAGTATCATACAATTCTTTTACCAATTCAATTTTAAAATTTTCTTTTCCATATTTTTTAATGGATTTATTTATGAGGAAAGAATATTTTTCATTATTTGATGTTCGGATGTGTTCTTTAAACCTTTTTTCTACGGTGCGTGTAGTTATTCCAATATACTTTTTATTGTTTATTAGATTTGTTATCAAATAAATTCTTCCTATCTTTATAATAGATGTTTCTGGCATATTGATAAACAAAAGGGAGGCGTTCCACCCGAAATAGAACGCCTCTTGCTTTTTTCCGACGACAACGTGGAACGCTAATTAGACGTGTCGTTTTTGTGAGAGGAAATTTATTCTCTACCAGTTCTATATCCTGATAAGTAACCGTCTATCCATTCATTTGAGTATTTCTTGAATGTTCGCCCCTTGTCACATTCATAGAAAAGGCGTTTTTGATGGCTTCTTCCATCCTTGACACCCTTGGAATTGCCCTTTGACCAGTCACTAACTTTATATAGATTACTCCAATCCGTTTCGCCTTCGATATTAAGAGTATCGGGGTCAGTAGCACCATCCGGGCGAACATAATTGCTATCATAAGTATCGTTAAGAACGTCACCACGAAGTTCACCTACGATACGATAACGGGAAGCACGAAGTTTTTCATGCTCACAATTAGGAACCGAAACAACATATTCGGGTGAGAATTCAGCTACCATTACGTGCCCAGCACCAGCCCAACCTGTAGCATAATTCTTTGAACCAATATGAAGACCGGGACCACACGGTTGAGAATTATCAGCACAAACATAACACCTGTCCATCCAAACAGTATCGCCAATTTGATTACGGATAGCGCCACGTTCGTTACGAATTCCTTCAATTAAAGGTTCGGAACCAGTATTAATTGAAAAATAATCAGTTCCAACGCCTTTGTATCCCAAAATGGTGCCGTTGTCAGTAAGGGGCATACCCTTGTTTTCCAAAAATGAGTATAAAGAAGCTACGGATTCGGGGTATTTGTTACGAAGTTTTGCTTCAAGAAAGAGAATCATGCTTTCCACAGGAAAACCACCGCGGAGATAAGATAGAATACGATTCACATCTTCACCGAAAAGTTTTACTCCACGGTAAAAAATGTTGTCGTTCTTAATAGTAATATCGCCGCACCCTTTTACGCCACTGCCAAATCGGCGAATTGATTCTTTGATTGAAATGGCGCCAATAAGAGATTGTTCATCGTTAGTTTTGATGGCAGCCTCAATTTTGGGCCAGTTTGGGTTATCTTTGGTTGCGGTAAGAACGCGGAAGTCAGAAGTGACAAGCGTTACAGACCTTTTCGGGATAAATGTAATATTCATAATCGGTTTTTTAGTTGACGGTATTTATTATACACCTTTGTTATTATTTGTCAAGCGACGAATGGTTCATCAACAGACTAATGATAATACCAATAACAATGACTACGCCGATGCCAACAGAAAATACAATAGGTTTAAATTCTCTTGGACACCACCAAGAATCTTGATACAAAAGTTTTTCAATTAAATTATCCATATTTTTATTTGTTAAATTTGATGTAGTTTTTGACAAAAGGCAAATGGTCATATTCATGAACATCGAATTCAGGAAAACTTTCTTTAAATTCTTTAATGAGTTTTTCAACAAATTTCTTTCCATATAACACCCATCCAAGTTCAGACCACCCAACAATGATTTCATCATCGCCACGACAAGAAACGTGAACGCCGATATTGTGGCCTGTTTCACATTCTTGTGTAATCCAAATTTCTTTTTCAAACAAATCCAATCCAATGATGGGTTTACCGAAGTAAAGACCGCCAAACGAAACAATTTTATTTCGTTCTAAAAATTCTTGTATTTTGGATTTGCTTTTCATAATGGAAGTATATCACATTTTTATAAATTGTCAAGCATAAACATCAACCATGTTGATATAATTGGCCAATTCTTTTGCTAAATCAGAATTTAATGTATTACAACTATTTTGGTCACAATTGCCTATTACACACGTTTGAGCTACTCTGAACAAAAGAGGATATTTCTTTTTCATTTCTTCATTTAGTTTCTCAAAATATTTTGTGTTGTTTTCATCATATTTCCAACCCGGAATATTAAGGAATGTAGGAATGTTTTTAGTATTCCAATATTTACCAAAGTCGGCAATTTCCTTGAAATATTTAGCTGCAATTCCGTTACCATCAACCAGTAAGAGAGCCAAAGTTTCAGCAGGGATAGTTCCTACACGATTATATTCAATATCACAATAGGCTGAAACTTTTTTGATAATATCTTTTGGTAATTTATCAATATTTTCCTTCACCCAATCAAAGAGATTTGTCCAACAACCTTCTTCAATCGCTTCTTTGAACCAAACAGAGTTGGCAGTTTTTGGATGAATACCATAAACTTTTGGTATGTTTTCACCAACTATTAGAGCTAAGTCATAGATAGCCTGCCAAAAATATCCACTTGAACCGTGTTCAATGTCTTTACCATCGTAGGTGAAGAAATTTTTTGCATAAACTACATAAAAACCACCACCTTCAACTCCACGGGCATTAACATTTTCATAATTCCAAGATGGTTCAGAAACATAATTTGCAGTTCGCCGATTTGTTATTTCCACAAATGGGCAATAAAGAGGTTGGGATTCACGGGGAGAACCAGTTCCACTTCCGCGAGGCGCTCTAATACTTTTCAAATATGATTTGATTAACGGTTCATTTTGTGACACATAAGAAACAGGCACCGTGTCAAAATTGAAATGTTTGAAGAAAGCTGTCTTAACAGCTGAATTTGACAAATTAAGAACATAAACCTGTGACACGTCTTTGTTGGATTTGTAAAGAAACCAACGAGCCAGACCTTTGGCTAAAGAATTTTTATCAGTATCTTGAATAATTACCACAGATTTTGGTGAAGCGATTATTTGATTATTACTATAGCTTCTCCAACGCCTTCGGCTTCTCCTACTACAAGATTTAATGCCTGTTCTGTCATCGTCTTTAACATAAGTATTTAATACAGGCATAGATTCACTACTGCTTCTGTATTGATTAGAGTCCAATTTACCATCGTTTTTATCCCACTCATGTAATTCTTCAAATAAGCCATTTTCAATAGTAATGCCTTTCCATTGAATACGGCCTTTTAAGATTCTTTCAAGTGTGCTGAGGTTGCCGCTATACATTGATTCTTTGTCAAATCCCTCTAATTCTCTTCGAAAAATACGATTGTAACGAATTTTCGCTTCCCAAATATTCGGAGCATCGGAAATTTTATCAGTAATGAGATTTAGAAGGCTCTCATAAATAGATACAAGTTTCTCACTTAAAGCTTTTACCGTAGGTTCATTGTATTGAAGTGATTCACGGTTGGGCGTAAACGACAAGGTGCCATTACTAAAATAAAGTGTGGTAAGATTTTCTTGGAGAAAATCAAATATACCATGAATTTTTTGGTTAATTTCAGGTGGAATACTATTCTTAACCTGTTCCCAATCAATAGAATAGGGAACAAACCCCATAATAGCTTTTGATTCGCTATTACCATAACCAGAAGGGCGAATTGCCCAACCTTCCCCCGAAAGGAAAGGCTTGGTATCCATAATATTGAATGATTCTTTTAAAGTATCTTCTTCAATATTATGAAAAACAGGACGAATATCCCAATATTTGAAGAATTCCATCGCTTCGTGAATGAATTTTGCGATGTCCTTTTGCTGAATAGGAATAACAATTTCTATACCATCTACTTCACTGTTATCTTTTTGACCACGGAAAATAACATCAGCATATCCATTTTTCTGACCTGTAGCAACAATCTTTTCACCATTACAAATTGAAATGACGGTGTAGGCGTCACAATAAGCCATTGCTGATTTGCTACCTATACCCAAACAACCATTCGTATCATTGGAACCGCGTTTTGTGCTTTTCCAATAGTGAAAATAAACGTCACATAATCTTTCAAATGAAAGACCTTTGCCAAAATCACGAATACGAAGTTCGGGAGACAATTGAGAAGGTAATGTAACTTCGATTGGTCTGCTATGGCAATTGGATTCAACGTGTGCATCCCGTGCATTAGTTGAATATTCTCTAATGGGAGCCAATTCCTTGTTTGAATAAAATCCATCGCGTGATTGCTCCAACATCACACGAATGGATTCTTCATCCATTTTACCCATGTCAATGCGAGCAATAGGAGTGGTTTGATGAACTACATCGGGACAATCTTTTACGGGTATCATAATTAGCGTTCTTATTTGTTTGCGTTCTCTCTCAACAACACAAACATTCTACCATACTTTTATAGAAAGTCAAGCGTCACCGCTCTCCATTATTTTAATTAACAAAAACGATTTGCTCTTCCACTTGCTTTTCGTTCTTCTGATGTCATTTTATTCCAAGCATCTAAAGATTCGGCATCTTCTCGCTTATATTGCGCTTCTTTGCGGAAAAACCAAATAGTAAACCAAACTCCAAAGGCAATCAGTCCAAATGCGATTAATAATAGAGTGTAATAAATAATTAAAAAAATTGTGCTTAACATAATTTTTATTCCAATTTTGTTGTTTAACTGTTCAGAATCATTTTACTTTTTTCAAGTGTTTGTTTCAAATCATCAATAGTTTCTGTAACATCTTCATTTCTACCCAAATCAAAACGAAGCATATTTCTTAAATGGCTAAGTCTGCTCTCAAATTTCCCTGCATCGGTGGGATTATCAAAATAAACGGTTACTTTCTTCTTATTTTCTTGCTGTGCTTTGATAAGAATTACATAACTTACCAACTGCCAGAGGATTAAGAGAGAAAAAAGAATTGAAGCAGTCTTAAAACTTAAAACAAAAAATGCTCCAATAGGCACCCCAAATTCAAAAAGCACTCGGGCAGCAAATGAATAGGCAAGAATGGAATATAAAACAAATTTGTTGTTGGCTAATTTTGTTAGTATGTTTTTCATGATGAAGTTATTATATCATCTTCATATTGATTGTCAAGCGATGGAAATAGATGCACCACTAAAAAAATGATATGATGATGGTATTGTTAATTCATTGATATTGTATGTCCAACCCGTGTAAACCTTGCCAGATGGAGAAATAATGGTAGCACGACTGTAGGATTTACCATTTTTTCGTTCTTCGGTTTCAACTTTTCTTAGAAATTCAAAATTGGAATAAGTAAAACGAACAGGTTTCCCTTTATATTTGTAAATCTCATAAAAATAATGGTCGCCAATTTTTTGTTGAACAAATTCAAAAGCCGGGTCATTTGATACTTCATTTACAATAGAAAAGAAGTCAATGGCATGAGTGGTGCTAAAATCAATTTCTCTGACATATTCTTTGCTGGCGTCGAGTTTTGACATTCCACGGAAAGAAAATCCATCAGCTCTCATTGCTATGAAGAAATCCATATATTTCTTTATTTCAGCAACGGAATCAATAAAACCTTTCATCATTACACATTGCATTGTGATATTACTGCCAATGACATAATCAGACTTCTTACCAAAAATCATGTCAGCTTTTGTTTCACAATAATGATGACGTGAAAGATTAACCCTGATACCTTTCATTTCTTCAAGAATATCAGGGTTAACTCCGTTGGTATTTATATTGACACGCGAGAGGCCCCATCTTTTAATAGCAATTTGGTAAATCTCTCTTAATCTTTCAGGAAATAAAGTGGGCTCGCCGCCTGTAATTGATACGCTGGGTGTAATTCCTTGGCCAGTATATTGGTCAATAATAGAATCAAAAATTTTGCCTATAGGAGATTCAATTTCCTCATTGATAGTATGGTCGTTTTCTATACAAAATGGGCAAGAATAATTACAATTTTTACTAATGACAACTTGAACATTTATGTTTTTGTAGATATTAATGATTCTATACCCGAATAACCTAATATTATACACATTGTAGTTGCGATAATATTCAAGCTCTTTCTTAAATGTTTCAATTTCGTTTTCTTTTGAAATTGGATAACGTCTTTCTTTATTAAACATTCTCATGCGTGTTAGGCTTTAATGTAAAGTTATAATGGCCTAAAATGAAAAGAAAAGGGGGGTGGTACTTCATCCCTTATGGGAGTAGGGGTAACAGAAAGAGAATCATCTACAACTCTGCGAAGTGGAGTTATAACTTCTGCAGGTGTATTACGAATATATTCAAACGCTCGGGATGTTATTGGTTCTCTCAAGTGACTAAGATATTGAACAGCAGTTTCTACACTAAATGGTATGCCTGTCTTTTCTTCAAAATTTGATAGAAGACCCGTCCAAATAACTGCATCAAAACAATTAGTTTGTGCCCATGCTTTAATAGTATTGCAAGCAATTGGATGCTTTCTTCGTGCAAACTCACGTTCGGTATTATTGGTAATATTAACATATCCTATGCTATATATTAGTGTAATTCTTTCTACTGTTCTAAGATTAAAAATAGCATTGTTTAGATTAGTATAAGAACTAAGGGCGTAGTGTGTTGGAACATTTACACCGTTTTGCTCATCAATGACAAGTGTTAGACAACCGGCTCTTTCGCCTGACTGACTGATACGGGAAAATTCAAGGGGAAGTATTGGGCCACCTATATGCCAATCCCCGTCAATTAACAAACCTCTTTGGACACCCGTTTGTATTAACGAACCCCAACTTAAAATAGCAATTCTCATGGAGATAAATGTTGTTGTTCAACTAATGTTCTTATGGCAACGTGTAATTCATTCACTCGTTTTGTTACTGATTGATATTCATTAAATAATCTTATTGGAAGTTTTAATTTTGCAGAAGGTTTTTCGCCTCTTTTTATCTTTTCCAAATTGTAAACAGGATATGATTCATCTGCTGTTATGGCGACTGATATGTTGGTTCTTTTCTTCATAATGGCTAAAGTTTACTAGAGTTTACTAGAGTTTTATAAAAAGTCAAGCGTTCAAAGTTTTTCTTTTTGTTTAATACAACGAACCAATTCAGTGTATATACTGGATGGAATTTTATTTAGGAGAATATTAAATAGCTTTCTTCCATAATTTCTCAAATATTTGGAAGTATAATTAGGTAATTTTGGACTACCGGATTTGTCAACAGGATAAGCATTTATATCTGCCGGCAACTTTATTGATACATATTTGATTTTCGGTCTTTTCATGACATATCATTAAGAAAGACTAGCAAATTTTTTCCCGGCTTCCGTGACACCATAAACTGGTTGAAATTCTTCATCATATTCAGTAATTTCAAGAAGCCCCTTTTCAACTAAACCTTGAGCAATTTTGTGATATTCTTCAAGTTGGATTTTTGTAACAATTTTCTCCGCTTTTTCACGGGGAATTTTTAAATCATCCATCGTCATTTCAATGGCTTCTTCTCTGCTTACACGTTTATTTCCATTGCCTACTTTGTCAATCTCCGACTTTGGAGCAGTAGCAACGTGATTTAAAAGCTCATCCACACTGCCTTTGAAAAATGTATTGAACATATTACTGTTATTATAACCGAAGTATGGTAAAAGTCAAGCCTTACTTTGTTTGACAAATTTACCAATAAATTAGCAAACTATTGTCAGACTCTCTTTCACTCTGAAATCCTCGTTTTTTAAGAGCTATTCTGATTTGTTTATCAGTTTTACAGGAATCAATGAAAGTAATTCTAACGGAGGTATGTTCTTCTGATGCTCTTTCTTTAATAGTTTTTAGAATTTCTTCCAACCTATCTTTGAAAACCCTAGATTTGATGATTGATTGTTTTTCTACTTTTTCTGCATTTTTAGCAATATATGCAGCTTTGTTAGAGGTAAATAAGAGACATTCTTTTATTTCTTCAACAATCAGAGGAAGCAAATAGAAACCAAAAGTAAGTCCTAAAGCAAATGTAAATAAATATTTAAAAATTATTACCATCATATTTTTTATAAAAATTGGTAACAAAAGGTTTGACTATTTTAAAAACATCTTCTATTGTCATAAGAATAAGGAAAAAGAGAAAGGCAAAAATCACTTCACCCGATGTAACATAGACTATGCCTTCATTTGCCCAATGGAAGCCGTACCATCCAAGGGTAGTAATACACCCTAATACTATAGAGGGAATAACCGTAAGTTCGTAATATTTTTTTAGTAGATTTTTCATATTTTATAATCCCCATATAATAATTAAGGCAATAATGAACCAACCAATTCCTGATTGTCCTTGTGTCTGCCATAACATAACACTACACATCGCCGCTGCAGCAATTGTGGCTAATCCTCTACCAATATGGTTATTTTTCATAGTTTAATTCTCATTGATTCTTTTTAACAAATTCATTCCACTGATACCCACATATACCACATTCTAAATGCAAATGATTAGGATTACAAATAGTGCAAATATGTAATATCTTATTATCCTTCTGATTATCACATCTAAATGGCTCAGTCCGCTGACACTTATACTTAGAAGTTGTGATTGGTAATTCTTGTGGCATATTTAGTGAATTCTACCACAACTATAAAAAAAGTCAAGCGTTGTGTTTTTTGCGTGGTTTGGAAAGTCTTTTTGAGTTAAGAAATTTCTTTGAAAGCTCTTCATAATCAAGCATTAGTTTTTCTCCACTTTTAACTTCTTTCACAGAAATACCAAAATTCATTGCAATTTCTTCAAATTCTTTCGGAGAAATTTTACCTTTTTCCATAAGTGTTCCAAGAGCAGTTTGATAAAATTTGAGATTTGTATGAAGAAGGCTTTTTGCTTGTTCTTTTGCTTCTTTTAACAATGATTCAGTAATTTGACCAATTTTTTCACGGTCAAAAATTTCAAATTCATTGTCATTACTTTTAGATGTGATGGCGCCACAAAAATCGCCAAATCCATAACGACCAACATAACTCCAAGCTGCGCTAGTTGCATTTTCAATATCTTTTGCAGCACCTGCACTAGCAAATGTTTCACCAAATACTATTTCTTCTGCTGCTCTTCCAGCCATTCCTACCGTTAATTTTTTTAAAAGAGTTTCTTTGTTTTCCATCATTGCATGACGAAGGATAAATCCATTAGAATACGATGTGATTGAATCCGTGCAAATCTGTGCAGGAACAGTATTAAATAATAAAGTGTAAACAACTGCGTGTCCCAATTCGTGAACTGCCACAACATGGCGTGAATCTTCATCAATTTTTTCACGGAGAGATTCCAGCACGGTAGGAATTTCTATAACGATTTTTTTCCTCTTAAATATACCAGTCATTTTATTACCGTGGCAAGTTACTCTCAATAAAGTAGCATCATCCAATAGGCAATTATAAATGTAATTAGGTAATACAGATGAAAGAATATTGGTAATTGTTGAAAGCAATGGTCTAACGCCTTGTGTTGGGAATACACCATTCTTATAAATTGTCTCAAATACAGAATCATGAAATTGAATTTTAATACCTTTGGTTGAAGTAACTAAATCACCAATTTGGTTGCATTTCATCTTAATAATTTGATAATAATTCTTTTTACTTAACGAAGGATACAAAATGTGAGTATTACCAAAACGAGCAATTTGTTCGGGACGAAATCTCTTGGTTAGTGCGTTTTTAATATCCAAAACGGTAATTCTTTTACTATATTCATGATACCAATCAGCATCTAAATCAACTTCGTCAACATCCTTTGCAATTTTATAAGCTTCATCCAAATTACCTGAAACTATAATAAGCAGTTTTTTGTATATTTCACCCTCAAAAATTGTAGGGTTTTTAGAAAATCTTTCGTATAGGTCACAAATTTGGTCCTCACTATATTTCATGATTTCTTCAACAGAATCTTCCAATTTAAAAAGACGTTTTACGCGACGAGCCAAAGAAACGCCAGTTTTGTATATTCTTTTACTTTCTTTAGCTTCTTTCTTTTTATCTTCTTTTTCATCATGGTAAACACGCTCATAATCAGCATAATATTTACTGTAAAGAAGTTCACTAAGGAGTTCAGTTTTCTTGCTTAAATCAGCATGAAACCTGCCATCACTTAATAATGTCCATACATCTGAATAAGCTCTGTTTTCTGGAATTTGTTCACCTTGTTCTGTAATGGTTCTAAATTTTTGAAATTCATCCAAGAAAAGAATACATGGTTCTTCTGGGGAAAGTGAAGATTCTTCCATTTTTCCTTGAATAGTAATTGATGTAGAATCATTGCCATTCATTTCAATTTCAAGAAATCTATCCTGCATCCGAATGTAGGATACCATTTTACGAACCAAATCAGTTTTACCTACGCCAGTAAGCCCCCATAGGCATAGGATGGTGGGTCTAATTTGTAGTTCTGGAAAAATATACCAAACTTTTATACTTTCAATAACTTGGTCAACAACATCATCAAGACCAATGAAATCCTTTTTTAACTGTATTCTTAAATTATCTAACTCTTCTTGTTTCTTTTTGATTAAAGATAACGTTGCAGTGTCCATACTTTTAATATTGTCTGTTAGACCACTGACTTTTTCTTCTGAACTGTGAATAAACTTCCAGAATTAGTAATTTGGTAGTCATTGGTATCTATTATAATTTCAGTATTGAATTGATAATCAAGTTTAGGACTTACTGATATTGAATTTTCTTCATTTAGAAATTTTATAATATTTTTACTATTTGCGTAAAGTTTTAGTGTCATAATAATATCCTATCATATAAAAATCCAAATGTCAAGAAGTATGGATATTTGATAAACGTGATAAAGGGCGTGGTAGATAGAGGGAGTGGCTAATATTCGATGACCAAGGCGGTAAATGAACAGTCATTTTAACTTCCGGTTTTGGATTGACTGATTGAAGGTGTATAACTAATGTATTCCCAAAATGACCAAAATTCCAATGTGTTGCATCAACTAAATAATCTTTTAAATCTCCATGTTCACACATTTCTACTTCTACAATATCACCAGCTTTTAATTTTTCATACGGTGAACCATCGTTAAATACTCTGATACTTTCTCCATGCTCATCTTTTATTATAATTTGCGCCTGAATCATGATTTTATTCTATTGTAAAAATGGTCATTTGTCCATTTTTTATATACATGTGTCAACCGTTTAGATTATAAAAAGTTGTGTAATTTTTGATTGTATGATAAAGTGTTATCCAATGAAAAAAGAAAATTTGGAAAAAGAACTACAGACAGTTTTAAAAGAAGCTCAAGAATTTCAAGAAAAACTAGAACTCGATTTGGCAACGGTATATTTCTTAGGAAAAGAGTCAGATAAACTCATGTCAAAATGGAATGACGCTACTTTACTTTATGACCAGAAAGAAGAAGTGAGCAAACAAATAATTGCCTTGCAAAAACGAATAGAATATGAGATAAAGATGCGTGAACACGATACTTCTAAAATACTGGCTTTGGATAACAAATTCAACCAGTTAAAAATGATTGCGGCAACAAATCAAACAGAAAATTAATTATTATATGGAAGAATATGATGACAATATTGGAGATGATGAAGCTTTATATGTGCAAAATGGTGAATGGGCACTTAAAGAAGCTACTCAACTAATCAATAAATATAATTTGTGTAAAACTGCTCATGCAAAGAATAGACTTAGACTGCAACTTGAATATATTTTACAAAGAATAGCATTTGAAAAAAAAGAAATTGGAAAATTATTGGGATATGATGAAGTTTAATAATTTAGTTAGAGAAGAATTAAAAAGGGCTAGGCGGAAGCATGGTCCTATACTCTCTATCCATGAAGGGTATGCTGTAATTCTCGAAGAATTGGATGAAGCTTGGAATGAAGTTAAAAAACAAACAGAAGAACGTAATCTAAATAATCTTCTTAAAGAACTAATCCAAGTGTCTGCTATGGCACAAAAAATGGCCGAAGATGTTGTTATACCAAATCTAAAAAGAAGTGAAAAATAAAACAACAAATGTAAAATGTAGTAAGTGTGGTGCTAATAATACAATACCTACAGATATAACAGATAACGGTCTTTTTCAAAGATTCTATTATACTTGTTGGTATTGTGAATGGAACTACGCATATATAAAATGTTTAGAAAAAGATGAACAAATCCCAAATATTTGTAGTAACTCCAACCCCAAAAGGATTGGATAACATTCTATCAGTTAAGCCAGAACTTATTAATCAATATTATTGTGCTGTTGTTAATGTATCAGACAGTGTAGGCGCTACTTTTAATTATCAAAAAGTAGGTATTCCTTCCTTTTGGTTTCCTATCAAAGAGATAGGTAGGTGGGATTATTCTCCTTTCTTTGGAACTTTGAGAGTTGTTAATGAATATTACAAGGGGGACAAACCTGTTCTAATTCATTGCTATGCTGGACGTAACCGTTCTCCATCCATAGCTTATGCAATTCTTTTGGCTAAAGGATATACATCCGAAGAAGCAGAAGAATCTATTCAATATAAAGGAATATCCAAGCGTTTTCATGATAATATAGAAAAAAAATGTATTCCGCAAAATATTATCGATTTTCTGCGAAAAGCGGATGAAAAACGATTTAATACCATATCTTTAAAGGGGGTTTTGGAAAATATGGATTATTTATATAAAGAGTCATTACAATAATTAAAAGATTATGGGAGAAAGTAGAGAAAAAAGACCAAGTGAAAAAATACTAGACAGTCTTTTTAGTATTTTCCGCTCATTGGATATTGAATTGTGGACTGGTGAAAAATATCGTGTTCAAGATGTTGAAGAAAATGTCAATATTGCTAAACAATATCTTGATGATTTATTAAGACAATTTAAATCAGAAGTCGGGTATGTGGATTCACAACTCACTACAAATCCCAATACAACACCTTGGGTTGACCCAACATTTAAGAAAAAAGAATGGTATGTTACTCCAATAGTTACAGAATCAGAAAAACTAACAAAGTAATTTGTTCTATAAAAGGAGATAACAAATATGGAAAATTATAAATTTAATTCTGAATGGACTTCTATTCAGGAAAGTCCTCCTGCATCAGGAGCTAGATATTTGGTTACTGATGGCGATGTTGTAGTTATTGCTACATATCTTTTAGAACCTGATGGGAACAATGTTTGGATATTTAGCGGAATGGCATCAGAATCCGATGCTAAAAACTTCAAAGTTCAGGCATGGATGGAATTACCTAAACCTATTAAACCACCGGTAGTAGTGATAGAAGAGAATAAAATAAATAATTAAAAGGATATTTATGAGTTATGAACAAAGAATTACGATTGCAAAGTTTTGTGGATGGAAAGACATTGAAGAATATCATTATCACGATGCAGATGGTATTGATGGTTTTCCTCCAAACTTTGTTGATGTTGAAGGATTTGGTAAGAAATTTTTTAGAAAAGAAATCCCCGATTATTTTTATGACCTCAATGCAATAAATGAGGCAATACTAAAGTTACCAGAAGGCAATATGGCATCAAGTAATCCTGCACATTATCCACATTGGATGTTTTGGACACATCTTTGTAAAATATTAGGAATACGCTTATTTAATAATGGAACATTTGTTGGTTCTCCAGATGATTTATTTAAACTTACCACCGCTACTGCTACTCAAAGAGCCGAAGCTCTTCTACAAACTATTAAAACGATATGAAAAGAGAAACGATAATTGATGATAAAGTTGCTTTAAGGGCATTTGTTATGCCTGATATGTTTCCTTTCTTACTTGAAGTTTATACAAAGGAAGGTAAAACCGAAGCTACTTTATTGGAAGATATTAAAAAGGCCAGAGAATGTTACAAACAATTGGTTGGTATTGAAAAACAAAAAATTACCAAAGCTTAGTATTGTCTTTTCCATATTAATCGCCTTTGTAAGAAATTCAACAAATCGCCCACATGTTTGAATTCAGAAGATGAATAGCCGGGAGCCATAGGAACATCAAAAATACAATAACCTTTTTTACACTTCCATCTTACACGATGGACTTTCCTTACTTTGTCAAATTGAATCATACCTTCCAAAACAAAGTTTGAGAATTCTACAATCTCAAAACATTCGTATTCAATTACATCATATCCTTGCTTGCGAAGCATTCCTGCAAACATTGATGTGAGGGTATGTTGCACAATATTAGATTAATCTTCAATTTTCCATTTTTTGGAAAAATTAATAGCACCAGCGTCTATCATATTTTGAATTTCTTTCAGCTTTCTATGATATTCCTTGTGAAAATATTCAGCATTTTGTCGTTCAAAATCAAAGGCACTTTTCAGGCAATAAATAACAACAAGTAGTGCCAAAATTATTAGGGATAATATGATGATTAGAATTATCATAATTTTGTATGTTCTAATTTTTTGTTACTTGATAAAGTAATTTTTTATAATCTTCATCACTTAATGTTTTACCATCCAATAACTTAAAAACATAAGACGAACGATTTGTTCCTTTTCCATACGATTGAAATGTAACCACTGCTTGTAATTTACGAGTAGGATATTTGCTAAGTTCGTTTTTAACGAAATTAACCATACCTTCCTCAATTTTCAAAACTTCTTTCCAACCATCACAAATACGGGATATATCACCACGGATTTGAGTTGCCAATTCATGGTCAAATTGAGTGGACACTTTATCATAAAATTCAGTGTAAGTGGGTTTTCCAAAGTTGAACCATACATCAATAACTTTATCAAATGAAGCCAATTCTGATTTCATGTGATGAAGGGTAAGATACCATGTAGATTTAATTTTATGAATTGATTGCCCACCATCGGAATAAACACAAACGCCTTCTTTGTCTTTCCATTGGTCAACATTCAACAAAAGGTCTTCAATGGTGGTAAAGGTATAGGTGGTAGGACGCTTCATAAAATTGTAAGAAGCGTATTCATCCAATTCTGATTGAGGAACTAATGAATAATCATTATGTTTTACAACACCTACTAAATACCAATCAGGTTGGTCGCCGTAATTAAGAATAATTTTTTGAGTAGGTGATACCCATTCAAACAAATAAGAGACATTCCAAGTATTATCATTGTTTATAATATTCGGAAGAATAGTTTGCTTAAAAATTTCAAGCTCATGACCATTTTCAAGTTGAGTAGCGTCAACGGTGCCACGAGTTCTTAAAATATATTTACCTTTCCATTTTGAAACAATGAGTAATGAACCATCAATTTTTTCAACGATGGTGGAATTTTTTAAAGAATTGGGTAAAGGAAAAACGTCAGGCGATTCACCCCAATTCGTAAATTTGTAAAAGCCTGCTGAAATAAGCTCACCATTGGAATCCCAAAGAGAGGAACGGAAAATTTTGTTGTCATGGTCCCATTTTGCGCCAATATGTTGAGGTTGAACCAAATAGACCATTTCACCATTCAAAATACGCTCATGTACCATGAATTGCGTCAAGTCAATATATTGTAGGTCAACTTTCATCACAAAAGTCTATCATAATTCTATAATAAGTCAAGCCTCGTTTATTAACTATTAGGCTTCGGGTTCTTCGCTTCCTTCAACACAATCATCTTCAACACAATCATCTTCTTCAACTAAATTTTTCAATAATTCTAAATCTTCGTATTCTGATGGGTAAATTTTAACCATACATTCATTTAAATAAAGAACCATCGCTTTACAAGTATCCGATTCATTATTTTTTATCCACTCTTTAATCCACCTTTCAGCATCCACATATCTAAAACGAGTAGGAGATGTGCCAATATTATAGGTATAAGCATAACGTGCTACTTCTTCATACCTTTTGTCTGTCTTTACTTTTTGGAAGAAGTCAAATAATGAAGTAATTTTTTTCATATTTACGTATGGTCGTCATAGTAGGGAATCCAATCGTAAGACCTCCATCGCCTATGTTGTTCTTCATATTCTCTTTCCATCATTTGTTCCCATTGTCGCCTTTGGCGGCGTTCACATTCTTCGTTTATCCGTTCATTAAATGATATGTTGTCTTTGTAAGGCATATCTTCTTTTTTTATATTTTTGAGTCGTTCAACTACAGGGTCAGGGTTTTCTTCTACTCTATTTCTAAGATTATTTATTGCATTGACTACTGATAGACATGAATTTGGGTCATTGAAACGAGCTACTCTATATAAAGTATTTATAGCATATTCGTATGTCTTCTGTTCAAAATAACCGCCGAGATATTCAGCTGCAATAATAGCTAACTTTTTATAATACTTATTAGTTTTAGCTTTGAATGCTAGGTCAGCTAATGATGTTACTTTATCTATAGTCATGATATTTCTTCATAAGTTCAAGTATGCCCAATGAAATATCTTTTTGAACGATTTCTTCTACTGATTCTTCGGGAGTGTGACCCGTGGTATTTATATCAATAAAGTTTTCTAAAGGAGGCTCATAATCAGAAACAGCAAAATTTTCTCTTTCTCTTACATCAGTTTTGTGAATATAAATTTCCCTCATATCCATTCTTGAATTTTTGAATTCTTCTCTTACATTTCTATAAGGATTAACTGTAGCAATTATTATGTTAAATCCTTGGTCAACAAGATAAGTAATCAATCGTTGTAAAGCTCGTGTTTGTTCTTCTCTCCATTCTCTTGTAAAATGTTTAGGAGAGTATGAGTTACCAAAGATTTTACGCAAGTCATCCCCATCAAAATACAGACATTTTTCAATTTTTGCTTGTAGAAGCTTTGCCAAAGTACTCTTTCCGCAACCGGGTTGACCTATGAGCCAGTAAATCATGTTATTTCTTTTTTCTTTTAAATACAGAATCATCAAGAAGATATTTTTTCCAATAATAATAACTTCCTTTTGGGTAAAATCCTTTAGTAGTTTTTATAATTTCAGCAATTTTATCAACATTTACAATTTTATGTTGACATATAAAATTAACATCATCTAACCATTTTACAATTTCTTTGGTTTCTTTGTATGAGTCAAAAGTGAGTAAATTTTTTGTGATAAGATGACCTGCATAAATGCCTTTTGGATTCTTTTTGGTTTTCTTGCCGGTTATGAATGTCTCCCAAATGGGAACACGCCACATAACGAAATTGGAACGCCTACTAACGATGGTATATTTTTTCATTATAGGGCACTATATCACTTTTTCTATATACTGTCAAGCCTTATAAAATAAGGCGTTTTCCGAAATATCTATGTATATATGATTAATTATGGAAAACTATTCATTGGTAAGAATTCTTCAAAATGACCCAGATTTTGCTAGAGCATTGGCTAAAAAGAAAGAGGCGGTCAAGAAGGATAAACAAAACCTTTTAGATGCAGCAAAATTATACACAAAAAAATATCAAACAGAAATTCTTGAAGGAACTAAGCAACGTCAAAAATTACTTACAGATGGGAAAAAGAGGGGATTAACCGAAGAAGAAGTTTTCCAAGGTAATACTACTTTTTATCCTACAATTTACACACCTATTCTTAATTTCTTGTATTTTATGTTAAGAGAGGAAGAGATAAAGCAGACTACTAAAACCGCTGAAGAAGTGCTTAAAGACTATCTTGAAGAATTCGGATTTGAGATTAGCGATGAAACCAAATTGTATATCAAAGGAATACTACATTCATTAGCAATAGAACAAAAACTTGATGAATTGGGTGATAGTGTATCTTTTGAGGATGTTATTACTGATGATGTTACTATTGAACCAGAAGAAATCGGTAAATTTATTTATGGTTCTTTGACTACCGATGAATTTAAAAAGATTAAAAAATTGAAAGCCCTATCACGAAGCGGTAACGAAAAAGAAGCTTTTCTTGCATATCGTAAAGCTTTAGCATTGTGTAAAAAATATAATCTGGAATTTGACAAGATACCTTGTGATGTTAAACAAAATCTGGAACAATAATTACAGGTTTGTTCATCGTGTAAGCGTGTTCAATGCTGTTTTTAGTTCCATGCGAGACGCAGTCCCAAAATGCAATAACCATATCTGAAGCAGCAATTATATCTTTGTTTCTAACAAAACCAGCAGCTTTTCCATACTTTTTCCAATTAGGTTTAAAAATTTGGGTGGGAATCCCTTCATCCTTAGCATATTTTTCAGCAAGAGAATCCGCACCCTTAGCACCACCAGAAATAATTAGACTTATGTTTGGATACAAGTTGTCCAATGATTTCTTTAATAAATCATAATCATTAAATGTTCGTGAACCAACTACAGCAATTTTCATGCTCTGTTTTTTCTTGTTTCACCCGTCATTCCACATACTTCACATATTTGCTGTTGGTAATGTTTTTTAGGTGTAGTTTTCCATTGGAATTTATGTCCAATGATAGCACATAAAAGTTTGTAGTATCCTTCTGTTATAATTTCAGTTGGAGGAGCTTCAACATTTTTGTCAGGTTTAATTTTCATAGTAATTTTTAATTTCTTTAAAGATAGTCAACATATACTGAATGTATTTTAATCGTTCATAGTAATCCAAACAAAAAAGTCTTTCAGCATAAAATCTTTTTTGAGGAAATTTTAACTTTCTAAATTTTTCTGTTATAAGCGAATTCATCTTATTATTATTTCTTTAAATTTTTCTGCTTCTGCATCTGTTAGGTCTGCACGTCCATCACACCATTTTCCACAACCGCCCTTCTCTTTACTACAAAATGAGCCAATATGACAACCATCCATTTCAACACCACAGATAGGGCAGTGTATTCCATCGTCTTTTACCCAGTAGGATTTAGTTGGTTCTTTGGGGAATATTACTTCGTAGTTCACATTTAGTTCTGATTTTGTCAATACATCTGCCCATAGTTTATGGTGAACATAAATCTCATAATCGGTAGATTTTTTATTCCCTTTACTCTTTGCTAACCAATAACTTGCATCTTCAAGATGTTCGCAAAGAGCATAGTTAACTAAATTCTCAAAGACTGTTTTATAAACTTCATCATTTTCATTAAATGGAAATTCAAATTCCAATGTTACATTGACTTTTATATTTTTCATATGAATTATTGTGGGGTCTTTTAATGTTTGAAAAAATGGTCGGTTTCCTTTTTTAAGTTCTTCTCTTAATTGTTCAGGAGAAGAATTATCCAAAAAATCTTTAAGCATTTTTCGCATGTTATTCACCATACTTTTTTGCTTCTTCTTCACCAAATTTACCTTTAAGTAAATCTAAATACTTCCGTGTTTTGATTTTTGCCATCCAAATATTACCGCGATGAGCACCGGTTCGTTCTGTTCCTTTACAAACGACGCCCTCAAATATTTTACGTTTACTAAATGTATCATATTTACCGTCACGAATATCGTAAATAAGTTGGTCGCTTAAATTGCCTTCATACATTATCGTTGGAATTTCAACTTTGACTTTGGCTGTAAGTCTGACAAATTCTTGAGGTAATAGAAATTTTCGGTTTTTATGACCAATCATTAAATCAAAGAGTATCAAATCTTTCGGGTCATCTTTTTCGTGATAACCAGCAAATGAATTATCCCCAAAGAATTCAAGGAAAGCAATTACTTCACGTTCATGAGGCCACATTTCTTCAATAAGGTCAATCAACTTGTCTTGATATTTGTTGTAAAAAATATCTACAGCTTCTCCTAAAAATGGATGGCCTTTATCGAATAATTGGGTGCGACTACCGAAAAGACAGAACCCTTTTTTATTAGTATATTTTACTCTGATATTAGAACCGTCATATTTCTCAAAAGCAACACACGGAGCGTGCGGTGCTCTTGCTGATGGTAAGATGGTTGGATATTCTATCACAATTATTTAATTTTTGTACATCTAGCTGATGGAAAAAGTTTCTTAGGATTGGTTTTTGTGCTTTTAGCTGCCCATCCACAATTATGATTTAATAAATTATTACAGCAACAATCGTTGGTTTCTCCTTTTAAATGAGGAACAGCATCAGAACAGAATGTGCGGGAATTGGGACCAGCAAATAAAATTTGAAAAATACAATATCCATTTTTTGCTGCGTTACAAATGTATTTTGTATTATTCATGTTTTATTAAATCCATTTTATAGTCTATAGTCCAAAATGTTTTGTTACCAACCTTTTTCTCTTTTTCAATCCATATCTGGCTATTATCACCGTTAGTTTTGCTATATGAAATGTTGATGGATATTGAGACAGTCTAAAATTAGTGTAAGGAGAATAGAACCAATTTTGGCTATACCAACTATTCCACGAAGTATTGTTGTCTTCAAGAATGGATTGATATTCAAAAAAATCTTGCACGCCATTCAAAAACCATATAGCTGTTATTGAAACAATTAAAATGACGATACAGTATAATGATATGATTTTTATATTTTCCATATTCGTGAATTAATCAATAGAAAAAAAGAAACGTTTGATTTTATATCCCATATACCAAATCAATGCTGCTACAATACCTATAAACCAATGACCTGTTATCATTAGTAATAGGAAAACAATAAGATAACCTATATTCCATAATTTCATATAAATGCTACTCCATTTCTATAACCAGCTTCTCTCCAAACGTCTTGGTTTGATTGTTCATCATCGCCAATGAATCCACGTTGTTCATTAAGTTCAGGTTTTTCGCCTGTTTGCATCCAGTGTTTAAACATTCTGTCATAGAGAACTAAATAAACTGCTGCTGCCAGATTTGTGCAATGTTTTGTTGGTATGCTTACAAATCTATGACAAAATCTTCGAGTTACTTGGTCTATTGAGCCATCTTCTGGCCCAAAGACATAAATCGCTTTAGGAGGATGAATAAAGTCACATAGACATTCAGACCCCGGCAATAGTTCAATCGCAATTGGCGTAACTCCTTCACCCTTAAAATGTTCAAATGGATAATCAAACTGGCGAAGTTCAACATCCTTATAACCTTTCAACCGTTCTTCACGGGGGAGACGTTGCCCATCATCCAACCTAACACGGTTTCCTGTCCACCAAAGTTGTTTTGCTCCGAAGCACGAAGCTGCTCTAAGTACCGCACCAACGTTAGCAGAATACTTGGGATTAACCAAAACAACCGCTGGGTACTGACCCAGCGGTTTTGCGTTTTTCCCGTAGATTTCAGGTTTTATTTGGGTCACGGTTGAATTACTTTTGTTTAGAACGTTATACCGATACCAAATCTATATGGGATTTGAGAATTATCAACTCCCCGACTCAGCACATCATAACTTGCTCCAATATAGATAAAGGCATTGGCACCGACATAATATTCAAAGGAAGCTTCCGGACCTGTATGCCAAGCCGAAGTATCCGAATCATACGATAATCCAGCATACCATCCAGTGTTGAGCCACAAATCCTTGTAAATATCCCATGCATATTCAGGATAAATATCTGTTTCACCAGCAACAGAAGGTTGCCAAGACAAAACTTGCTCCACTCCAAACCAGACATTGGGATACTTCTTAATAGGGTCTGTAGAAAAGGTAGTATCCAAGCCAAATTGAGTTTGACTTGTCGTAGGATTAACGAATCCACCACCACCAATAGTAAGTTCGTAAGACTCTTTCGGAGTAGCATCATCCTTCATGCTCAAAGAGTTGGTGTTGAGTTTTGGAGTAGTAGTGGCGTCATTGGTGCTCACAGGATTTGTTTGAGCAGCGTTGAGGCCAATAATAGCCAATGTAAGAACTGCGAATGTAACAATTGTTTGTTTCATATATTTAGTTTGTTGTATTAACTATTTGTTGTATTGTTTGTTGTTTTGATTGATTATTGTTATTAGTCAGAATTCATAGGAATTACCGAGGCGAAGATAATCACTTTACCGAGAACCATGACTTCCTGTTTGGTAATGTTATTACCATTCAAGTCAATCGTCACAGCCGATGCCAACGTATCACCATTTGCATTCATTGTGTCTTTATATTTCATCGTGCCACTCAAGCCGGGCACCGTAGCATCACTTGAGAAGAACGCTGATTCGTCAGTTGGAGCGGCAAAGGCGCTTGAAGCGTCAGGTGCCGGTTCATTAACACGAACATCGAATTCATATTGGCCAAGACCGTTGCTCTTGCGGTTTGGGTCTTCAACCCAACGAATTGTGCCGGTAACACGGTCAACTTTCACGATACCACCTTCGGCATACTGAACGGTGAAGTTGTTGAAGAACCAACAATTTTTGTCATAATCATAATACATTTGACCATTGACAGTTACGGGTTGATAAATTTGAACTGGTCCTTCGGCGATGACCACTTGGCGGAAGTCCATCTTGTCATAACGCTTTAATGCGACGGTCATAGGTTTACCATTCACAAGACGACTGATGTTGACTGTTTCACGAATGGTATCAGTCCAATTTGAGGGACGAACAAGCGGCTTACCCGCGGCTTGCCCACTGAATTTACTTGTAAAACCACCAGCGTTACCCATCGGCAGAATGTCAACCACAAGAGAACTTTTGTCGTAGTTATACACACCATCGGATGAAATCGGCACCATACCATACATGCGGCCAATATTTTTCGTCTGTGCTGGATTCTTTGGATTCACAACGTCACAAGCAACGTCATACTTCAACGAACGGGGTTGAGTGATGGCCTTGCTGAACATACCCTCAATAATCTGCGGGCGGTCAGTCATTTTGCCGTGGAATACGGCGCTGTTTGCGACGTTGATATTAATATCATAAACGTCTTGGATGCCCTTCGTTCCCGGCGGATTCTGATGGGTGTTGAAGGTAATATTCATCGTTCCTTTGATGAACGAGGCGGCTGCTGCGGGTGTGTTGGTTTGAGCGGAGGCGCCTACACCAATGAACGTCAGGGCCATTACTGCGAGTGCTATTAGGTTCTTTTTCATTTGTTTTTGTTTGTTTGTTTGTTTGTTATTTGTTTTGTTAATTGTTTGTTGATGATTATTGCTGTTGAGTAGTATCAGTGGTAGTAGTGTCAACAGGATTACCATTTTCATCTGTCGCCGGTTGGGCGGTTGAACATCCCTTGAGGGCGAGTGCTACGATGATAATCAGTAACACGATGACTGATGCGATAATTTTGAATTTCATAGTTTTGTTTGGTTTTAGTTGTTAATTGTTTTGTTAATTATTATTAGTAACTTCTGCGACTGCGAGCAGATGATTTCACTGGCACAGGCACAGGTTCCGCCTCGATGACATTATCGGAGTCAAATCCCAAATCAAGGGCCGGTAGGCTAGGTGCTTTTAGTTGAGCCGGTTGACGAGCTGGAGCAACTTCAACGGTTGCCGGAGACTTGTCAGATGCTGAACCATCACCTTGCTCATCCAACAAACTCGTTTCAAGTTCAGCGAAAGCCGTATTCAAACCATCTTGAACGGTATTGAGAGCGGTATCCTGTAGTAACTTGGATTGAAAATCCTGACCAACATTGGCCAATTTGTTTGCCGCCGCCATGGTTTGGGCAATCTTCCAATCCGAACGTTTTTCTTCAATCACTTCGGCGAAGTCAGCAAGATTTTTTTGGGCTTGTTTGTATTTGTTACCCCGTAGGGAAATTAACGCACTCAATTTTTGATATTTATCAAGATATTGAGACGGTTTATCCGGATACTTTTCATCATGTTCTTGAATTTGAGCGTGAAGGTCTTGTAAAACGGCATAAGAAGCAGTGATGTTTTCACGAATCTTAGCCAAAGCATCCATACGGTCTTTATATTGATTTTCCAACATTTCGATTGGATTGGCCGCTGCCGCAGCTTTGAGGGCCTTCAATCGCCAGTTCGCAAGTGAAATGGCAAACCAAGGGACAATGACATTGACTGTAAATAGAGCAATTATGCCCACAACAATCAAACTGACAAGACCTTGGATGGTCGCAATAGCGATAGGCGCGAAGAGGAATCCTGCGATACACAAGCCAACGACTTTGGCGATGTTTTCAATACGTTTATGTTTTTGTTCAATTTCGTTCATAATTTTGTTTTTTGTTTTTGTTTAATTGTCTCAATAGTATATCACGTTTTTATAAAGTGTCAAGCGTTCTCTCTGCTAATCATCATAACCAGACCAATGACCTGTATAAGTGTAAGTGTATTTTATAGCTTCCGGTTTGCATGAAAATACCAATTTTTTACAATGGGGGCAATAAAAATCCTCAAGAACTTCAGCAGCTAAAATAAATTCTTTGGTTAGTCCCGTTTCTTTTTTACATTCAGGACAAACTAAACTTGCTGGGCTGTTATCAGTAGTAGTTTCAGGGGGCATGATTATTTTAAGTTATTGTTTCAGTCCTATACCACAATTGTAACAAGTGACTCAGTGGAGTTATTTTTTTCCACCATTTCGCTTTTTTTTTTAACTTCGTCACTTTTTTCCGGCGTTTTTTCTTTGCCATCGTTCTTTTTTGGCTCCGGTGTCTTTATTTCGGCGATGGCTACCGGAGCCTCTTCTTTTTTTGGTGGAAACTTTTCTCTGATAAGTTCTTCAAGAGCTTGTTGATAAAATTCACGAACAACACGATGGTCAACGGAAGCCGCTGAATTTAATTCAAGAAAATGCCACTTCTTTTTGAAAAATAAAACATCGGCAGCTCCACAGTCCAAACCAATTTTCTTAGCTGCCATCAAAGTTTGATGATGAAGGTCGCGAGAAATACTTTCACAAAAATTATATCCCCAATTACTGCGACAAGGGTGTTCTTGTTCTTCATTACATTCCATTTTCACTCTGCGCCCACACAAAGTTTTTTTACCACAAAACCAAATTCTGTATTCCGCGTCAGTTTTAAGAAAACGAGTTCCATAAGTACCATAATCAATCTTAAATGGTCCTTTCATTACAGAAAATCCATTTCCAGCGGCATGTTCAATAGGCCTAACAACTGCTAGAACATTTTTTGGAACACTTTTTTCATAAATGGTAGGAACATTGACTACCTGAGCCAATAATCTGATAGATTCATTCTTTTTACAATTCAATTTAATACTGTCTGCTGGATTGAGAACTTGTTTAAAATCGGTTCTTTTACCATCTTTGGTATAAAGGTGAGAACTATTGCCCCAACGAATTATAACATCATCATCATAACGGTAGGCATACTCCCCCATACGGGTAGTAGTGGGATAACCCAAACGACAAGCAGATTGATATTCACTATCTATAGTAAAAACTTTAACAGCCATAAAATTTTCGGGTTAGTTTTTAATAATATTCTGTTTAGTTTTTATTTTTAATCACGACGAAGATGATGATTTGAAAAATATCTATCACTGCGCCAATCTTCTCCAAGAACTCCATCCGTTGCTCTACTTCTGTTAGCTGAACTTAAATTTCCACCATAAGCAGAACAACTATTATTCCAACTATCTTCATTTGCCTTATGTTTCAAATATTTGCCGTCCTTGTCAAAATGATACCATCCGTGAAGAGCTTCAATAGAACCACCATATTTTTGATAATCAAATTCAGATGCTAATAAAACTCTTTCTTTGTCTAGAGCTTGGATTTCCAAATCTCCACTTGTTTTAACAACCCAAAGTTCTCCATTACGATGAAGGCCAATAAACACACCTGCAAAATCAACCACTTCGGAGAATTTCTTTGGGCCAATAATATTCCAAAAATGTGCAGCAACTTCACTATCAGTATCACCTACCATTTTGACTTGTTTACTTAAAGCAAGTCGAACAAGGTTATATTCACTCCAAATTCCATTATGAATAAATGCCCACGGACCCACTATGAATGGATGGGTATTTTGTTTCACATTTTCACCATGAGAAGCTGACCGAAGGTGGGCGATAGTCCAACTATCACAAGGCATGTGAGATAAAAACGGTTTGGTTTTAATTATAGAACTGAATGATTTTGCCCATTTTTCCACAACGAACTGGCCATCATTAACATACGCAGACCCTGTGCCATCAATGTTTTTGTTTTCAAAATTAGCTAGAATTTCCAAAGCTTCTTTTCTTGGAAATCCCGGCGGAAATGCAGCAACTCTACACATTTGTATTTTCCTTTGTGTTAGTGTTTATAGATGCATCATTCATGATTCAAAGTATATCATGTGTTTATAAAAAGTCAAGCGTTCTATATTATGCATTTCCGTTTGGTGAATTTTCTTGTGCGATAATTTTTTCGAGTTTTGGAATGTTTGAGAGTTTATATTTTTTCAATTGCTCAATATCAAGTCGGTTTTCTAAACCATAAATAATAGTTGAAAGAACAGAAGAAGCTAATAACGGTTTGCCATTTCTGTTGACAACTGCTCTCAAATCTTTTCTCAAACCAATACTAATCTTGCTTTTATCCTCAGAATTGGAATAAGTTTTGACCTCAACACCGTTAGATTTAAAAAACTCTACAAGAGCACTTAATTTTTCTTCAAAGTTTTCATCAATGCCATCATAATAATATTCAATTATTATAGGTGGATTATCCGCTTGACGAAGACCATAAACAAAATATTTGTATTCAGTAACCAAATTGAATAATTTGGATTCCCTTCTAATCTTTGTCAGATTAAAATCTTTTTCTTTAAATTCAATCATTATACCCTCTCATTGTTATATCGGTGCCAGATAATATCTATACCGATTTTGTTAGAAATACATGGTTTCATATCTACTATACCCCAAGATTCTTTCATATTTGTTTTTGGAAGCCAAGTTAGTTTGTTTTTTACAAGAAAATAAATTAAATCAATATAAGGTTTGTAAACTTGATACAAATACATTTTGGTAATATCTGCCCAAATTGCAGGAAATTGTTCAAGAACTCGTTTTTGATTCATCTTAAAAAAATCATCCTTTACAGCAAATTTGTGCCACTCAAATTTTGGATTGTTCAAAACTTCATACATCACAGTTTTGCTCAAACACAACATAGCAGCAGATACATAAGGTTCAGCAACCCAACTGCTCATCACACGATATTCAAATCCCCAATCTTGTTTTCTAAAATTACCCATATAACCATATTCATCTGCTCTTCGTCTTAATCCATGCTCTCTCTTTTCCATAAGAATAGAAACAATGCCAACATAGTGGTCTAAAAAATTAACAGCTTGCTCATGAGTAATAAGACGTTTTGGAATACCAAAATGCACATGCCCACCAAAAGGATAGCCACCATACCATGTTCCAGCAACCCATCTAAATTTTAGGAATTGAGGTTCTTTAATAATTTGTCTTACAAGAATATCGTAAATATTGTTGACAACTTGAATAGGGTCTTTGGAAGGTGCAGGTCGTATTTCAAATGTTATTCCATTTCCATCGGAACCAAATTCAATACCTTCTTCATTACTTACATAATCAGTTGACGTAATCATTTGCCCGTTACTTGTAGTGCAAGCAAATTCAGGGTCAGCCCCTATAGTAAAATCTATTACTTTTTCATTCATTGGAATTATTGAGCAACAAATCTATCGGGAGTAACGCTCATCATAGGTATAACAATGTGAGGCTGAGAACCGCTAAGTTGAATAACACCATTAACAGGTGACCAAAAAATTTCATTTTTATCAAGTTCAAAGTATTCAGCTACTTTTTTTGGAAGTCTAATAGTAATAAATTTCTTACCAATAGTTACAGGAGTGGAATGAAATTTACCAGCCACAAAAATTTTAGGTTTACAAACTTTTTTAGTTTTTTTCTTGGAAGTAGGCATAATATTTTTTAATTATAGAATAATTGTATCATGGATTTATAAAAAGTCAATTGTTATTTTTCGTTGAAAATGCGAATCAATGCTTCTTCTCTGCTTATACCCAAGGTTGTCTGGAAATTTTTAATATCTGCTTCAACAGCAGCATTAAACCATCCGTATTCACATGTATCGCCTTCTGAAAATGTTTTTTCTTCATCTTCTTTCACTTCTTCAATATCAATTACATTACCTGCATCATCAACTGTTTGCCGGCCATCTGTGAGTAATAATTGTTTTCTGTTTTGGGGAGTTGAAGCATCTACTCCGCAACCTTGAGAGCCATTTGTGTCAATAGTAACGATAGGTGGAACATTTTGTCTCCAAAATTCCAAATAACTATCATCACCACTATCATCAGTAGTATCCCAATGTTTTCTGAAATTAAAACTATGAGAATAATTTCTTTCTGTATTATTTCTGTTGGGGGAATATGAATGAGAGTTGTAATTAGTAGTAGGTTTATAAACACCATATCTAAAAGTAGTGTTGGAGTACCACACCCCCTCATCCCAAGTGCCCCCACTTTCATTAAAAATATAAGTGGCACCATTTCCATCCATTATAGCAAGTTTATCTGTGCCTATGGATACAGTAATGAGATAATTCAATGCTCCATTGTTAATAGGAACTCCATAATTTTTAACCAATGGTTCTAACACTAATTTGACAAAATGACCGGTATCGGAAAGCCCATCGATAGAACATTTGATAGGAAGAATACCGTTATGAACGAGAGCTAGCTTGTTGTCATTAAACAGAAATGGATGACAATTTGTTGCATCAACTTTACCATGTGTTGCTTTTCGGAAATGAATTAAACAATGATATTGTTTAACTGCTTCATATTGTTTAATAACTTCATCAATATTGAATATTCCTTTTCTTAAATGAAGAACACCATTATTTGCCCATGCCAAACCAGCTCCGTCAGGATGATTTTCAAAACCATTCCTCAAATGCTTTTGTGGAACTTCAACATTAGCTGGTTTGTAAATTGCTAAACACATAATTTCATCTTTGTGTTGGTTCTGCTCCAGCTTCAACATCGAAGCCAAATTTTTTGATTAATTTCATTTCTTGTTCTGTGAATTTTGTTTCTTTCCCCGAAAATCTAGCACATATAAATGCGTAAAGATGAGGATAATCTTTATTTCTAAGTTTGACATAATTCACAAAATTATCCCAATTACGACAATAGGTAATACCATAATTACCTACCATACAAAATTGAATAAGAGCATCACAAAATTCTATTGCCTTAAAAAATGATTCTCGTTTGAGTGTTCCTTTGAAAATTCTAAATTCAATAGTATCATGATTGACAAGATTAACAGCTTCATATCTGTCACTGCGAGACAGTGTTCCGATGCGTTTAACTGTTCCGTATTTCTTTTTGCAAATACAGGAATAGTTACATGACCTTCTGCCAGCAATTGTTTCAATATGTGGTTGATTATTTTCATCATTCACGAATACCACAATTTTTGCTATAGTGAGAAGTGATAGAGGTTTCTTTGAACAGTGGATATGAAGACCACAATTACCTCTTTCACTGTTAAACGAAACCAAGTTATCAGGTAAATTGTCAAAAAATTTATTCCAGCGAACAAGGTGTTCTTCCTTGGATGCTGGCTGTGTGCAAATTTCAAAGCCGCAACTTAAACTGCCATCTTCTTTCACAATAGCAAAATCGCCAAATAAATCAATAACTTTTTGAGCTTTCACACCACGTTCCTCTTTGCTTTTATTTTGAACTTCAACTTCTAGTTCTATACCGTAATAATGAGGCGGCTTACCTTGAAACTCAATTTTAGGTTTTTCTTCGTATGTGGTTATTGGGCCATAATAATTGAAACATTTATCGCATACTGAATATTTCCCCCTGATTTTGTGAGTTATTTTGTCTTTTTGGAAAGTGTTATTACACATAGGGCAAATCTTAAAAGATTTGTCAAAACATATCTTGCAGTAAATATTTTCCTTGTAAGTAAGAAAGTCTTGCCTGTTAAAGAATTTATGACAACAAGAACATTCTCTATAATTTACAGTAAAACAACGAAGACAAACGTTAGTTATGTTTAGGTCATTCTTTTCAGATATGCGATTTACTTCTTTTGATTCATTTTTATTATAAAGTTTATTACAACAAACACAAGTAATATAATGTTCTTTTGCACATTTGTCACATACCAAAGATTTATCTCCCATTATTTGAAATGAAGAATGAGCATCTAACTTTGTATGACAGCAGTTGCATTCTCCCGTCAATGTTCCGTTAAGGATATTATCTCTTCTACAAGCTGGGCAATCACAAGGCATTATATTCTCTTCTTTGATAAAAGTTTTTTCAGACGTATTTTCAGCCCGAATATAGTTGTCAGAACTTTCTGGCATTGGTATTGGTTCGGTGAAAATTGATGTTGAATTTGGGTCTATGGTCGGCATTTTAATTGCTTTTCATTATTGAGCTTATATTATAACACGTAGATATAAAATGTCAAGAACTGTAATAATCTCATTTAGAATCCTTATTCATTGTTAAAATTATACACACAGAAATAATCTATCTTTTATTAGATGTTGAACGTTCTAATAAATGGTGAATTTCTATTACAAGATAAATTAAAAAGTTTTTCAATTCTCTTTACAAATGTAGAAATGGTAACAAATCTTTTTGTGTAATTTTTATTACCAAAACCACGAATTTCAATACGGGATGATTTATTTGTTCCATTACCGAAATGACACAAAGTTACACACCAATATTTGTCATTTACAATATCAACCATAGATTCAACCATAGACTTGAATAGACGAACTTTGGAAGGCGATTTTTTTTGAGTTGCTTTTAACACAGTTTGGCAATAACGATTATTTTCTCTATTAAATTTTTTCAAAATTTGGTTCCATAATTTTGAAGAAATAAATGGAAGGGGATTAAAATTTTTCATTTTAGTTTTATCTGCTGAAGAAATATTGACATGAAGGCCACAGGATGTATTAGTATTACCGTATTTATTGACAATATTAAACACTGTTTTTAGTACTTCCATTGATTCTTTGGGAGGTAGTGGTGCTGTTCTGATTTCCGTGGAATGATAACTATAGCCACAACCTGTAATACTACCATCCTCACCAATAATAATTTTTTTCTTCAATCCATAGATTTCTTTACAAAATTGAGTGAACTTGCTACTTCGGATACGACATTCTACTTCAAATCCTAACCGAATGTCAGTATCGTTAGTGAAAATAGCTTTCATAAAAAGTTAAGTAGTTTTTTGCCCTAGCCACCAATTAAGTTTACTACCAAATCCCTTTGCTTTGTCATAACATTTGCCGCGGAAAATATCTTTGTAATGATTATAAATTGTGAGCTTCACATTTTCAGGAAGAATCTTTAATTTATCAAGAAAATTAGACAATTGCTTATCTGTTAATCCTTTTTGGTGAGCATATTCAGCAATTCTCCATTCAGGTGAACCTTTGAGAAATAAATCAGATGCTACAATAGCAATTTCTTTCTCTCTTTGATTCAATTTTTTCATAAAAAACAGGGGCGATTTTACTCGCCCCTATTTTGTTGTTTGTTTTGTTGTTGTTGACCTAAATTGTGAAATTATTGCTGGTCAACCGTGTAAGTGGAATAGCAGTCAGTCGTTCCGGGAGTTACCACATAGCCGCTGATACCAGCCACGATACCTTCCAAATCCTTGCAAGTCACGCCGTTGATTTTGAGAGCACTCTGAATTTGTTTAAGAGTCACTGGTGTTCCTTTTGACAAATATGCTTCAATTCGTTGAACTAAAGGGCTTTGCGTAGGATTGGGAGCATTAACGGATGGCGGAGTGGAGGCTGGAACACCTGCTGAGGGAGTAGTGGGTGTTGAAAATTCAAATACACGGAAAGGACCACTCATGTCCACATTTGTCAATCCGAGATTGGCAAGTGTGCCGTCATTTTCAAGACTTTCAATAATTGCCTTCACATCTTCATTTTTCACCCAATACTTGATACCAGACTGACTGTTAGGATTGGGATTCTCCAAACCGGGTAGAGTAAATTCACCGGCATTAACTGCTTCCCGAATTTCAGTGGTTACATCGTGAATGGAAAAACCACCCTTAACTTTGAGTTCCTTCACCGCATTAATCACTGCTTCCTTGAGTGTAAGTGAAGGCGTTGTTGCTACTGCTGTGCTATCTGCGCTTGTTTTCATACTATTTTTTTGTTTTTCTTATTGATTTGTTTGGACTGTTATTTAAGTCTGGAGAAATTATATCAGTGTTTTTTTAATTGTCAAGCATCTAACAAATGAGGATGAATAATTTTTATGGCTTTACAAAGAGAACGTCTTGCTAAATAAATTTTTTTCTTAGTTAATGCTGGCCAATTACATTGAACCATTGCTAAAATGCGATTAGCATCAAATAAAGCATCATTTATTTTTTCAATTTGTATTTTACTTAGTGATTTCATAATTTATTTACATTCAAGAAGATGTGTAATGTTTACACGATTGTTAGCGTAAACAATCAATTCGTCATGATTAAGGCCGGTATTTGCCACAGTTGCCCAAATACTATCATAACCTAATGGTGGGCGCGAACAATTTCCGTAACCTCTAGGATAATGAATTTTACCCATAGCAAATTTACAAATAAACAACCAACCAGCTTCACCTGTTGATTGTCCCCATCTTCCATAAGTGTATCCCAACGATTTACTTGAGTTAATAGCTCCGTAAACACCATTACCCCACATTTTACCGGCAATAGCTGCGGTTGAAGGCGGACTGGTTCTAAGGCCACTTTTTAGAATACTTAAACAATTTGCTTCAGATGTTCCATGAAAAACTTCCTTTGGATTATCAGAAATAAATGCGTTGTCCATTTCGTGAACTTTGATTTTGAATATATTACGAACTTTGATGCGATCATATCCGTGCATCCTGTTCTTGGAAGTTTCAAACCAACGTTCAAGGCGATTTGCATCGGGACCATTTTCAACATCAAGGTCAACTTTGAAAACTTGTTCAATAGTTGTTTTGTTGTCAGTTTTCTTTGAAGTATCAGCTTTTGGTTTAGTAATGGCTGCGTAAGATGCTTCAAGAGCATCAAGAATATCGTTTTGTTTCTGAATAGCAGTAACGTCAGGAAGAATTCTTCTAACATCAAATTTCATACCTATACTTTGAGGAACTAAGCGAAGATAATCACTGACAAGCTTATCAAGTTGGTCATTATATCTGCTATTTTTGACAAATGGAACTGTATCTGCTAATAAACTTCTTGCCTCAATAATTGCATCAGGAGTTACGATTCCCAAGGGAGTTTGGAATAATCCTGTAGTATCATTTAAAGTAATATTTGTGGTTGATGTAATTTTATGAACATTTGATTTGACAAGACGTTCAATTAATTTATCAAGAATAGGACTACCTGAACTTCTGATAATTTGAGATTTGGCAATTTCATGAAGATTACTAACTGCAACGGTAGGTGGTCTGGCAGATGCGACGGGTGTTGATGCATCAATGACTTTAGCTTCTGTATAACCTTTTGCTAATTTTTCCCCGATTTTCTTTTCCATGAAAGACTTGCCTACACCAGAAAAAGTCTTTGATTGAGGGTCATTGCCCACTCTTGCCCATTTTGTAACCACATCGTCATTATCATAAAGAATAACTTCCCACCATTTATTATGATTGGCTTGAGCTTCTGCCCAAATGAATTTCTTTGATTCAATAATGTTTGCCATATTTTTTTTATTATATCACGATTTTAGAAAAAGTCAAGCTTTCTTCAATGGGCACCACTTGGGAATAGTCGTCTCTTTTTTTATCATATAAGGACGACAAGCACACGTAATTGGTTTGAACGGTTGTGTATCTACTTTGTAAATTGAATTGGGTTTTACCTTTTGTTTTGCCAATTTACAAACCGCTGCTACATCATCGTCACAAAACCAATCATGAGGGTCTGGGTCTGGAATAATAAGACAATTCGGACAGTTTATATTGACACAAGTTTTAAGAGTAGTAGTAGTTTCAGTTTTAGTTTTCATAATAAATTTTATACATAGTTAAAATCTTCATAGTTGAATTCTTTAGTGTGTGGTGGAAGTTTTAAGTGAATATTAAGTTTATATCCTTTTTCCAAAAATTCTTTGTTATTGGCATTTTTCCAATAATAAAAAGTTTCTTCACTTATAATATCGTGGTAATCACTGTAAATATCATCTAATGTTTTCTGAAAACAAACATAATCATGTTTCATCCCAGCTAACCAAAGACACCTAAGAATTCTTGTGATTCTCAAAAAATTGTGATTTTTCATCGTAATCCAATAATCATTTTTCTCATAAAACCAAATCATTCGGGCAAGAGACGTTTGAATGGCACTTTGAATGATAGGGTCTTTTTTTATTATTTCTATATCTTCTTCGGTTAAAACGGGTGTATTTGGATGGCGTTTACTAGGAATATCCGTAGGAAACATCCATTGAATTATATCGTTACTTTGACTAAGTTTATAATCTGGCAAACTTTGCATTTCAAATAATGTTCTGCCTCTATTATCCTTTGATTCATCGCGGAGAAATTTTATGATATGTGAGGGCATATTATATCAGGATTTTCAAAAATATTACCAATAATTTTGTAAAGATAATCTTTACAAAGATGATTATTATGAAAGTCGTATAATCTTTTTCTTACTTTTACACGAAATCCAAATCCACAAAAAATAATATTTCCTTTACATATTCTAGTAGAATAAGGAGGCCCATCTTCTTGTTCAATCCATTCTACTATATCCCCTTCAAAAATTTCTTTATCACATCTATCTTTTAATCCCGTGAATAATTGAACTACTGAATTTTGGGGATTAAGTGAGTTTTCACAAATCAATTCTCCCCTAACTGAAATACCCAAAAAATCACGGGGATTACCCCATTTATTTAAAAGTTTATCCCATACTCTGAATTTTATAGTTCTGTTCATGTGAATAATTCGCTGACACTTTCATTATTGTGAATGTTTTTGATGGCTGTAGCAAATAAAGGTGAAACATCCACTATAATTATTTTATTCTCACAACTATAAATTACAGCATTTTTACCATAACCAGAATCATCACCGTATAATTCCCATTTTTTATCAAAATTAACAGAGTTAGATACAAAAAGTTTCTCAATCAAACCGTTTTTGAATGCATCAATGAGTCGCTGATAACCTGTATCGGTAAAACATCCGTGTGAAATAGCACAATAAATTTTTACTGCGCCTTCTTCTTTACAAGCAGTTGCCGCTTCAACCAATGTTCCGGCTGATTCGGTAAGGTCATCAACAATAAGAACTTTCTTACCTTTAACATCACCAATGAAATGTTTTACTTCAACCGAAGTTTCGTTGGTTCGTTTTTTTGAAATAATTACCAAATCAGTTTTTAGAGCAGTAGCATATTCTTCTGCACGTTTTACTGCTCCAACATCAGGACTTACCACAGCTTTTATTCCAATGTCTTTTATAACATTTATAAGAGCTGGTCTGAAAGATAATTGGTCGACAGGCAAATTAGTAAAACCAACTATTTGAGGGGAATGAAGGTCCATCGTAAGAATACGATTAACACCAGATGCCTTTAATAAATCCATTACTAATCTAGCAGAAATAGGAACACGGCTTTTATCTTTCCTATCCTGTCTAGCATAACCGAAATAGGGAATAACAGCAGTAATGCGCCCAGCCGAAGCCCGGCGTGCGGCATCACACATCACCAAAAGTTCCATAAGGTTGTCATTGACTGGTAATGAAGTGGATTGAATCAAAAAGACATCATTACCACGAATATTTTCCTTAAATTGACAATATCTTTCACCACTTGGAAACGTTTTTAAATCAATCCTTCCTACAGGAATTGACAAACAACTGTTTCTCGAAAGGCAGATTTTTTCAACTAACGGTTTATTGGAACTACCTGAAAATATTTTCATAATTTATTCTTTTTCATCATCATCATCATCTATACCCAAATCTGCTTCTTCACCACCAAATTCTTCAAGAGCTTGTTGAATGGTAAATGAAGTTCCATATTCAAAATTAATATTATCGAGAGATGAAATAAAATCATTATATGCTTCAGCAAACATCGAATAAGCTTCTTTATATTTTTTTTCTAATCGAAGTCGTTGTTGGATAATCTTTAGCATCCAAGGTGGATATACTTCTTTACCAATCTTTCCAATTTTCGATTGTTTAGATTTTGCTTTCATGTTATTTACAAAATTCGCTTATATGAGCAAATTTAAATCCACATCGTTCTGCAAATGTTCTGTCAGTTGTTTGGTCGCCCACCATAATACAATCAGAGGGGCACAGTTTGTATTTTTCAATAAAAATTGCTCCCATACCGACATGCGGTTTTCTACAATAGCAAGATACAGGAGGAATACTGTGTTGGCAATATAAAAAGTCAACTTTGATACCAAGTTGCCGGTTCGTTTCCTCAAAACATTGAACTGCCATATCCTCTGAAATAATTCCTTTGGCAATGCCTGATTGATTTGATGCTCCAAGAATAATAAATCCATTATCTTCTGCTTCTTTCACAATATTGGTCATTTTAGGATTTACTTTAATTTCTGAAAGTTTCGTTGGATAATCATATTCTCCAAGACTTTCACGAAGAACACCATCATAATCCAAAATAATAGCTTTATGCTTGTATTGAGCCGGCCAAATTCTTTTGAAAGGAACTTCAATTATTTCATCAAACCCTTCTTCGGTTGTAGGTGGTTGAAATATTTTTCTGTAATGAAAAAGAGCTGCTGGTGGAAAAGCATTTGGGTCTTTCAATTTCTTAAAATCGTCTGGGCCGGGAAGTATTCCATATTTCCTAATCATCCGAAGGCAAACATTTAATTGTGCTTCTTCAAGAGAAGTAGTCAACCAATGACAGGTGATTTTGGCTCGTAATTGTTTTGCCAATTTAATGATAGAAGAACGGCTTTCTCTTGTTGGATAGGTATTATCAAGAACAACCTTTTCAACGCCATTAACAAGAGCATCTTCTACTATTTCTGTTTGGCCTTTAATACTACCACCTGTCATATCACGGTTAATTCTTTGATAATCGTCTTTGACAAATTGTTCAACCAATGTGCTTTTACCAGCAGCATTGATACCCATTACTATGATAATGTGTTTACTCACAGAATTCCCAACTGTTTTTTAACTGATTGAATTGATTCTGACTTTCCTGTATGTTTTCCTTCATCATCAGAAAGTTTTACTACATCAACCCATCCTTTACCAAAATTAGCCCGTGTCATTTTAATAACCATATTAAGAGGCTTGACACCAACATCGTTGGTAAGATTTGTTCCAATACCACCAACAGGTTGAGCTACACTTTGAAAAGTTTTTGCTAATTCAATGTATTTTTCAACATTAAGATTATCTGAAAATACAAATCGTTTATTGGTTGTCAAAATTCCCAAATTTTGATAATGTTTTAACATTCTATATCCCCATTCTTTGGGATTTCCACTGTCTTGACGAACTCCATCAAATAGTTTTGCTTCAAACATTTCAAAATCATTTAAAAACATTTCGGTAGTAAATGTATCAGTTAATGCTACACCAAGAGCACCACCAAAATGTTCACTCCAGAGTTTTACCCACATTTTATTAGCCATTCTGACTCCATATAAAGCTGACATAGCCATTATACATTCATGAGCATAAGTTCCTTGTGGAGTGACACCATGCTTCATTGCTAAATGAGGATTACTTGTTCCAAGAAATCCCTTGTAGTTTTTCATTATTTCTACAACTCTGTCTTGGACTTCATACGAATAACGTCTGCGTGTTCCAAAATCAATCCAATAACATCCGTTATTTGAAAGTTTTTTGGCTTTCTCAATTATTCTAAGATACCAGAGATTTATTTTTTCTTGGTTAGTTATTAGAAAATATAATTCAGAAATAATAGCCATGAGTTTGACTTCCCAAAAAATGGTGCGATACCAAGGCCCACGGATTTTAACTTTGAGATCGCCACCTTCTTGGCTAATTTGAACTTCATCAGGATACATCGTGTAACCTAATAACCATTCAGCGTAAGTAGGACGAATATAAGGAATGGTTTTGAGCCATCTTTCTTCTTTTTTGGTCAAACGGAGCCAAGTTAATTCATGGATTTGGTGATTTAATTCTTCGGCAAATCCTTCGGGAAAAGGCGTTTTTCCACGGTTGATAAATTCGTATTCAACTTCAGCATTTGGGAAGTTGTGAAATACCACACTGCCCATAGTGAGCTTATACCAATCGTCATCCAACATCGAAATAATTATAGGTCTGTCAACAATCATAGTGACAGTATATCAGAGGATTATAAAAAGTCAAGCGTAACGGAATAAGTAGAAGAAATTAATCCCCATCTCCGCCGCCACCTGCATCACCGCCATCGGCATCAACATCGCCACCAACTTCTGCGGGTTCAGTTCCGATTTCAATGCCTTCCATTTCATCCAAGTTGTCTATTTCTGATTCACCAAGGTCTGTAGTATCAACTTCTTCATCTCCAAGGTCTTCCAGAGCTTCTTTGGTAGCTTTAAGCAATTCTTTCGGTAAAGTTGTAGATTTCAACCATTTTAGTGAAGAAAAGGAACGGGTTGCTATGGGTGAAGATGCGTATGAATATGCATTGGTATTTATCACTATTACATACCAATACATTAAATTGGTTGAAGTATCAGTATGAAGGAGTTTGTAACAATGAATCGTCTCTTTTGCTGGCAATTTGTGGCGATTTATATCACAACCACTGAAAATGACCGTCATAAGAGCAAGAAATGCTAGGAACAATAGGATTAGTATAGTACGTTTTGTTTTCATATTAATTTCGTTTTAGAATTAGTTTTATGTGTGTCGGGTCTTTGATTTCAATACCTGTGTCATCTTTGACGGTTTGTAAAATGTAAGGAAGAATATAATGTTCGTGAAATATTACATCATATTCTTTTGGTATCTTTGCTAATAAATTTTCTCTTGATACTGGCAGGTAGTTCTCTCTTACCTCTCTATCCCAGTTTGGTTCAAGGTATTTGTATTTTAGCAAAAAATGGATTAACTGGCGGTTACTTTCAATACTACCCCAAATACTTTCAAAATCATTTAGAACTTTTTTGTCAAGGAATTTATGATAGATTTTCTTTACGTCATTAACATTTGAAGGCCTATCAATAGAACGGCTTGGAACCATATCCCGAATGACAACGTATTCAAAGCCAGTGTCAAACACTTTCTTCCAAAAATCATCAATTTCTGCCTTGCTGAAATAATGACAAATTTCATGGATAACCGAACTTAAAATAAGAGCAGCTTTTGCCCAATGTGGAATTTGCTGTTCGACAAACTTCCAGTCGTTTGTAATTCTAATAGCTGCAGTAGAATTTTTTCTTATTTCAGTTATCATTTTAACATTACTATCATATCCAATACCACAAATGTTTCCTTTTAACGATTGAATATGATTAAGGAGAGAACCATCACCACAACCGAAATCAACGAAAATATCGGGATTTATTTTGTCAATGAAGAATAGCTTATCAATTATTGAAAGTTCCATACGGCCATTGTAGGTCGCATAATCTTTGATTGGTTGTAATTCATTCATCGTAACAATATTTTACCACAAGGATATAAAAAGTCAAGCGTATTACTTTCTTTTAATTTGATGAATAGTGTTACCATTGATAAAGAAAACTCCATCGGGTGTAGAAAACAGTTTCATTGAATTATCAAAAGGAGCATCCTTCAATACTTCTACATGCTGATTATTGACAAACATTTCCAAATCGCCATCTTCATTAAGTAATAGACATACTCCGTTTTCCATGACCGCGAAATTTATAGTATTCACGGTTACATCTTCTACTTTGCGAACGTCAAAATCACTATAATCTTTTTTGAATACAATTATGAATTTGTCATATTTACCATTCTTTTCTGCTATAATTACAGTAACGGTTTTTTCAGATTTAGCATCTACCACTCTATATCCATCTAATTGAGGAATATGTTTGCTAAAACAACCATCTTCTTTGTATGGTAATGTTAATAGATAATTACCTAATAAATTTTGAATAGCACATCCTTCATAAACGGTAGTAGCATAGACCGAAACGTTTTCTATTTCATTTACACGATGAATAATTCTATCACCCATTGCGGTAAATTTGTTTTTTACCAACTTACCATTACCACTCATGGTATAGACACAGTTATTTCTTACAAAAATATCTTTGCTGGCAATAGTTCCAACTTCTCTTTGCCTGTTTAATTCAGTAAAAGTGACTTTAGTGCCAGATAAACTAGCAACAATGATAGTCCCATCTGAAGCCGGACAAAGGAGAGTTTTTCTTACTTTTTCACAACCACTCATGAGTTCTTTATCATCACAATAAATCTTCTTGGTTGTAACAACGTGATTCAAGCCCATTGATTGAATAACACTTACAATGTTTTCACTATAAGCAGCTACTTGGATAACATCAATTTGATTGTTACCTTTAATAGTAACAATAGCAGCCGGAACTGTAAGAGGCGCTAGACTATCTGGTAAGGGTGGAACACTTCGTTCATTTCTAAGAAATATTGCCTCATACCAATCATAGTGTCTTTTAGGTATTACGTTGAAACTATTGACACTCGGGGGAACTTTTACACCACGATGGAAAACACTGATACCATCATCCATTTGTTTCTGTTTGTCTTTAGGTTTATAATGTGGATGTCCGCCCCTAAACGGATGAATATTAGTATATAACCAAAAACTTAATATGCCCCACGAAAACCAATCTGAAAGAATGTCAGGATTATATATAAGTTTTCCATTGACGTGTGTTGACACTCTCCTATCTCTTACACTATCCATAATGGCGGTGGCCTTAAAGCTTGGAGTTGCATAACTGTCAACATCAATAAAATACGGTGTCAAGACTGTTGGGGTGAGATTCACCAACACATTAAGCTCATTAAAATCAACAATCAAACAATGAGCGCCGTGAATGTCATTGGTAGTCAACTGCAATTGTTTAACCAATTCTGCAATCATTTGCGGGTCAATATTGTTGTCTTGTTTAAAGGTGCGGGTAAATAATTTTAATAAAGGTTCAACATTATCAATATAATTGGCTATATAACCTAATGGGTCACCAGAACTTGCATCAAAAATCAAATCTTGTGGAACTACCACGTGCGGGTCAGTAATGAGTGATAATTCTTGTATCTTTCTTAAAGGTAGTGTTTTGTGAGAATCATGATAAATCTTGAAAACTTTTCCACCGTTGACATAAATGGATGCTTCACCACCAGCCGCTTTATAATATTTGTCAGTAAGAGTAAATATTCCGCCCCTACTTCCTATTTTGACTTTTTTATTCATCCGTTATAGTCCCTGTAATTTATCTTTGTATCTTTCATGGGCGTTATCAATCATTGAACCCCAGCAATCGGCCAACGCATCACTGTAAATTTTTAGTATTTCATCTTGTGTGAATTTATATCCACATTCATCACATTCTTCACTCCAGTCAACCATGTGTTCACCCACATCAACTTCAGCAGTGATTTGTTCATCACATTTTGGACAATGAAAGGAGTAATACATATTATTTCATTTTCTTTCTAGATTTATGAGGTTCATATTTTTTATTTGTTACGTTGATATAATCTTCTTTACTTCGTTGCCAAATATCATCACGTCCTTTTACAGCAAAAGACAATGAACCACAACCTGAATTGACAGATTCTATAGTGTCAAATGCAATATATTTTAATTTTCTTGGTAAATAAATTAAAGCATCATCGTTATCACCAAGACAAATTATTTTAGCATTTAAAATGATTGTTCCATAGGAAAGACAATCAATATCTTCGTTTTTACTTATTCTATATTTAATTTTCATACAACAATTGCTGCCATTGAAATGTCATCATAATGACTGATTTGGGTTTTAATCCATTGTCTTTTCAAAAATGAAAGTCTTCTCTGAACAAAAACACCGGGTGTGGTTTTAAAGTCAATAAAGTAGCGGGCGATAGCTTCCCAAGGAATTGTAGAACCATCAGCAGTGGTAAAACTGTTGACACCATCTGAACAAATAGCTATAATATCATTTTCTTCAACCAACCCTTTAAATGTAACAGGTTCAAATGGTTTAACATAAGTTTCATTTTCAATTACGTCACCTGATTGGCTGTCTGAGGTTTCACCTGTATATATGGAAATATCCAATATTTTTTTGGAACCTAAAACTGTTTTTTCGTATTCCCATAAGCGAAGTTTATCAAGATAGTAGGAAAGATATGCTGGACAATTACCTTCAAAATTTACGTGGACGAGACGAATATTTGTGGCGGTTTTATGAAAGAAAACTCCATCACCATACATGTGAACTGTAAATTTCTTATCTTTCACCCATGCAACTAACAAAGTAGAATCCAAAGAATGAGGATGAAGCGGAATTGTGTCACCAATATGTTCAAGATTTCTAATAGTAACTTTACCAAACAAATCATAATTCATATCACTGCCACCAATTGATAACGTTCGCTTTGCTGACAAAGCTAATGCTCTTGCTCCAAAATCCACGTCAGGACTTGAGGAACAACCATCACAGACAATAGCATAAGAACTGTTACTGTCAATCGCATTACTTAAAGCATAATCTTCACAAATTGTATGTCCATGTCCGATGGAAAAATAGTGGTCGGCGTTCATATGATTATTAGAAGTGGGGAAGGGAATTACATTCCCTTCCCTCACAGTGATTATGCACTTGATATTTATTAAAACTTAAAGGAACTAATCGGTTGGCTTGGAGCACCGCTACCCAATGCTGAACTTGTCGAACTGATTGATTGACTGACGAAGGCTGCCAATTTGGCAATTTTTCCGGGGGTAGCTTTGCCTATCGAAACATATTGTGTTATTCCAGCCTTCGTAACCATATCCTGCAAATAAGCATCAAGGTTGGTATCATCCGTGGTGACACCAACAAGGATAAGGGTAATACTTTCAAGATTTTCACTCTTGCGGGCTTCTTCAAGGGATTTCTTAATTTGTGCCGCATCGTAAATGTTACCGCTGTTGTTTTGACTATCTGTAACCACCACTATAATGGCGTTGACAAGAAAGTTTTGACTGGTCAATTGTTTTCCATAAGTCGAAGTAGCTTGAATACTTTCATCAACTGCGTCGAATAGAGCTGTCATACCGCCAATACTCAAAATATTGTCGTAATCATGCTCTTGAATAGAACCCAACAACTTAAAACCGTGAAGTTCTTTCAGGTTGTCGTTGAATTGGGTAAGTCGAAGCATAAGGTTATCCTTACGCGGGGACTTCTCCATTGCTTTTAAAATTGTCTTGATAGCTTGCTCCAAATTAGCAGCAAAGCCAGACACGGAACCACTGGCATCTTCAACAATCGTTGCCAAGGTGTATTCAGCCGCCCCAAGTTTGTTAATCTTGGTAGCGCTGAATTTGTAATTAGAACCCGCGTTTAGCATTTCTAGGTCTTTATCCATTAAGCTCATAGTTTTATTTTTCTATTTGTTAATTGTTATAGTTTACCAATCTTTCGAGGTAGTGAGCTTCATGCCCTTGTTAGCCATTTCAAGAACGAAGTCTCGTCCAAGTTTTTCAAATCCACCCACATTAGAAGATGTATCTTTCAATAGGGTGAATTTTTTAACATTATCCACACCGAATTGTTTGGCTACATCGTAAATTGTGTTAGCAACACAATGACTTAATGCTTCGCCGGTGATAAGAATTTCATCAGCCTCAGTTAAAGCATCAATCAAATTGGTGTTCAACTTGGTGCTAGGGTCATTATCATCCGGCACGTCAGCTTGAACACCGCTATAGTGTTCTGTGAAAAAGTTGGAACCTTTGGCAACAAAGTTCACTCTGTCAAAACCATTTTCCCATTCATAGAGAGCCTTTGCAACCGAAGGAACAATACTATGCCCCCAAGTTCCAATTAAACAGTGGGGTGGCCAAATACACAAAACATATCGTTTGTTTTTGGCAAGTGTTTCAACATAAGTCTGTGCTCTTGCCTGCCACCGTGGATTAAATGTTCTCCATACACCGTTTTTTACATCGTCAACAGTAATAACAGTAAACGGATTTGGATGTTCACCTTTGGAATTAACCCAAAAAATAGGGTGAGCAATATGAACCAATTGGTGAGAATCAAGGGTACAGTGAATTTGCTCAATTCTTTTCCCGTTTTTTGTAATAAATGTGGCTAACCGTTCCATATCGGTATCAGCGCCACCGACAACCAATGCCCCCTTTTCCCCACCGGGGCCATTTGGGATGCAGAAATCATTCTGCGGGTCAATCATCAATAGATGGATTTTTCTTGCACTCATAGTTTTATTTTTTCCTTTTTGTCTGTTTGTTGTTAACTGTGACAGATCATATCAGACTTTTTCTAATCTGTCAAATCGCATCTTTAACTGTCCGATAATTTCTTTTAGACCGGGCATTAAATCCAATTTCAACGCTTCATCACAAGTCATCAATATCCAATCGCCTGTTTTTTCATTTTCAATTCTCAAGGGAATTTCTGTTTCATTTAATTCAATTAAATAAACAAAACAAACGTCTGTAGTTGGGTCATCAAAAATAGCGTCCACGTATTCCAATCTTTTTGTGTCAATTTCAAGACCCGTTTCTTCGGTAACTTCTCTGATACCACTCTCTACTGGATTTTCTCCAATCTCCAATTTACCACCTGCAAATTGCCATCTACCAGAAAAATTTATAGTATTTTTTCTTTGTGACATATAGATGCAGTTTCTAAAGAGTAAGCCGACTGTCACTGTATGTCTTACTGTATGCCTTGTGTATTTCATATTAAATTCTATTCAATATTTTATCAACGACAAGTCCTTTTAACATTCTAAAAAGGACACGGTGTTCTTCAATGAACATATCTTCTCTTAAAGCTTGTAAAGTCACCCATTCCACTTCAGCAATATCATCATCTGCTGTGGGAGTTCCTGAAACATAATCACAAATAAAGAAGATTGTTTTGATTTTATTTCTTTCATTCTCAAAGCGCCAATCTCTTATTCGAGAGCTTCCAATATATTGAAAGTTATCACATTCCAAATGAGTTTCCTCATTTGTTTCCCTTTTAGCATCATCTTCATAAGATTCTGAATCAGGATGAGCAAAACCACCAACAAATCTAAGCAATTTCTGGTTAGATTTACGGCAAAGAAGAACACGAGTATTATCTCTATCAAGAATTGCTATGTCAACCGTAGGGAGAGCACTAGGCCATTGATTCTCAACAGCCCAAATAACGCCCTCCCGAAATTGTGGAGTAGCCTTTGATTTGATTCCTACATTCTTTCTGATTTCTTTGCCTGAAATATATTTGTTAGGAACCAACTCTTCTGTAGGGTATTTTCCATGATAATGTGGAATAAAACTATCACGGCTTCCATAGAGAACTACTTTTTGATTGGGGCCAATTTGTGAGGTAATTATTCTATCTAATTCCTTACTCCAAAGTTCATCGTTTCCAACGTCTTTGATATAAAGAACTTCAACGGTAGGAAACTCCTTTTCTACCATTGCTTTACGTGTGGGAAAATCAAGAGGATTATTGTAGGTGCATTTACATGCATCAGCAGCTAGACCAAGAATAACAAACACTCTAGGATGAATGCTTAAAACTCTTTGAATAAGAGCTTTATGTTCTTCATGAAGTTCTGGAACCTGAAAGCGAGCGACGATTGCGCCTACTTCTGCTGTTTCATTTACTGTTTTCATAAAACGTTATCTAAATCACGTATTTATTTTAATCGGACACCGTATTATATCTTGGTGTTTCATCCGACATTATTAACTATATCACAATCTTTGAAAATGGCAATTTTATTTCACGGTGAATAAATATATAAAGCTTTTCATAACTTAATTAAATGTAATCATATTCATCATCATGTTCAGTTTTCTTTAAACTTATCTCCAAATCTACTTTAAGTAAAGCTTTGTTTAATTTAAAAAGAATATGTCTAAGACCGGGAACTAAATCTAAAACAACTGCAGCATTCATTTTAAATAATTTCCAATCCGAACGGTCTGTTACACCATTATTATTGGTAGGAACTTCGTGTTCTTTAAGATGAACAAGATAAACGAAGTAAAATTCATCGGCTGCATCTATGGTAATTGAACCAATGTAATGAAGCTTACTCCCTGCGATTATTAGCCCTGTTTGGTCTTGTGCAATTCTAATAGAAGCTGTATGCCCATTTTCGCCTTGTTTCATTGCACCATTGACAAATTGCCACTTTTTAGGAAAGAGAGGGGTGTCAATTCGTCTGGATAGATAAATGCCTCTGTCTTTGACAAGACCAACTGCTACGCCGTATGTTGTGGTGCCCATAATTTTTAATCGCTTAAAAAGCATATCACCATTTTATATTTTGTCAAGCGATGAATTAAAATATGTTGTCAAGTAACAATTTTATGAGATAATATGTTAAATATGGAATTATCACAAAAATATCTTGATTCAATTGGCCCTGAATTTAAAGATTACATACCGCCATCTTGGGATGTATTATTCATGAAAATGGTTTATCTTGCTTCAACAAAAAGCAAAGATACTAAAACAAAAATAGGAGCGGTTATTGTTGGTCCAGACCACGAACCAATTAGTTTCGGATTTAATGGATTACCAAGAAAAGTAAATGACCATGTACCTGAAAGATATGAACGACCAAAAAAATATTTGTTTTTTGAACACGCAGAGAGAAATGCAATCATTTCTGTAGCTAGAATGGGTGGTTCAAGTTTAAAAGGCTGCATAATGTTCACTCATGGTTTGCCTTGTGCTGATTGTGGAAGAGCAGTAATTCAATCAGGTATAACAACGGTTGTAACTCACGAACCTTGGGAGTTGATTTTTGCCCATCTTTATGACACATGGAAAGATTCGTGTTATGCAACTTATGAAATGTTTAAAGAAGCTGGAATAGAAACTAGAACTGTTAAAGAATTTCTTGGTGTTCAAGGATTTATAAATGGAAAAATCATCAATGTATAAAAAATTGACAATTTTTAGATTTTGGTCAATATATATGACTGAAAATAGCCTAAGTCTCTTGTGAGAATAGGCACCAAATAATAGATACACAGTATTATTAAATGAAAGGATATAAATATGAGTTCATTAGTTCACTACAATCGAAGAAATCCAGCCCTTTACAACATGGATGAATTTCTAACACCATTCTCATCACTCTTCAATGATATTTATAATAGTCTATCAGACGGCTCTGAATGGCTAAATCTTAAATTATTGGATAAGACTTCTTATCCAAGAGTTGATATTGTTGAGGAAGATGATAAGATTATCATCACTGCAGAAATACCGGGTCTGACAAAGGACCAAATTTCTGTTGAATTGGTTGATGGTATTCTTCGTATCAAAGGAGAAAAGAGGGAAGAATCGGAAGATAAGTCAAAGAAATATATCTACCGAGAGTTAAAGCATTCTTCATTCTGTCGTTCTTTTGTTGTCGGGGACCATATTGATAAGGAAACCATAGGTGCATCATTTGAAAATGGTGTCTTGAAGGTTACTTTGAAGAAGACCGTTCCAACGCCGAAGGTAGAACCAAAGAAAATTGAAGTCAAGTAAGCGTTTGGAAGAAATAAAAGAGAGCCAGTTAGAAATGATTGACTCTCTTTTTATGCGAGTTGTTTGTTTTCAATATATAGTTCCAATTCTCTAGCACTATTCTCTAAAAATAATAATTCTTCACCCAAAATGTGTTCAAATGTAAATCCGTGAGCACTTACATCTTTTCCATTTATTGAAATTATTTCCGGAACACCCCACTCTTTGAATCTTCTAGCTGCGTCAGAGGAAAATTTATAATTTTTCAACATAAATTGAATATCCGCTGCAGAAAGGTCTTTCTGTTCGAATGGCACAAATTCATTTTCTTTACTATAAAAAGATGTAAATACGAAAGGCCTTTTACCGGGGGTAATATTTTTGGATATTAAAGCATTATATAAACGACCAGAATATCTGACTTTCATCCTTATTCCAAACAATCCTTCGGTTAAAAGATTTTCTGGCAATCTATTATGTGGAGAACTTAACATTATTACTTTAAAATTTTCTCCATGTTTCATTTGTATTTCTAAAGGTAATATTTCATCTTTTACGAGTGCGGTTGCTTCTTCTTTTGTTAAGTTGAAAGACCCTCTTTTTATTATTTTTTCACCTTCTCTTGAGAAAAAGACAAGTGTGTACGGTTTTACTTTAAAACCTTTCCTTTTTATTAGTGCAGCAGGTAGTATTTCACCATAATATTCAACTGCTAACTTTAGACCACCAAACAAAGCTTCATTCAGCGAAAATTCTTCCATAATTTTTTGGGGATGGTGATTTCTCCAATATTCATTTGCCTTTCCTGATATAGCTATTTTAACACCACCTTCTTTCCACCATTTATCATATTCAGCTTCACGATAAAATCTAGCATACAAATCAAAATATTCCTTTCTTATCCATTTTGCTAATTGAAGTTTAGCCTCTACAGATGCTTTTACTTCTTTGGAGAGGTTGTCCCATATATTTTTTGTAACTCCAAATTTTTCATGGTCTTCTTCCCACCATTCCATAAAATATACTGCTGGTACGGGATGATTCGGGTCATTATTTTTTATGTAAATCATCCTATTATTCTGTAAAATCATTACGGTGTATTCTTTATCTGTTTCTGAAGCAATAGGTTTCAGTGAACCATTTAGATAATTTTTAATGTCTTTTATTCTGTCCATTCTTGATATTGAGTCAGCTTCATTTAATATTTCATTATTCTTTTTTGTGTAAAAAGCTTCACGGATAGAATCTTTAACAATATGCTTAAAATCTGACGATTTAAATGAGAAGTAATTTTCCTTATATACATTTTTGTGACCTTCTACTTTTATTCCTTTTTCATTTAACCAATTTTCAACTGCAATTTTTTCTTCGGGAGAGGGTTTAGTTGACCAAAATACTAATTTGGTTTCACTAACGTAACGCCAACGATTGTAATTCCCTGTAGGTTTGTGGTAAAATGCTAAAAATGGAGAATTTGGTCTTGATGCTTGAACTATACCATTGCTAACTATACCAACGTAATTTTTCATCTGACTTTTCATTGGTAATAAGTATTATCAATAGAGTTGAATGACTCTTTTGATTTTGTTTTTTGTTGTTTTACTTCTACAATTTGTTGGTAATTGTGAATTACAGTTGGGACAAACAAATCTTAAATTCTCTATTCTATGGTCATTATGAACGCCATTTTTATGGTCTAAAACTAACACTAATTTTTTACTTTTCCAAAAGGGTTCTTGACCACAAACAGAACAAACATATTTAATTAAACTATATCTTAGAATATATTTCTTGATACTTTGTCTATCCATTATGGAATTTTCACAGAAATATTTAATAGTAGCTTCTTTTGATACTAAAAATTTTCCTTTACTCCAAAGACATCCTTGACCATCCCTTATGTGAGAATAATCTATATTATCTTTTAGCATTCTTTCTTTTAAATTAACGGTGGTGGTACCGGGTTTTAGTCCAAGTTGTCTTAAGATTTCGGTATAGGAATGAGAAGATTTAACAATTTCTTCCAATGATTCTTTAGAAATTTTCCAAATAATACTTTTCATAAGGATAAATATCATTTGTATTGGCAAAAAAGTATGAAAACTTTGCGTAAATATGGTGATGCTGGTCGGGCTTGAACCGACATAAATCCAATTACAGTTACTTGTTTAGGAAACAAGGCTGATACAGCATCGAAAGTGGTACTGCTGGCGGGATTCGAACCCACTAAATCCAGTTTAGAAGACTGGTGCCTAATCCGATTCGTGCCTCAGCAGCGTTAATATCAGTATATAAGTATATACGAGGTTGAGAAAAAGTCAAGCCTTATCTTGGCCCATCCATATCCATGCTTCCCCAAACTTTTATATGTTCCTTAAATACATATTTGGAATATTCTGCTTCTGATATTTTCTTTAAAGCTCTCAGAGAAGTTGAACTTATATGCTCAAATTTCTTGTCACAAATGAAAAATACTGTTTTAAGAGGGGGATACATTCCTTTAATAAATTCAAGTTGATTCTGCTCATATTGAAGGTCATCACCATTTCTAAGACCACGAATAAGGAAAATTTCATCTCCGTAAGATGTTAATTCAGTCAAATAATCTGAAAGTAATCCTTCAAAAACAACCACCTTTGCACCTTTCAAAATTGGATTACCGGTAGGAAATTCTTCTTTTGTATCATTTTTTATTGGATTTTGACCGATAGCTATAATTACTTCATCAAACACTTCTTGAGCTTGGTGTAGAATGTTTGCATGTCCACAATGAAAAGGATTAAAACTTCCAGCATATACACCAATTTTTTTACTCATATTTTTTTAATTTTTGGTTAGCTAAATGTAACTCTCCATCTAAAGCATCATTTTTAGATTCCAAAACTTTTACTTCACGTTGAAGTATTTTGTTCTCTTTCTCAAGAACTTGATTCTCCCTCTTGAGTCGTCTGATTTCCTTCAATAATTGGTCTTCCGTTTTTGTTTTCATTTACTTTTATTCTTCTACCATCAATAATATTCCATCCACGCTTTTTAGCATGTATTGGGCAATACCATACAGATTCATGATCTTCATCAAGAATCAATGCGCCACAATCATGACAGTAATGCAATCCCGGCGCTTCTGTAATTCTCATAACTATATTATTTTATCACCAAGTTATAAATTGTCAAGTATTATGTTTTGAGAGTACATTTGAGATTTCCACAAACAGGACAAGATTTACCAATGGGTTTTATATCATTGGCAATACCATATTTTTTCAATTCTTTATGAGAAAGTTGACGTTTTAAGACAATTTTAACATGGGGAAAATCTTTCCAAATATAATAATACCTTGGTTTGTCAAAAGAACCAATCAAACGTTCTCTTGGTCCTCTTTGTTCATAAAGATTATCGTAGAAAGAATTTTCTATAATTTTGCCTTTCACTTCATACCAAATACCATCAAATTTAAGTAATTGGTGATAGTCACCTAATATACGAAAAGTTTTGGCTTCTTCTTCCTCTTGTATTTTTCTATAATTTACTTTCTTTGGTTTGTAATGACAAAGAATTTTGGTTTTGGGATGAACATAAAACATTTCTGAATAAGAATAATAACTTTCATTACATCTTTCAATTGGTCGTTCATTGCCACCAAAACCTTTGGCAAAATACCAAACTTTACCATCTTTTATAAAAGTATTGAGAATAACAGAACAACTAATTTGTTCTTGAGTTCTATATTGACGGGGAATCCATTCCAAGTGAACAAATTCAGAAAACACCCTGTCCCAAGGTTTGCCAATTCTTGAGGTTAAGAAGCGATAAACCTTTTTCCAAGGATAATCTTTTCCATGTTCATACCAATTGCTACGGGAGCGAAATTTGGCATGATTAGGAAGGTCGTCAACAACTTCTGGATGTTCGTAAATGAGATTTTTCATTACGAATAAATATTATATCAGAATTGTATAAGAAGTCAAGCGTTACTTCCACCAAGAACAATCGGTTTTTTGACAAATACTATGAGTTCTTCTAGTTCTTCCTCATATCCACCTGTAAGAATTGGTGTTCTACACCATGTTCGGGGGTCAAGATTATGGTCGTCCATGTGGAAACTCAAAGCATATCGTTCACGTTTCCATTGGTTCCTTGAAAACAACTTAAAGAATTTGGTAATATCTTTGATTAATTGATTGTTATCATAATCAATCGAAATCCTCAATGATTGATAGATTTCAAGAGGCGTGTAACGGTTTTTTACAACCATCGTTTCAATCTTGTGTAATAACCAATAAGGCATTAAGTCATCTTCATCGGTCTGTTTGTAGCTTGCTGGACGAAGTTCAGCCGTAGGCTGTTGTTCAACAATAGCATACATCTCCGTTGTTGGGCCAATGTTTCTTGGACCGGTATAGGCAACCCAAGCTAAAAATTCACGGATATAAACCTTTGGTAATCCAGCGATAGGTGCTACACTTCCTGCGGTGTCACCATCCATTGTTGCGTAACCAACTGCCGCTTCTGACATATTGCTTGTCGTCAATAATAGAGTTCCCTTCATATTGGCAATCATCCAAATGCCGGGAGCGCGAACACGAGCTTGAAGATTCTGTAAAACAATATCATTTTCTTCAAAGGTCAATTCACTTCCCTTGACAATTTTACCTAGATTCTTATAATTCTTTACCATCGGTTCAACGTCAAATTCATAATGAGGAATATTTAGAGCTTTCGCCAATCCCTTAGCGGCGTTTCTTGTAATTTCTCCACTCTGAGCTGTTGATTGATAAGCGGTAGTAATTAAAGATTTAGTAATTCTGCGAATAAATTCATTTTCTGTTTTAGCATTGACGATATTAAAAATTCCATCATTTTTAACGTGAGGACAATATTTTTCAATAAATCCCACCACTCCCAATTCTTTTACTCCAAGATGAATTCCCATAGCACAAAGATATATCACCATTGCCGAATCGGCTCCACCACTTAACGAAATAGTAAAACCTTTCGTGTGACTCTTTCTCATGTAATCCATCAAAGCTAACCCAAGAGCACGAACACATTCTTCATGTTTTACAAAGCCGGTAGAAAATTTATCTATTTCCCATTCCTCTTGTTCTGGACTGGTCGTAAGTTGTTCTGTAATAGTAGGATACCTGAAATCAACCTTAACACAACCTTGATTGTATTGTTCAATATTTGGTTGAAAACTTGCTGTGCGAACTTGTGAAGTTCGTGTATTATCAACATCAATAACTGCTGTGGTTAATAAAACATTCTTATAAGTAAAACGTTTTCCAATAGCTACCAAAGAACCACCTGTAGCAATTAAAGCTCCACCGTCATAAATTGCCCGTCCGGCTTCATTACCAACAAGATTAGCATAAACGTATGTAGCTCCAAATGCTCGTGAACCGTCAACAACGAAATTTTTTCGTGTGTTTAGTTTATTAAAAGAAAAGTGTGAGGCACTAGGATTGAGATAAATATCAACTCCCTTGGTAGCCAAAACTGTTCCCGGTCTATTGGCAACCCAAGCATCTTCACAAATTTCATATCCGATTTTGATGCCTCCAATATTAAAATGAATATCACCAATAGGAAAATCTCCACCAAGTTCAGGAATATTTATAATTTGGACTATACCAGATGGCCAAGGTTTATACCAACGATTTTCGTAATGAATACCATCACCAGCCAAGTGTTGTTTACAAGTAAATCCTACAACTTTTCCATAGACTACAGTGGCAACAGTATTGTAAAGAGTGTTATTGAATCTTACAGGTAACCCAATACAAACAATTAAGTTGTCACATAAACGATTATATCCATTTGTATTAGGAGTGTTTATAATCTCTTTCAATTTTATCATCGCTCTATGAGAAACATCAGAGCAGAAAAGGTCATCTTCCATTCCATAGCCTGTGATGGTCGCTTCAGGAAGGCAAAGAATAGTAACATTTTCATTTTTAGCTGTTTTAATTGCTTCAAGAATATTAGCCATATTCCCCTTCCAATCACGGGGAGTTTGATTCAATACCGCAGCAGCAACTTTAATCAGCTTCATAAAGAAAGGATATCAGAGTTATTATATTTGTCAAGCCTCACCGATTTTAAGTCCTTCAATATGAAGTGGCTTCAATTTGATTAACATTTCCCAATTAAGGTCAGGAATACCACATTCTATTTCAAAAGGAATCGGAGGCAGAATTTCTACTCCATTCTCATCATAGATTCCCGGTTTTAAATTGTTTTTAATAATTATTGGTGGAGAATCTATGATATTTTGTAATCTATTTTTCCACCATTTTTGAGAGCGCAGTTGTCCATTAAATTGAATTTTACTCCATAATTTATCACATAAAATCCAAACAATCAAACCGATTTCACTACCACGAAATCCTATTATTTTGCCAGTAGAGTCAGTGCGATAAGATTGCATATTAAATGTAAAAGGTTATCTTGAACAATATACAACCAAATCGTAATGAAAAAATGTCTTGGTTGTCCATAACGTTTGATTATATGTTCATTCAATTGATATGAATTATAAGGACTATCATCATAATAACCTGTGGAATCACATAGTCTGAATGGTGGATATTTACCTGTTGGAAAATGATTTTTCCACCAAATCATTTTTCTAAGAATTATATGCCATCTGTCAAGTATAAAATGTGTTACACCGATGAAAAGTAAAGCTTTCCAAGAGAACGTCAAAAATAAAAAACAAGACGTGTAAATAATAACATGAACAAAGCAGTTCCAAGATTTTTTACTTTTGTTCATTGCCATCCAGTCCGTTTGTAACCAAAAATCAGGAACAAAATGACAAAGAAGAAACATTATTGGATAATAAAGATAGTTTTCCATAATTTTATATTGATGAAGTTGGTGTACTGATTGTATTATCCATTAATGTTTCAGTCTCTTCTACAACAAATATTGGAGTTATAGGATTAGTAGTAACATTAGCATTGATATAATTAGAATAAACAAAACCGCCATTAATTCCTACCGTTGCTGGTTCTTGTGGAGGTATTACAAAGTCATCAACATGAGTACATCTACCACTATCAACAGAAATTGGTTCGGGCACCGGCCTTGGGTAATGATAATCTTCACTCATTATTTCTTTGGGAGATAATTTAGAATTTTTTGCAACATTAAGCATCAATTCATCAAAACGCTTTTGCTGGTCAAATGGAATCTTAAATCCTTTTGCAAGATACTTTTTTAAATGGAAAGCTGTAGCAGTAGTATCACGAACATCATTAAACCTTATTGCTCTATTTTTTAAATCATCAAAGGCAGTGTCACCTGTATAAAGTCGTTGTCCATCAAAGCCAAATTGACAAACAGTAAAATCAAATCCACTAAGCAATTCTTCAATACTATTACAAAGTCTGAATGAAATAAGTTGAACAGGGATTGTCTTATTATAACCCCTTTCACAAATATGAAATCCAAACGTGATGTTGTATTTGTTTTGTTTTTCGGTTACAATATGATAAACATACGGAATGCTTTTAAATTTTCTTGCATATTCTTCATATTGAGATATGTCTTTGAAAAAGAAATCTATATCGCAATCAAGAGGTATATTCTCTATGGCTTTCCACACAGAGCCACCAGCCAACCAAGGACCCTTTTCTTCCAGCTTTGGTAAGTGTTTCAATATTCTGAATAACTCAGAATCTTGGTTTACGAAATTATGAAATTCTTCAACTCTCACAATAAAATTATACCACGATTTTATAGAATGTCAATATCGAATATTCCTAATCGACCCTTACAAGGGTAGAATGGTAAAACTTTCGCATTTTTTAAAACAAACCCATAAGGTCCTTCAAACCATTTATTGTTACTTTCGGTAACACAATCAATAATTTCCACTTCTCCAATGATACCACCAAGGTAGGTAGAAAGACCAGTAATTATAGATTGGGGAATATTCCATTTTTTTGCTAATTCTAATCCTCTTTTATCAAATTTTTTAGAAGCATGGATAAGAATTTTCCCACGATATTTCGTTGACCAAGACCTGTTTTCTATATCTTTTACACCTGCAACAACAATTCCAGCCCAAGGTTGTTTAAGACTAATAGCTTTCATATTTTTCTTTCCAGTGATGTTCTCTGTGACAATTCGCACATAACAAAAATCTTCAACAGAAACATCTATTACATATTTTTCTTTATTCCCTCTTTAAATGCTTTCAAACATTCCTTGTAGATTTTTCGGTTAGCATATTTTTTAGGTAAAGTCATATTAGATATAGAAACTAAAATGTCATCAAGCATTTCTTTACAAAGAACTTTCGCAAGTTCTAAATCACTATTTCCAAATGCATCTAAATTATTTCTGTTCATCATCTTATTTTGAAGAACTTTTCTCATTCTTTGGATTATAAGCTTTGTAGCATTAATTGCTTCTTTTCTTTGCCATTTCTCCTTACCATCAATTATAATAACACCCTTATTACTTTTATTTTTCATATTAATCCTAAATTTCCTTCACAAGCATAACAACATCTTATATCATATTCGTATCCCCGTATGTCATATCTTACGTAGTGTTTACATGATTTAACTAACAGTTTTTCTTTTTTAGAAAGTTCTTCTATTTGTGACCTTATAGCAGATATTTTTTTGCGAAGCTTTTCAGACTCTTCAATTTCTTCTTTAGTTGCTTCTCTCCATGTGGAACCAACTTTTTGTGGTATTTCTACGAATAATAATTTTTTAGTTGTTTTCATTTATTTGATATTCTGCTACATGTTTACACATTTCAATAAATTTCTCTTGAGGTAAATCCCATTTCATCGTATTAAGGTCTTTATGAACCCACTGAACGTTGTTAATTTCATATCCTTTAGAACTATCAATTCTATCAAGAGAGGCGGTATTATCTTTTGACGCTATAAAACCTATGTCCAATCCTGATAACTTACATTTTTTGTTTTGTTTTACGTATAAATTCCAAACTTGTTCTATTTTTATATTAAATGGTATATTTCTATTTCTTGCGCCTGTTTTAACACTATTCCAATAAGTTCTTGAAATTTCTTTATATCCTCTCCACCCTTTATGTTCTTGATTTTTTAATCCGTGATATGGTTTTAAGTGGTCTAATTTATGTATATTCAAGTAATTGGCCACTGATTTATGGTCGCATCCAACTTCTTTTGATATTTTATTTAGAGATTTTTTATTTACTATATGTTCTTTATATAAAAACTCTTTTGTTAAAATTGATTTTAATCTTATTTTTATCATGTTATTCCCTTTCCAAGTAATAAATATAACTTGGTTTGGGAAAACGTTATTTATTTTTCGGCGGTATAAGCTTCGTTGAGTTTCTTTTGACGTTCTTCTTCTTTATCTTCATGAACCCTTTTCCAAATTTTAACTAATTCATCATCATCGTTGACTTGAAAATCTTCGGGATTACGAACATGTTTTTTACAAGTGGTTACTAGCCATCCTTTTGTATTTCTACCAACTTCTTCATCCATTCTACCACATTCTTCACAAATATTATGAGAAAGACTTTCAGTAAAGTCAACCATTCCTCTAACGTAATCATCACCACCACTGTAATAAAATCTAAGACCTGAAAATTTTTCTTTGACTTGAAGGGCTACAACCTGTGGAATTTTTCCAAGTTTTACTGCCCATTCATACCCTTCATCAACACATTTATTACGTTCATCAATACGGTATTGAATACTACTACAAAGAGTATTTATCAAATAAAACCAACCTTCATTCACAGCAAGACCCCAACACATACATGTTTCAGTCATTGGTTTGTGTCTGTTAGCAAAAATTTTTGGATATTTTTGACAAAGATATTTATCTAATAATGAATGCATAGTATAATTTACTGGTGAGAGTGATATGATGCTCCAGTATCTTCACTTCCTTCTACATGAACGTCATTTTTTTCTAAGTGAATTTTAATGATATTAGCAATACTCTTTTTCAATTCTTGAGAATCAAGTTCCATATTGGTTGTAAATCCATAATTTTCAAGAAGATTCAGAATATCTTCAGCTACTTGTTCGTAAGATATGATATTATCCATGATAAAATTATATCACTACTCTACACACGGCGTCAACTTATTATAAACTACTATTTTGATGATGGTCACCAGTTTCAAATATGGTTTTTTTATCCATTATATCCAACACTTCCTGAGTTGATAAAGGCTTAGCATAGCCATCCCATCCAACATCAAGAATTTTAGCATTAAGATTATCTGCCTGTGAGAATGGAAGACCATAATGAGAATGACCACAAATCATGTTAGCCCCGTGTTTAACATAATTCCAAACGTAAATAGGATAATGACAAACCGAAAAATAATGGCCGTCAACAATAATTTCAGCATAGTTTCCAAGAAATATTATGCTCTTATATCTAAAGGGATATACTTCAATGTCATTAATTAGAGTACCATTTGAAAATCCATCATCTAATTCTAAATATTTTTTAGAAATTTCTCTTTGATAAATTTTCCACAGGGGATTATTGTGATTGCCCCAAAGTAGATAAATGTTTTGACATTGAATTCTTTCAAGAAATTCATTACATTCATGTTCTTCCGTATTCAAGCAAAAATCTCCTACATGAATTAAAATGTCATTAGGACGAACAATCTCATTGATTTTATTTATGATAAAATCAGTATGTTCTTGTGATGACTTGTGGCCTCTAGCCTCCCAAAGAGGAACTTCCCATTTAGGATTATGGTTTAAGTGGGTATCTGATACCCAATAAACCTTCTGGTCATCAGTTTGTTTGATTTTTAATACTTTATTCATATTTTAATTAAATTCTGACAGCCATTCTTCGTATGCTTGAATTTTTCTGTTACCCGATATACCGCCTTTTTTTCTTCCACAAGTTATCATATAACCTTTGTTTGATAATAGTTTTCCTTCTGATACAAAACATTTAGCTTTAATCTTTTTAACATATTCCATCAAAGTCATGTCCGTAACAAGTAGTGTTATTATAAGGTGGGTCAATATAAACAACACTCTTGTAAACAACACCATCATTAGGTATAAAATTATCAATATCCATGTTGTATCCATTGACACTCTTCATTTTACGACTAATATAGAATACTCTTTTAAATAAAGTTTCCGGCATTGGCATCATTGGATTAACAGGTGAACGTCTATTGGATGTTTCTGTTGGAATCCAATAGTTTCTAAAACTACAATTTTTCCATGTATTATTTTCTATCCAAATTGCTTTTCCACCAAAACTACAAGATTGGAGTATAAGAAATACATAGACCGTATCTTGGTCTGCTGGTTGTTTAGATAACAATTCAGCATACTGTTTTATTTCATGTGAATTCTTTGGAATCCTATCAATTATTTCTCTAAATTTATTAAGGTCAAATGTGCCATCTCCAATCATTCTCCAAAATAATCCCCACGGCCCTTTATCCAACATATAAATATTTTTGACTGGAAATCCTCGATTTGCTAATTCTATAGATATTGAGCCGGACCCACAACACAAATCATAGAATGTGGAATCGTCAGATGGATTGATACGATTAAGTATTTTTTCTGCTATTCGATTTTTTCCACCTTGATAAGCTATTGGAGCAAATAGTTTACTCATAATCATAACCAAGGTCATTAAAGCCTTCTTCGCTAGAGTTTCTATAATAAAGTTGGTAAACACCATTTTTTACTAATTGTTCTTTATCTACTGTTTGTTTTAGGTCCATATATAATCTCTCTTATTCACCGCCCAAATCATTATTTCCGTTTTTAGGTCGTATATTTCTTTCTCAAGGCAGTCAACTTCTCCATAAGTTTTTTCATAAGTGTTAGGCGCAACATTAAATTCGTCTTTTCTATTTACAAACCGAAAATGAGGAATTTTTTCCCATGCTTCTTTCAATTCTTTTTCAAGTTCAGGCAATTTTTTAGTTATCAAATTATAATATTTCTTCACTTCCTTATCAAATATTTTTTGCCATTCAGGATATAATGGGTCGCTTTCCTCAAAGTTCAATCCACCACCATCTTTTTCAACATAATGTTTAATACCTTCAAGAACACAAATTTCCCACAAAGTATCTTTGTCAATCCAGTGATTGGGTATTTTCTTTATTAACCATTTTTGTCTTGGATTCCACCACCATTTAATTTCATTTAATATTTTTTTAATTTTGTAAGGTATCATTATTTTATCCCCACAGTCCACTAGACATTGCTTTTAAATCCAATAATCGGTTTCTCAATTTCATAAATACTTGAAAAGTCAATTCAGTATCATATTTTGCATCATGCACTTTGTTTTCATCCAAAGGAATATTGAAATATTGAGCCAACGAAGTTAAACTTCCACTTACGGTTTCAGGGAACATATTACATGCTTTAAGAAATTGACAAACTGCTGAAGTGTCCAATTTTCTGTAAGAAGTAAATTTTTCCCACGAACCAAGGCTCATTAAATGATAAGTAATCCATTCAACGTCACCATAAACGCCGTGGCCAACAACCGTAGCCTTAATCTTACCATCGTCAGTTAAACCTTTAAGCCAGTTGTAAAGCTTGGTTCCACCTTCTTTATAAGTGATTGCTTTAGTGTCGTGAACCTTCAAGTCAATTCTGTTGACATTCATCGCTTCACCGCAAACCTTGTAAATGCCATCATTTGGTTTCAAATAAAGATAGAGGTCGCCGATAACGTTAAAATTATCATCGGTAGCCAGCAAATAGGTGGTTAAAAAAGAATAATTTTCTTTTTCAAGACCACCCATTTCGTTGTCCAAAAATAAATACATAGAAGAATGATAACAGATATCTCTATAGAAGTCAAGCGTTCTGTGACTGAAATACAAAAATTTGAAAATATTAATCAGACTCTTTAACATTTGCCCTATTTTTTAGCCATCCACACAAAGCCCAATTATAATGAGAATAATTAGGGTCTTGTGGGTCGTGGCAAAAAGCATGAAATAAATCATAAATTATGGAATACATAAGAATATCTTCCAAACTGGATTCTTTTGACAAACTTTCATATCCATTAACAAGCCAATTATGTTCCAAATCAAGAGGCGTATTCATTTCTAGCCCAAAATCAAAAGTAGCATACCCCATAATTGGAACATCTTCTGGATAATTTTCTTTGCCTGTTTTAGAGTCTTTCTTCTCCCAAATTGTATAATCAATTACAAGACGGGGATTGAATGTAATAGTTCTTTTTTCTTCTCCTGAACCTTCTTGGATTGATTCAAAAATAAACTTTCCTTTTTTTAAAGGTTCTGCAATTTCGGTAGGCGTATCACTCATATTATTTTTTTGTCTCCAACTGCTTTACCATATTAACTCTATGTTGAACAACCTTCGCAAGTTCTATCCAACGAATTTTTAAAGTGCCATCTAAATTTTCAAAATTACCATAACAACCACCACTCCAAATATCAAATAAATTTTCTGCTTGTTCTTCTATTGTTTCCACCACAACAAATCTAATTACCGCACCACAATTTGGACAATTATATTTCATTGAAACCGTGGGTGCTTTGTGTTCTTTTTTACACCATTGACAGATTGTTGTTTTTTTCATATTTTGATTTCGTTAGAAGTTAATTTTTCTTCTATCAATCTGAATCCGTGAATTGTTAATTTGAAATTCTTATCCCACTCATTACCTATGTTTCTTTTTATTTCTGCAAAATTATTTGCTCGTTTCTTCATTAGATTAAGCATTTTTTCAGTGGGTTTTTTGTAGAAAAAGATTGCTACAGAATTGTTCGGTGGTGTTATTGGACATACTGTTTTTTTACTTAAACATCTATCAATTTCTTTTTGAAGTCGTGCTAACTCTTTTTTAAGCGATTCTTTATTCCAGCCACTACGCTTATTATTTTCATCATCAATATTTATTTCTTTTGTTCGTTGATATTGTTCTTGATAGTATGATGCTGTATGCTTTCTATAATTTTCATTGGCAATTTCTGCATTAAATTCTTCTTCTTTTACTTCTCCATCTTTTCCATCATATAACCATTCCTTGGTCAGCCATATAGAACAAGGACGACAACATCCATGTTCATCAGGTCTTTGTTCCAATAATTCTAAAAATGAAGACTCTTTTTCTTTAGTCTCTTTTAAATAAATGTCGCTAAATTCATCTCCAACTTTGCAATCACCAGTAACACCGGTAATATATGCACACATTTCACGTTCAAAATTTCCAGCATAAGAATCGGTATCAATTATGAATATAAATTTGTTCATGATTTTATTGATTTTTCAAATGCTGGTGAACGTATTTCCAACCATTGTTCATTTCTAGTACCATTGAAATGAACTGAAATAGAAAAATTATCAGGAACTCCGTTTTCAAACATAACAGTTTTGATTTCTCTTATTTCTCTGGTCGGGTCCATTGTATCACATTGAATTGTTCCGTTATGATGGCATGAACAAGTTGTATTTATACCACGATTGCGAAGGCGAAAAACCCACAAACGCACACCTTCTTTCAATTGTTGGTAAAAGGGACAATTCATTACATCTTCCGTATTCATTCAACTTTTCTCCATGCACAATGAGAAGGCCACCAAACTATTTCACCGTTTTGCCACACTCTTAATCCTTCTTGGCCGTCTCTATCATTTGGTTCTGGTTTCTTTATAGTAACTCTAATCCATTTTGTCAAATCTGGAGGCATAGTGGGAGATATCATATATTCCCATTCTCCCGGTTCAGTTGGAACTGGTCTTGGTTGACCACAACATGGACACAATTTGACATTTTTTTCTATATTTATTTACTGGAACCTTGATTAGATGTAATCCGCCGAAATGAAGGTAATGTATGTGTTCTCCAATAAACTTCTCCTTCAACTTCGGGTAGTATTTTATCTACAAAAGACCAAAATCTGTATCGTTCTAATCGTCCTGTCTTTTGGCTGTGTATAGTATCCATCATAACATCGTAGAGTTCTGCAAACTTTTCTCTATGTTCTGCTGGTACGTCAGTGTATGCATATTCGGGTTCTTTTTCTATTTGTTTTTTGCTCCAAAACATAATTTATCCTTTTTGTTTATTATTTATTTGAAATATTCTTCCACTTTTAATAAAGCTTCAATCAATTCGTGAACTTCTGTTCCAGTTCGTAAAACCAAATCTCTACCACAAAGTTTTCCATTATGCATCAATTCAATAGTTGTCAAAGCTTTACCAGCTCTGACTTCACAAAATGGTAATGTAACTTTTAATTGTCTGATTTCTTCAATCTCCATAATTATTTGTCATTCATGTAATTATTCCAATCAAGTCTAGCATAGTTAGGTTTTCCGTAACCCGTTGTTCCATTAAAGATAATAGTAACTATTTCATTGATTATCTTCTTATATTCTTCTGTTTCCCATGCTTCGATAGCATCTTCTTCTTCACCTTTGAAGGTAGCATCAAATGTGTCTGTTCCATCTAAATATTTACCACCATCAATTCTTTGACAAGTGAAGGTAGCAATGCGACCAGCAAATTTTCCTACACCTTCTTGGATACTAATAACCTTAAATTCAGCATCATCAACAGGTTTATATTTCAAAAGATTTTTAGTTCTTTTGTTTTCGTAAGGCTGACCAAGAATACGAAGAATTGCCCCTTCCTGTTTATTTTTAAGGAATTCTTGATAAAGTTTTTCAAGTTCTGCTTCGGAATAAACAATCCAAGTTGGAACTTTACCAATGATATCTTTCCACCTTTCAGCAAAACAAGGAGCAAAGAAAGCATTGTCAATTGCTGCCTTTCTTTCAAGATAATCAGCCGTGGAAGGAACTATTGCACCATCCTTTGAGGTTGGAAAGCCAAATCCGTCATAAACATAAAATCTAATTAGTTCCTTGCTTCTTTCCAAATCTTGTGGAGTAATATGAACAGTCTTGCGAAGAAGCGTCATAATTATATTAAGTTTTGAACGAAGCTCATAATTGAAGCCTTCTCCATCAAGAACAGCATTGGAAAATTTTTGGAAAAATGGTTTAAGAGCTTCTTCAATATGAGGAATAGAAATATATTTTTCTCCTTTTCTTGAAAATAAACCATCTTTAGTAGCAACAATACGGCCACCATTATATTTGATTTGAACACCGACACCCTTTGACCAATCAATTTTATCCTTGTAATTAGGAAACCATTTTGCCAACATTACTTGAAAAAATCGTTCCTTATCAATGTCGTTTTTATCTTCCCAATATCCACCAGATTTTAATTGTTTTTTGTATTTGGATTGGATTTCTTTAGTAGCTTGGTCAACGGTAGTAGTTTCATTTATTCTGCCAGTATTCTTTCCTTCAGCAACAGTCCATGCAGCAATGACTTTCGCTCCGTCAATTTGACCTGATACTGAGCGATATTTTTCCCCCTCTTGTTCCATCCACCACACTTGAACTGCGCCGGTGCTCGTTCTAGCATATAGGGTTGGATACTTCTTTAGCTTTGCTGGGCGAGAAGGATCATCAAAAAAATCACTCATAGAAGGATAATATCACAATCATATAAAAAGTCAAGCGTCGGTCATTCTCTATTATTTTTATATAATTTTAGATTAGTTAGACGATTTTCTGACGAATAGAAAAAACCTCAAATAAGCACGAGAAAAATTTTTTTATTGGCTTCATATTTTAAATTTTTTTCTATTGATTTCTATTTCTAGTAGTTTATGCTTCTATGAATAAAGAGGTAAACTGAAAAGTAAAGGTGCTAACTTTTCTTTATCACCAAAAATGTAGGCACAAGTAGCTTCGCTTCTATGATAAAGATATTTATTTTGGTCTGTAGGAGATTGTTCAATTTTACTTTTGGCGCTATCCATAACTATAGGCAAAATTTCAGATGGTATAAAAATTACATAATCGGGGTCAACAATAATTTCTGTAGGGAACTTGTCACTAGAAGTTATATTATGTAAATCTTTCATTAAGTCTGTTGTTACACCTAATACAATTACTGTTCCGAATCCTTGAGGGGTCTGCTTTTGCCATTCTTTAACGTCTGCCCTATTACCATATTTATGAATAAAGGCATTAGCCGCGTGGGAGGCCTGAGCCGCTGCACGACCCGCCCCCATACTAGGGAGGTCTGTTCTCATTAAAATGTAAAGATAAAGATTTTCATTCATACTTTTTCTTTCAACTTTGCTAATTCAGAAGCAAGAGCATTTCGTTCTTGTATAACTATGTCTGCTGCACACCAAGGTTCAAGACCGGGATGGCCAAGTCTTTTAGAAATATCTTCTTTTTCTTCCTTCCATCGTACTTCACAACGCAATTCATTTTTATCTGAATCTTCAGCAGCTTGTTTAATTGCACTTTGGAAATTCTTTACAGATTGCTCAAGCCAATGTGGTTCCCCATGTAGCATTTTTTCAGCATCTTGAACAACCCAAATAGCATGTGGAATTACTTGATTATAAAATTCAAAATTCTTCATGTGTTGCCGAATATCACCTTTAGCTTCGGCTAATTCTTTTTTTGTTCTTTCAAGTTCATTATCCATAGTAGTAAGCCTATCAGAGTTTTATAAAAAGTCAAGCCCTACTTCGATATGATATCGTTTTTATCGAACCATATAAAATCGTCCTCGAAACAATAAAAGTGAGTTGTCTCAAAAAATTTGGAATAAGCACGCATATAAGTTTTACCATCACGTAATTTTATAGGTTTACCCAAAAACTCGTAATTACACCATTTCTGCTTGATTTCTTCGGGAACGTGTATATTCATCTACAATATATACTACTGAGTTTCTGGATAAAGGTCAACCAAATTCCATTTATAACGTTCGTAAGCATTCATAGTCATAGGAAATACTTTCTTGGTTATATCATACATTGCTTTAGCATATTGTCTAATTTCCCATTGAGCGTGTTCATCCAACCGAAGTGTAAAAAATTTCGTTAAATTATTTAAATCCCAATTGGAATAAATTTCTGTGTAAAGATTTTGAGGAAGAATCATTCTAGCCATTTCGCGAGCAATACCCCATTCTAAAAATACCTGATAAAGTTTATATGATTCATCACAATGATGCTTAAGTCTATCTGAAAAGGATTGATTTAAAGAAAGATTTCCCGGATATGTAGGTTTATTCCAATCTTCTTTATTAATACTTCCTTGTTTATTTTTAGTATCTTGTTTTCGCCATTCTTTTGGAATATAAAATTCCTCACGCATTTCAGTATATCTAGCTGATATTTGATTTAATCTTTGAGTCCTATGTCTTACCATTTGACCTTGAACAAATAATGGTAATTTAATATTGAATGTCAGATTCACTTGTTCAAACGGTGATGTATGTTTGTTTTTCCAAAGATAATTTACTAGTTTTTGGTCTTGTTCTTTACCTTTGGATGGAGATTTATAAGAAATTCTAGCTGCTTCACATATTCTTTCATCAGAACCTAAATGGTCTATATATCTTACATAACCGTAATCTAAAACTTTTATGGTATATCCTTTTTCAATCATACGTAAGTTGGTAACATTTTTCCTAAATTTACTTTCTCAATCCAAATACCACCGTCTTCATTAATATTTGGGCAAATACCTTCTTGTTCATAATCTAAATAAACTTTATACAAAACATGTGTTTGTTCATTAGCAAGATAAGGTGGGTCATAATCATAATCATCCCCATAATAAGATGAATGATAACTATGGTCAGTACAATAACTGCCTGTTTTTATTACTTTTCTTCCAACAACTTGTCCTAATTTATTACGTAAAGATTCTCTATTTAATGTAAACAGTTTTCTTTCTTTTCCACCATATTGTTTTTGTTTTAGAATCATGTAAGCCATGTTATCAAGAACTTTTTCATAAATATCTCCATGACCTTCATCGTATATTAAACGTTCTGCATCAGGAGCATTATCATGCAATGGCATTTCCAAACAATTAAGAAATGATGTTCTTAGTGCATTATCTTCTGTATTATTCGGTGGGAGTCCTACCCCAAATGATTTAAACATACTATATATAGAGTCCTTTTGTTCTTGAGTTATAAGTGTATCCTTGACAATTTGTTTTGTCAAAGGATATCCCCATCTAAGAACAATCTCTGGGTTGATTATTTTTACATGGTCATTAACCCTTATAATATTTTTTCTTAATGACATAATTTCTCTTAGGTAATTTTTTATCAGAAAGTATATGATTCCATATTTTCAGTTTATTTTTAGTCACTTTTGTACCGGGAATGTCGATGAGATTTCTTTTTGCCATTGCTTTTTTCAAATCAAAAACTTCATTAGCTACTTCTTCACTGATAAATCTACGAACGAATTCATCTATTGATATTCTTTCTTCTTCTGCTAAGCTAACTATTTCTCCTATAAGATAATGAGCTTCTCTGAAAGTTACTTTCTTTGGTTCAAAAAACCTACGTCTAACATCTGCATATTTATCTAAATCAGCCAATTTTCTAGCAAGTATATACTTCCATTTATTTATTTGTTTTTTAACATTCTTTGTGCCGGGTGCACCAATTACTACATCTTTTCTAAGCATAGCTTTTTTCAAATCAAATACTTCTTTTACTGCGGGTCCAAACCAACGAACGGCTGTGTCCACTGCCGATTCATTTCGTTCAATGGAAACTTGATACATTGCTTTTACCAAACGATACGATTCTCTGAAAGATATTTTTTGATGCTTACTTAATTTATCTACTGTTTTAAGTGAATCTTTTATTGTAGGAATGAGAATTGAATCATTCATATAAATGTGGTCAGATAAGAATATCCATTAAAAATATTTCATTCTAAAGATGTTACTGCATCTATTATTGTAACTTTCCAATATGGGGTATCAAATTGTTTATCATCAATAATTTGTCCTTTTTTTGGAGAATTATAAGTTTTTAAAATTTTACAAACCGCTTCTACTCCCGATGTCATTGTACTCCCATTAGTAGCATCAATCCTAATAGTAAGACTGAGAGGAAGTTCTTTCATTCTTTCGCCTAATTCATCTTTCATTATAGTTTATAAATTTAGTCTTTTATTAACAGATGAACTGCTATAACAATCCAACCAAATAAAAAAATTACTGATGACCATAACATTATTGCATTCCATACTCCAAGAGCATAAACAGAAGATGCAATTAAGAAGACAAATGGTGTTGCCAACATTATACTTCCTATTATTTTACTTATATAATCTTTCATAAATTTAATCGTATCCCGGCAAACAACCATAGTTAATTCTACATTTTTCACAGACGGCGTTGATTGCACAACCGCCTGTCGGACCATCGGTTAACTCTGTTCCGCATTTACACCAATAACGGTATTGTTTCAGAAAAATACTTCCTGCTGGATTTAAAATCCTATTCATACCAATACCACCACCACCGAAAGAAATGTCCGAAGTTCTTTGTCTCTTCAACCCGATTTCAGGGTCGCCCCAAGGTTGGGGTTCATTAGATAGTAATTTTTTAAACCATTTAATCATACTCATATTTCATAATTAATCAAGTTCGTGTATAAGATTGTAAAGAACCGAATCGTGAAAATCACTACAAGAAATTGCCTCAAAAATAAGAATGAGAAGTGGAATCACTATGATTATGCAGGCAACTAAAAGGATTAAAATTCCTAAGTGTTTAGTTTTCATTTTGGTTGTTCCAAATATTCTATTATCACATCGCCATGACAAGGTAAAGGTGCGCACCAGCAGCCAAGAACCTGATCTTTTAATGATAATACTTTATCACGAAATTCAGGATTTGTCAAGTGTTTATAAAAATCCTTTTTATATTCGCTAATACAATCTTTTCTGTCGTGGACTCGCTGGCAAACATTGCAATAGCCAATCGGGTGAGGATTTCCGAAAATTGTGCGCCTGTCAATCAAAACATCATATTTTGGTCTTGGGTGTCCTTTTCTTTTGCGGATATTAACCAAGGTTGTTATCATGTCATTGGTTGAATACTTACTAAATTTTTTGTTATAAGTTTAGGATAAACTTTTTTAATAATAGGAAATATCCATTTCTCAAACTTACAATATTTTGCAAATCTTTTTTGTTGTTTTTTTGTGGGTGGCCTCCACCAATCCCACAAAACTGAACCATCTTTACAAATAGTTCCCCATCCCTTTAGGAAATCATGAACTCTTTCGCCACTCTTTATTGCGACCGATAGTTGTACATGACCTTTTTCTCTATATCTTCTCATATATTTAGAATGGTGTTGATACTAATTTATTGGACTTGATTAAAATACACATATAAGGATAATCGTCCCAAATATGCTCAACTTGCGGATATATAACATATTCATCAGCAGATTCGCAATAACCAACTACACCACCTGTACCTTTTCCAAATTTTTCATCGTCAAATTGCACAATTTCACCCTGTTCAAATTTGTAATTCATAATTCTCAGATTTAGCAGCTTCACTTTCAAAATATGATTCAAGAACTTCTTCCCATTTACCATCAATATTTTTTATTTCGTATTTAAATTTATCAGGTGTAGTTTCGCGAGCAATTTCTTCTTCAAGACTTTCTTTAGTTTGTATTTCATGAATTCGCCTAACCAGCCAAACTTTCATTTGTGGTGTTTTCAACAAACGTTTAAATGCGGATTGTTTGTTTTGTTTCAATGAACGTGAATCACTGGCTCTTCCTATTGCTCCACTTTCACGATGAATAATTTGACATCCCGAATGAACTTTGTTTCTAGCTTGCCCACCCTTTCCGGGTCCACAAAAATAAGAAAATTCTAAATCTTTTGCTGAAAGAATTGTTATTCGTTCACATTTATCAACAGGCGCTTGCTGGATTTGATACATATTATTTCATAAATTTTCATCTTCCAATATTTTTGGAAGTCTAAATTTCATAGAATGGCCAATAACTCTTCCATCCATTTCTATGTTGATTTTAATACCACCACAATAACGACACCATTTCACTATTTTATCAGGAGTCGTTTCATCCCATTCATTGCCTATTCTCATAATTTCAATGAAATCGTGGTTGCCTTTTTTACAATCTTCTTTCATTTTATCTTGACCCATCCATATCTAAACTTCCATGTTCAGGTTTTGGTGGTTCTTTAATTTGAGAATCAATAATGTAAGTATGTGTGAATGGATAATTCGGAATTTTTTCTTTCAATTCAATTATTATGATAGGGCCAACTATTCCACAAACTTTACCCCAACCTGACGGTAATTTTTCTCCCATCTCAAAATAAACCTTGTCACCTTCTTTATGTTTATATTTTCCTTCACTCATATTATCTTCTAGTTACTTGTGGTTGTGCAAAACCAAGGGGTTTATTTTCATAATCTTTATTACTTGGAGTTGCTTTCATCATATCATCCAAAATTTTTACAGCATTTTCAAATGTATTTTCAAAACAACATACGGAAATCACAAGTTCAGCACAGGCAGCAAATGAAAATCCTTCCGAAGCTGCAACCCATTTTTCAATTTCAGCTTCTGAAACCTTTAATTTCTTTTCAAAATACATTTTTCGGACTTCTGGTGATGGCATATCAATTTGAAGAACTCTGTCAAATCTTCGTGGTCTTGCTACCAATCGTTTATCCAATCTTTCAGGATAGTTGGTGGTAGCAATATTTAGAACTTTATCAATTTGATTTTCACCATCCAATAATGTGAGAATTTCGTCTTCTCCATGTTCTTCAACGATAGCATCAATATCTTCAAATAAACACACAATTGGTCTACCGGGTTCAACTTTTCTAAATTGAGACAATCCATCATTAAATACAGCAGGATGATTGGTGCATTGAAAAACAAGGCCATCAGACTTCACAATATCAGCAATAATTTGTTGAACAAGGCAAGTCTTGCCAGAACCCGCTGGGCCGTGTAGTAAATACCCCCTACGGTGTAGGAAGCCATGTTCCATAAACTTTTGGCCCTTTCCCCAAAATGTGGTTATTTCAGCAAGAATCTTATCTGATACGGAATCAGGAAATCTCAGGAGGTCATCAACGCATACATGCTTTTTCTGATAAATAATCCCATGATATTGACTTACAGCAATACTATAAACACCACTTTGAAGTTTGGGAAATGTAACTGAAACGGGTTTATAAGTATTAGGTCCACAAACTGCCCATTGAACAAGTGATATTGAATTTAATATATCATTTTGTTCAGAAGATTCCTTTTCTGATGTTGGCCTTTCGGTTGCTGGAGATTTACCTTTTCGTAAGGTTGGTCTAGGTGGTGCTGTGCCGAAAGCTTCCAAATTCATTTTCATGTCACTCATAATATAATGATCTTACATCAATTAATAAAGAAGTCAATTCATAAAAAAGGCGTGAAGATTTCTCTCCACACCTTTCGTAATTTATAATAGCAAACCGAACTTATATTACAATAGAGTTGTAACGTTTATCGGTAATTACTGATAACATCAATTCCAATGGATTGAGGAATTTAGATGAACAAATTTTCTTCAAGATTGAAGGGTGACTACCACTGACCAATGCCACACCTGCATCAGAGAATTTAATTGGCACGTTATTTTGACGTGAATCTACTTGCCACCAGACAACATTTGGAAGCTTGTAACCTGACTGTTCAAATTTTTCCTTCATTACTTCAAAGTTTGTCTTGTCGTTATATGAACTTGCCATATCAAATTGCATATCTGAAACGATAAACAAAATAGAAGGTATATCCTTCTGTTGAACGTGATTTTTCACAGCAGTATTCAGAAACAAGTTGAAAGCTGCTTGAAGGTTAGTATTGCAATCCCAACCACCATCATCCAAATTATTCCATTTTTCCAACAAATTGTTACCAATAAGTCGGTGGAAGCAAGGAGTTTGTGAAAAGGTCATGAATACATCCTTGAAAGGACCAATATTTCTTTCAGCAAAATAAATTGCCAAAGAAACTGACACATATAGTGGGAGTCCGTGCATTGAACCGCTAGTATCAGCAATGACTAGTCCCTTTCCATCCCCCTCTATGAAGTTAGGGAGGGCTTTCCATTGCAAATCAGCCGCCTTCAATGAAGTTGCTGATTGAGTATTTTCTACGACAGTTCGAAGAATATCGTAAGGAAATACAGCACTCGCATTAATTTTGGCTTCGCCCTTTTCAACACGATTGAGGTATTCCTTGTAACTTTCGTTAGCTCTCTTTTCAAAAGCCTTACGATAATTCAAGGTTGCCTTTGAAGGCACATGTTCAAAGTTAATGTCATTCCATTGACGAGCGCACATCTTGACTTCAACAACATCGATATATTTACGGAGTTGTGAAAGGGTCTTACGATATTTCTTTGAACTCCATCCGAGGAATTCACGAAGTTCACTAGCCAATTTAATGGATTCTTTGGAAGAAGTGTTTTCAGACTTCAACCACTTAGCTAATAGTGAAACATTTTCTTTGACTTTCATGTTATGCCAATCAGTAGCTAGTTGCTGAGTCATTGCAACCATAGCATCCTTTTCCAATTCAGTTCCGAATAGAATATAAAGGTCATCCCAACGTCCATAAAGAGGAACGTTCAAAAGATTTTTACGAACAATATCCGGGTAATTGTTGGCCAACCATTTTAGAATAGTTCGGAAAGTTTTACGTTCGCCCTGTCCACCACGCACATCACGAATATAAAATAGAGCCTTAAGAGCCAAAAGTTTATCTTCGGCAAAAGCCTTGGTGAAAAGTTGGATTACTTCATCATCAGTTCGCTTACGGAGAGCGCCTGCGTTACCAAAAAAGTCAAGAAGATGACTTAGGGTGCTCTTGTAGGCAAGAGCAAGATTTTCAGTAACGGTAATATTGCTTGCGTTTTCAAGACCTGCTACAAGCGGATTTACGTACTTTTCGGGAGCGGTAAAATTACGGCCAATGGAAGGAGTTCCTTCGTAACCGAATTCGGTGCTGACTTTCTTTTTGATTGCGTTCTTCTTCATAACTATTCCTTTTTTATTGCGAGATAGTTGTTTTTCCTATATGGATTTACTGCTGTTCCTATCTCAAATTAAGCTAGATGCATTTGGTTTTCTTGAATGAAAAGTTTTACTGCTGTTAGCATCTAAAATTGTTCCATTTGACGATGACATTCTATACTAACTTCGGGTTAGTGTCAAGCGTCTTATTAAACGTATATAGTAAACCAAAATGAAAAAAGCATAACTTTTTAGTGTTTTCGCTCAATTACCATAACTGGACTTTTAGGCGGTTGTTTGAAAACTAAAACACAAAGGTCATATCCGGCATTAAATGCCGCTTTCATTTTTGCATTGTTTTTCTTTCCTTCTGTCTGAAAGGTATATGTAGATTTAACTTCAACTATTAAATTTTTTGATTTAACGTAAATATCAGGAAAGTAGAATCTATTTTTATTATTAAATTGATATTCTATAAACGGAACTTCATCGGGGCCTACTCTCAAATCGTCTTCTTCAATTCCTATATTATTAATCAGATAATTTATACCAGCCTTTTCATATCCTTGAACCATTACTACTTTTCCTGATGGAAACGTATATGGATGATAATTGTATCTAGCAGAAAATCTTTTAATTATCCAATCTTTAGTTTAAATCCTGTTTGATGGGTCATTACCACATTTTTTACAAAATCCGCTACGTTCTACCGGCAGATTTTTTGAACGTTTCAATACTGATGGACAATGTTTTCTAGTTATTGATTTAACTTTTCTCTCTCTTTTGCATTTAGGGCATGTTATAGTGTATAAATGCGTAATAGGGTCGTATGTAGCCCATGTAGGAAGTGGTTTAGTTGGACCATACATAGATTCCAACCCTTTGTTATTTTTACTACTACAACTTTTACATAACTGATTAAGTTTAACCGCTGCATAAGCAAGATATTTACGTTCATATGCCACCACAGAATTGCATTTTGGACATCTCCTGCAAAAAATTTTTTTTATAGGGTCGTACCATACTCCCTTGTTTGTTCTACAAAAGCAACACTCATTTCCCAAACATAATGCACTATTTAAATTACAATATTCAGCAATAGTTCCACATGTTTTACATTTTTTCCATAATTTATTATCAGAGTCTCTCCATATATTAGGTGGTAAAATTTCTATTTTCTTTTTTCTGCCCATAATTCTTATTTTTCAATCTGATTTCTTATTTTTTCCACCTGTTCTTTTACAGTTTTATATTCGGTAAGTTTAATCAAAGGATTTGGTGGTAAAAGGCGATAATGAGTTATTGATGGACATTCTATTTCTTTTCCATTCCAAATAATATACCATTTCTTTCCGTCTCTAAATCCTAAACATTGACCACCATTAACATAACATAAAATAGGACTAAATACTAAAAACATTCTTCCTCTTTCATGAAAAGAAGAAGCTGGACTATGAGGCGGCAATTCTTCTATTTTATGCCACTTTTCGGAAGCTTTCTCTTGTAAATTGTAATAATATTCCTTTTCCAATTTATCGTATGCTCTTGCCATTTCTATAATTAAATTGCGAGTATATTCAGAATCACATTGAATCGTATATTTACCACTTTCTTTCAATACGATATCCTTCCCCGATGGTATGGGGTAAGTAATAACTTTATAAGGATAACCGGCATTGTAAGGATGTTCTTCATCATATTTCTTTTGTTCTTCTTTGGACATTCTTATCCATTTATTATATCCTACATTATTGATTAAAACATGAATAAACCAGTTTAAAGCTGGTAAATCTATTCCAGTTTCTTCTGGTTTTCGTTCAGCAACTACTTTTCTTTTCCAAAACCAACTCATATCATTATTTTCCATGTTTATACCAAAATTTTACTTCATTTAATGCTCCTATAGCATAAATTTTCTTAGAATTTGCTCTATGTTTGATTTCTATTATTTGATTTGGTAATTTAAGAATAATATTATGCATACCACCAATATTTTGATTGGTTCTGTTGGATATTATTTCCGGTTTTACACCAAATCTTGAAAATAAAATACTAGACAACATTTTTGATGTGCCGCTGGGCATATCTTTTTTAGAAATGTTATGACATTCTTCTATTATAATTTTAGAAACTTTAAGTAATGATGAAATACCATATAACATTTGTTTTATTTCTTTAATGCCCTCACTAAAATTTTCATTGTGAATGATATAAATAGACAGTGATGCTTCCCATATTTTTTGATAAGTGGATTCACTTAACCCTGTTGTACCACTTATCAACGGTAATTTCCTTTTCAAACAAATAGAAAGTATTTTCAGAAGACCTTCTTCACTGGAAAAATCAACAACTATATCAGCATCTTTCAGAGAGGATAAATTTAACAATTTATCCTTATTTATTAATGAAGTTAGAATTTGTCCCATTTTGCCATTTGCACCATGAACAAACACATTTATTTTCTTTTTCATATTTGAAAATTATCGGTTTCTTCAATCAAGTCATCCCAGCAAAGCAAACCACAACTATGATGGTCAATTGGACATTCATGATATTCACATCCATCACCTTTGGAATGAATTGTTTCGCAATATAATTCTCCACTTCTTAAAGAGAGTTTTGGGGTTACGCCGTCTTCGGAGCGAAAATCACCTGCTGTATGATGGTTGGCACAAACTCTTTTCCATATACAATTCTTTTCAAGACAAATTACCGCTTTATATTTGTCTTTCGGTTCTACATTTATTTTCATCCATTTACATGGTACATTATTATTTTAAAATGTCAAGCGTCTATTATTATCGGTTAATATTGCTCAAAAAAAGTTTCTTGGTTTCCTCAAATGTTAAATGCGCAGCATCATCATAATACGTAGATTTAGAAATTAAACGATTTTCAGATTGTAATTTAGTAAACCGCTTTATAGATGACACTTTCCACTGTTCCATTTGTTTGTCTAAATCTTTCAATTCCTGAATTAGTTCTAATTCGGATTCTTTTATTTTACATTGAAGAAATTCATTACTATTTTTATACAGGGAAACATAATGAATTCCACGATGAATTCCATGATATATTAATTTATAGTTAATACCTAAATCTTTACAAATTTTTTTCATTAATTCATCTTTATAACGGTCAGATGTTACATTATCCGACTTTTTTACTGGTGGATATTTAACTTTCCAATTGGTTAATACAATTTCAGGTAACTCTATGGGTACTTTCCCTGATGTTGTGCCTAAGTTTTTCCAAAATTTTAAACCCGTATATTGGCAAAAAGACCCATAAAGACTTGTAGTTGTCACTCCAACAACTGTATCACCATATTTTTCTTTCCATGCATTTCTAAAATAATCTGTTACAACAATTCTAGCAAGCAACTTTCCACCCAAACAATTATAACCGAATGGTTGAAGAGGTACAAGAACTTGTGCATTCATTAAATTGTTTATTCGCTTATTTTTATATTTATGGTTGTTAGACCAACCTATGAAATTATCTCTAGCAGATAAAGACCCAATATCTCCAGCAATTGTTATCATACCAAGAAATTTACCTGTATTACTATTTTCTACAAGAAATGACATCTTCCTTCCGGGGTAATTATTTTGAAGAGCAGAAGATGTAAATAACATGAAATTTTTGTATATACGATACAATTCTTCATCAGATTCATTTACAGGCAAGATTTTTATTTTTAGATTTTCTATTTCTTCTATAGTTTTTGGATTAGAAATCTGACTTTTGGAACGCATAAATGGCATAATTTCACTTACATGGTTCTGAATTTCATACCACTTAATTTTTAAAGTGTATTCTTCTAATGATAAAGATTTTAATTCTTTAATTGTTGATAAAGTTTTATCTTCCAGTGGTTCTATAAAATCTAATAAATCCATAGAAATACAATATCAAATGAAATATGTACAGTCAAGAAGATTATATTTCTACACCTTGAAAATGTTTTTTGAGAGCAACTTTGAGGGCAACACGATTGTAAGGATGCTCACCGGCAAGTAACATTGTTTCGATATCTTCTTCATTTTTCCCCATATTTTTTAACATATTTACCGACCATTCAGCTTTACTTAATTCATGTCGGTATTCGTCTTTGTTTTCAAAATGGGAAGTATCTTGTTTGGTAAAATCTCTACCACGGGGAACGAATTCGCCTTCAGGAGCATATCCTGTTGCACGTTCTGAATAAACATCATCAGGACCTTCTGGTGCTTCGTAAGTATTAGGAGCTACACGTTTTACTAAATTATTAGCGTGAAGCATATCCAAAGCCCAAGAAACATGACCTTCCAAATCCCATCCATATTCACTTTGATATTTATTTCTTACCATTTCAAGTAGTTCTTTGAAAGTAAATGGTTCATCAATAGTTTCTGAAATAATATCAAGAATATAATTCTCAACATCATGACTTACTTTTTTGTCAGATATTTTCCTATCTCTTGGAACTTCTATTGGTGCTGTAACTGCCATATTTATAAATATTAGATAGTTCCTTCAACATACCAATTTTGAACATGATCACAGGTTTTACAAATCCAACCATTTTCAGTGGCAATCAATTCACGGTCTAAGCAAATGATTTTCTTCCAACCATCACCACTTCTGTCATAATTCAATGGTTCTGGAATGAGAGTTCCGTCATTCTGTTTAACAAACCAAACACCCAGTTTATCTCTACACCATCCACAAGTGTATGGATGACAGCCGAGATTATGCTGATATTCATTAAGTTTATCAACGACTTCTTTAGGCCAAGGCGCGTATGTTATTTTGGGTTCTTCGTTCATTTTTGTATTTATAAATATTAGTTAGATTCTAATTCTTTTCTCCACATTTTAATCATTTTAATAGCATATAATGTTGCATCTTTTTCCTCTTTATAAAATGCATGATATACTTTTTCATTCCAAGTCGTATAAAATACTAAACGTCCTTGAAAATTTTGTTTACTTACATTACCTTGCCATAAATGTCTTAATTCATGAGAAATAAGATATACTAAAACTTCTATTTGATTTCTTAAAAGCGTTGCCTTAACATAACCAGCTTTTCTGAGATTTTCATGCCTATAACTACTTAGCATAGGAAATCTATACTGAGAAAAAGGTAAATTTACACCAATAACTGTTTTTCTTTCGTTTGGATGTGCAACTCCATAAAAAGCTTCATCGTGTCTTGATTTTTTAGTTTGCTTAATACTAATATTGAAGTCAGATAATCCATAGGGACAACAAAAATCAATAATGATTTTTATTATGTCATTTGGAATATTTGTATAATTTCTAAGATTATAGTATCCCATAGGATATATTAGAATAATTTACCACCACTATTATCCTTCATCATTTTCATCAAACGTTCAGCGGATTCTTTACCCATTCGCCGCCAATCGTTTAAACTTCTCGGAACACCACTGATAAAATCGGGGAATTTTTCATTAGGGTGTTTATTAAAATAAATACTCCAACAATCACATTTCCCCAATAGTTTGAGGTCACGTTTTGCACGTGGTTTTCTGACACCTTTATATTTTGGGTGAAGTTTACATTGTTTTCTCATAATTTTACCACACGTTTTTGTCAGTTATTAATTTTTTTAATAATTCATTAAGGTCATAGGAACATTTAGGTTCTTCTCCATCAAAGGATACTCCCAATGTAAACTTTCCATCAATGAAAATTTCCAACCTATGACTAAAATCGTCAGATGATTTTAACTTCTTTTTGCTCTTAAAGTAAGCATTTATCCTTCGTTTTGATGGTTCTTTTTTCATATCTTAATAATATCATAAAATCCTTGTATTGTCAATCTATTTAGATTGTAAGAATTCCTTCATGAACCTCTCCATGACAATTCTTACATAGTAAAATACACTTGTCAAGCTCTTTAATTATTTCTTCTTTAGATTTTTTCCAATTTGAGGATATATCATAATCCTTTTCACTTTCATTAATGTGATGAAAATCTAATGATCTCAAACATTTATTGTATCCACAAATAATACACCTACTACCTTTCAATTCTACACACCACTTTTTAAATTCATCTCTTCTTTTTTTACTTATTATTTTATTACAAGAACGACAAACAGCATAACGTCTTCCCCACTCTGATTTAGCATAAAATTCTTCAAATGGTTTGATATTTTTACATTCTCTACATCGTTTGTATTTTTTTCCATCAATAAGTTTTGTTCCATAATCGCCTTCTGTTAAATCTCTTGTATTATGAGTTCCTATAGGCGAACATTCAAGGCAAAAATTACGACTTCTCAAATTCCATTTTTTGCCATTTATGGTTATCCAATTTGGAAATGACTTGCCACATTTTTTACAAGGTCTATATTTCATCTGATTCATAACGGTAAATCCTTAATTTTTACTGCTTTATCATACATATGAAGAAATTTTCATAACGCTTGACATTTTTTAGGAATATGATAATATGTATTGAATACGCAGAAGTAGCTCAGTCTGGTAGAGCGTCACGTTGCCAACGTGAATGTCGTGGGTTCGAATCCCATTTTCTGCTCCATAAAGCGGTATTGGTGTTTAACGGCTAGCATGATTGCCTTCCAAGCAACCGGTGAGAGTTCGAATCTCTCATATCGCTCCAGATGTGAATTTTTGCTCTTTGGAATAATGCCTCTGTAGTTTAATTGGTAGAACGCACGGCCTATACCCGTGGTAAGCTCTAGATTTGAGCACGATATCGGTTCGAGTCCGGTTGGAGGCACCATAATAATTTAATTGCGGGATGTCGGAAGCCCGGTCATCCGGCTGTGCTCATAACGCAGTGCCTTAGTGCCTCGCAGGTTCGAATCCTGCTCCCGCTACCAATTTGGGCTGCTCAAATATTAGATGAGGGCAGTCGTTCTAACGACTACAAAGTATCAGTTTTATTGGTGATTGGTATGTTGTGGCTGAGAAAAGAACTACGTTAGTAACTTATAGAATTAAATAACATCGCCTTTGACGGAATTGGCTGCGTTAACAGCCAATTTCGTTGTAAATGAAAAGACAAATTCTAGGACAAAACTTTCAAATACCATTTTGTTATTATGAATAAATGGGTTACTATAACGGAAGAAGAGAAACGTAAACTTGTTGAGTCAATGAAGAAAAGCGTTTCAATCACACCTACATGTTTTAATTTGAAAAGTGATAATGATAATGTAGGTAGTCGTTTTAGAGACATGACCAATCAAGAAGTGGTGGATGCAGCAAAAGAGTCTGCACATGAATTTTTATTTGCTCTCAGTTGAACACGTCATCTGGCCAATGGACTTCGACTGAGTTATGCTACAGTGGCGGAACTAGGCAGACGCGATTGCCTCAAGAGCAGTTGGAGAAATCCGTGTGGGTTCGATTCCCTCCTGTAGCACCAGATTTGTCGTAAGAATTGAATACGTCCCGTGAAACATCGGGCCCCAAATAGAGGGAGAGAAGTTGGTAAATGACAAAAATGCTGCAGCATTTAAAAAAACCTAGTATTCAATTCACAATGCCACCGTGGCGAAATTGGGAGACGCGACTGCCTTAAGAGCAGTTTCCTTCGGGAGTGTGGGTTCGATTCCCTCCGGTGGCACCAATCTAAATAAAGTTATTATGGTAAATAAATTATGAGCTTCTCTACTACCAAACCAACCGATAATAAGAAATATTGTGACCACAAATTTATGAATTCCAAGAAATGTATAAAATGTAGTTGGAAACCAAGTAAAAAAGAATTGGAATTTATGCGAGGAGCAGAAGAATATAAAAGAAATACTAGCATGTGGAACTAAGTAATTTTTAATTGCCATTTATATTTTTTGTGTTATAGTTATTATTGTTCAGGCAATTCCGCCTGAATATAAAAGTCCCCAATTAGGGGCAATGTAAGAAAGGAAAACATGAAAAGAAATGACTTCGAATTGTCCGTCAAGATTGATGGCAGTAAACTTCCAGAATATGGCTCTCATGGTAGAACTTATGTCCGTGGAGAAATTGGTAGGGAATTCACCCTACATTTTAGAAACAATACCGCTGACCGAGTGTTGGCACGTTTTAGCGTTGATGGATTAAGTGTCCTTGACGGTAAAAGTGCAGATAGGGATAAAAGTGGATATATTTGTAATGCTTATTCATCCATCGAAATCAATGGTTGGCGAACTTCTCTTGATGAAGTTAGAAAATTTGAATTTTCATCAAAGGGTAAATCCTATGCAGGTAAAACTGTTGGAACTTCCAATTGTGGTGTAATTGGTGTTCAGGTTTTTGCAGAGAAACAACCACAAGTTAAAATTGTTGAAAAACATATTCATCACGACCACTATTATCCAGATCCTTATCCAATTTATCCTAAACCGTGGCCCAGACCGTGGAGAAAACCATATGACCCTTGGTGGCCAACCAATCCTCCAATTTGGGGTGATATAGTTTGTAAAGATTCTAGTGCAACTTATACATGTAGCAGTAATTCTTCTACACTAAAGGGTAGAGACAGTGGTATTAGTAGAAAATTATCTGCTAATAGTCTCCATTCAGCTAACATTTGTAAAAGCATTTCATCTGATGAAGTAACTGAGTATAATCTTGGAACTAAGTTTGGTGAAACTAAGAATGATTCTGTTAGAACAGTAGAATTTAAAGTAGGTAGATTACTTACTGAACTTGAAATCTATTATACTGACCGTGAAGGATTGGAAAATGCTGGAATTGATTTGGATAAAAGACCAGCAGTTGCAGTACAACATTCTACTAAACATCCTCAAGCATTTGGTGGATTTTGTGAACCACCTGATGATGATTAAAACATTCATCATTTAATATCAGAAAGTCCGGTTCAAGTAATTGAATCGGACTTTTTTATTGACTTCTGTTAAGTCTATGATATAATGTTAATATGACAAAATCGGCAACAATAGAAAAAATTCATAGTATTAAACCCCATCCAAATCCAGAAGTAACAAAAATTGAGATTGGTATGGTGAAAGCATGGCCTGTTGTTGTTCCCAAAGGACAATTTAAAGACGGTGATTTGGTAATATTCATACAAATTGATAGCATAGTTCCAAAAGAAAATCCTTATTTCTCCTTTATGGAGCGTCAACATTACCGTGTTTGGAATGCTAAATTTAAGAAAGCTCCAAGTCAAGGATTAGTTTGTCCTCTTTCTATTTTACCGGTAAAATCAGGTTTTGATAATGATGGTGATGAACATGAAATAGATGTATCGATTTGGGAAGAAGGCGATGATGTTACAGAAATTCTTGGTATAATTAAATATGAGAAACCACTTGATTTAAGTATATGTGGTGATGTTAGAGGTGGATTTCCTACACATTTAATTCCAATCACTGATGAAGATAATTTATTAAATAATCCAACAGTTCTTAATGAATTTATGGGAGAGGAATGTTATCTTACAGTGAAGGTTGATGGTTCTTCTATGACTGTAATCCATGAAAATAGCGAAGTTCGTGTTTGTAGCCGCAAACTAGAACAAAAAGAAGGAACAGGATTTTGGAAGATTGCTGAAAAATATGATTTACCAAACAATCTAAAAAAGTTGGGTAAAAATATTGCCATTCAAGCAGAAGCTTGTGGTGGAAAAATTCAAGGAAATCCATTAGGTCTTTTGGAACCTATGCTATATGTGTTTAATATAAAAGAATTGGATACAGGTAAATGGTATGGTTGGAAAGAAATAAAAGATGCATGCAATACTTTAAATATTCCAGCCGTTTCATTAGTTTATGACCCTTTTATATTTGATGATACATGGACTATTGAAAAACTCCAAAAAATAGCAAATACAATTATATATTACATTAAACCAAATAGAGAAATGAAATATGGAGAAGGAATAGTTCTTCGTCCAACAAAACCAAAATATTCTTCTATCCTTGGCAAGCTATTGTCAGTTAAAATATTAAATCAGGAATACAAATAATAAAAATATGATTACAACATTTGTTCTAGTTTTTACAGTTTTAGTGATATCCGCCATCCTTGGAGGTTATTTAGCGTCTTCAAATGGTGACAATGCTAGCGGATTTATAGGAGTCATACTGTGTGTGGTGGGAATTCTCGGTTGTGTTGCAGTATTAATAGGTGGCGGTGTAGGGGGAGCTTTTGGATTCAATACTTACACAGAAACAACGACCAACAATTTCAGTAAGGCTCTTTCAACCGACCATAGTGCAGTAACTATAGTTTATAATAATCAACCGTATTTATTCAATCAATATGATGTGGTCAACAATTTTGACTCTATTACCAATATTACCGTCTGTGAAAGATATAGTATATTCGGTGTTAGGGGTGATTTCAATATTAAAATTATTACTCCTAGAAATAATAGAGCAGTAAATTTACATGAACCGTAAAATAAAATAGTGAATATGTATATAAACGAGGATGACGCACCTAATTATGAGAAGGATAATATGGACAAGAAAGCATCAGATATTACGGTAATTTTCCATTCTAGAAAAAAGTTTTATAATGGAAAACTCATTTATTGGTATGAATTCATGGGTCAAGATGATTATGATTTTGATAATTTAATACCACGATCATTTCTTAACGTTCCTTTGACGGTGCTTTATGAATATGGTGGAACGCATGAAGAAGCATTAAAAGAATTGACAAATGCTGGCTTTATAGATATAATAGAAGGCAATGAGCTATAATTTATTCCTTGATGACAACCGCGAACCTGTTTCATTTCTTAACGCTGAATTAGGTGAATGGTATGTAGTTCGCAATTATGAACAATTTATAGAAACAATTATTGAAAAAGGTTTGCCTGACTTAATATCATTTGACCATGATTTAGATGAAGAACATTATAATCAGCCTGTCGATTATGAAAACTATAAAGAAAAAACGGGATATGATTGTGCTAAATGGTTGATTGAACATTGTATGAAATTAGGTAAGCCATTACCAGAATGGAGAGTTCATTCGTTTAACCCCGTAGGTAGAGCTAATATAAATATGATTTTATCCACTTACAGAGATAAAGAAGAAATTTGTGAATAAATTAATTGACATTGATGATGAAGAAAAAGCTTTGATTATTCTTGTTGGACCACCTGCAAGTGGTAAATCAACTTGGGGGAAAAAATTTGCTTTAGATAATGGTATTGTTTATGTTTCTACCGACAAAATAAGGAGTGAGATTGGCTCAGGAGAAGATGACCAGACTGTTTCAGCTGCAGCCTTCGGAATAGCCAGACAAAGAGTTTCATCAGCATTGAGTGCAGATAAAAGTGTAATGATTGATGCTACTAGTGTCAGTAGAAAAGCTAGAAGAGATTGGATTAACTTAGGAAAAAGTCACGGAGCATTCATTATAGCTGTTACATTTGAAGTTCCAAGAGATGAACTTTTGAGAAGAGATGCTAAACGTGAACGCCATGTTGGGCCAGAAATTATTGATAAATTTTTAAATAAATACGAACGTCCAACAAAAGATGAAGTTGACAAAGTGATAATTAAGTAAAAGTAAGTCAAACAAAAATCAAAAGCAATGCTAAATTTTTATAAAAAACTTAAAATTGCCTCTAATGAAGATGAAGTTAAATTTGCCTATGCAATTGCTTTTGAAAAAAAATTAAAAATTTGTATTCACGCTAAAGGCAAAAAAGATAATAATTTTGAATATAAAAACAATGAGATAATGTGTGAATATAAATATCTTGAAAGAAATTATCACAAAATTATTGCTCAACAAATTCATTATTTAAAAAAGGAGTATCAAGATAAATATAAAAAATTACCTACAATGCTTTTCGGAGGAACAAAGTTTTATTGCTTTTTATTACCATCAATTGTAGTATTAAATTATTTAAACGGTCCGTATAATTGGAGTATTTCATCTTCGTCTGCTTATAAAGACAAATTATTGATGAATGATTTATTAAAAGACAAAAAGATAAGAGATTACATCATTATTTTAAATATTCATAGTAACTTAATGTTAGAAACTATAGAAGAAGCTATAAACAAAAATTTGTTTTTGATGAACAATGAAAATTGTAATTCTCCATATTTTGAGTGTGACAATGATGATGACTATATAAAAAGTTTAAAGTACGATAAAAACACTAATAAATTTTCTTTACATTCTAAAAGAGAGTTGTATATTAGTAGTTATGAAATGGTAAATGGAGTCAATAATGGAAAAGAAACATCTATTCAAAATGTTCATACACCATCAGACTTATGCAAACAAATAATAGAAACCGATTTAAAATATAGAGGATTACCGCAAAATGAAACACTTATTATAAGTGATACTTTTGAGCTTTTAGAGTGGTTTTATTTATATGGATATGATTTTACTAATAATACTATAGGTTTTATTTCCAAAAATTATAGAAAACGGAAATTAGCTGAAAAATTTAATAATGAAATATGTAATGGGAAAATGATAGTTATTAAAGATTTTTCAAAATGGAGAAAAAAATTGAAAGCTACAAGAATTTACAGCAATCCACCCTATCAAAAATTTAAAGAAGACAATACGGGTGGTAAAGGAAATGAATTGTGGAAAGAATTTATTATTCAAGCAGATAAATATTTAGAAGATAATGGAGTTTTATACATGATTCATCCTATGAATTGGAGGGAAAAACCAAATAAAATTTTAGAGTTATATTTAAAAAATTATAATTTTATTTATCTAGAGTTAAATTCAGAATATAGAAAAAAATTTAAATATCCTAATGGGTCTTCTGTAGGTACAAAAATTGACTGGTATATTTGTCAAAAGACTAAATTAAAAACACCAACGATTATAAAATCAGAAGATGGGACTATAGCCAATTGTTTAATATCTAATAATATAAAATTTCTTCCTAATGTTTATAATGAGTGTGTTAAATCGTTATTAAGCAGATTAGAAAAATATGATAAATTAGAATTTAAAAGAGATAACCTTGGTTATAAAGACCACATAAATGTAAAGGATAATAAATATAAATTTGAACACATATTTACTAATAAGAAAAGAATATTTTTACAGAAAAAATCTAAAGATTTTGATAAGAAAAAAGTAATAGTTTCCGATAGTTTATCCATTGAACCATTTTACGCAGAAAATATAGGAACTACAAGTCATTTTCCTTATATAGTAGTTAAAGACGAAAATGAAGCCAAAACACTGATTGATATTTTAAATTCTAAAATCATTCAATTTTTGTTAAAAATATGTCTTTATTCTAATTATCAGATTTCAATGTACACTTGGAAAAATCTTCCACGAATATCAAAAGATTTTCAATTAACCAATGAAGAAGAAAAATTTATAGACAATTATTTTTCCACGATGGATAAAAGATTATGTAATAATCAAGAAAGTAATGAAAATGGTCACAAATATCACACTATAGAAAATATAAAGAAAAATGGGGAAGTATTTACACCCATATCGTTTGTTAGAAAAATAATGGATACGTCGAATGTAATAGATTCTAAAATAGATAGCGATATCTCATGTGGTAATGGAAATTTTCTTCTTGAAGTTCTTCAAAGAAAAATGTTAAATGGAATAACTCATTTAGATGCTCTTCAAACAATATATGGAGTTGATATAAATGAAACAAATATTGAGGAATGTAAACACCGGTTATCACTAGGAAAATCTGATAAAGAAATATGGGATATCTTAAATCATAATATAATTTGCGCAGATGCTTTAGACCCCAACCATTCAGGTTGGAAAAAAGTTGGTTATATGTGGGATGGGAAACAACGATTAGACTTAACAGATTTTATGTAGTAACAAAAAGTAAAAAATATGGAAAATGAAGTAATTGATATAGAAGCAGCAGTAATACCAGAAAATGAACCTACAGATAAAACGTTAAAACTCATTGATGAACTTAATGAAAAAGTTTCCAACGATAGTGGAGAATGGATTTATGTTAAAGAAGTGGGTGGAATATGTTGGCATCCACTATCCGATTTACCAGCAGTACCATCCCCACCAAACCCCCCTCCCCTATTAGGGGATATAGTCAAATGGGGTAATACATTGAATTTTGACAATATTCCACAAAATGCTGTGGTATTGGTTAAATTAAAAATTGATGACCCATTTCGTATTCAGATGATGCAGCGCATTATTACTAAACAGGTTTTTGAACCAAGAATAGAAAAATTAAAAGAAAAACATGTTTGTATTTTGTTTATGCAATCTGATGATGACATTTCAATAATGCCCGAAGAAGATATGGAAAGAGCAGGATGGGTTAAAAAAGAACCTAGTAGAATCATTACTCTCTCATAATGACTAAAATTATTAAAACTGTTAAAAGATATTGTGAACACTGTGGCGCAGAAAATGTTCTTATCTCACAATCCATAGAAGATGGAAAAATAATTATTTATATTAATCAGATACAAAGATGTTTTTATTGTAAAAAGGAAAATAATTTTATTTTAGACGAAAAAACATACGAAGAAATGGACAAACTAATAGCTGAATTTGTTGACGCTTGACTTTTATAATTACTGTGTTATCATTATAGAATGAAGTATCTAATATTACCAGATGTCCACAATCGTTGGGAAAAAGTAGAGAAAATCATCAAATCAGTAAAGCCCGATAAGACGATTTTTCTTGGCGATTATTTTGACGATTTCGGGGATAATCCGCATATCATTGCAGATGTGGCCGATTGGTTTCATCATTCTGTGAACCAAAAAGACCGTGTTCATGTTTGCGGAAATCACGACCTTCATTATTGGTTCAAAGATAATAAGAACATGCGTTGTTCTGGTTACGAACAATTCAAATCTGTAACTATTAATGATTTTGTTACTAAACAGGACTGGGAAAAGTTAAAATTTTTCTATATTCTTGATAACCGATGGTTATTAAGTCATGCAGGTGTTCATCCAAGTTGGATAGAATCATCAAAATTTAAGCCAAATGTAATAAGTGAATATTCTCTTCGTGCTATCAATCGGAGATTAATCGGTGAATCTGCTGAAGCGAAAAAATTATTTTATGCAAACAGTATGCATTGGTTTGCTATGCCGGGATTTTCTAGGTCTAGTTGTCCTTATTATGGTGGTATCACATGGTGCGATTGGAATAATGAATTTCATCCTATTCGTGGTATTCATCAAATAGTAGGTCATACTCCTGATTTTAAACTTACTTGGCATATTGTTGATGAAAATGAAAGTAGCTTCAAGACTCTTTCTTTAGAAGAAGTGTCTAATCCAATATTAACGGATAAAAATTCTTACAATTTATGTTTGGATTTTCATCCCGGCTCCAAATATTATGCTATTTATGAAAATAAACAACTTACAATACATGAAGCAGACGATATACACGAAAAGATATAAATATTTAATTTTATTTGTTATATCTTTTTTGTATTGTTTAATAATAGGAGGACAAACAGTGATTCTTACTCCTATACAAGAAGATAATCTTAGGACTATATATGGAATAGCACCTTTTGCTTGTGGTTGGGGGTATGGTGGTGTTATTAACTCATCGTCTTATCCGATGGAAGATAGGACAATTATTGATTTTGACCTGAGTAGTATTTCAGCTACATCTGTTTCAAACGCGACATTAACATTTTTTATTCAAAATCAGCAAAATGGTGAAAAATCAATTATAGATATATTTACTTTTTATGATGAATCAACGATTCAGACAAATGATTGGAATGAAGGAATATTTTATCAAAGTTTTGGGGATGATTATGGTATTCACACTTTAGATTTGACTTCTGCAGTGCAATCCGCAATTAATGCTGGCCATAACTTTCTTAATTTACGAATGTCAACTCTTACCACTAATAGCTCTTACTTCATTATTGACCCTCCTTGGAGGGGGACACGTTTAAATTTGACGGTAATTTCTATTCCCGGATTAACAAATTCTTTACTCTTCCCCCCATTAAATTTAAGAATATTGAATTAATATTAATGCCGTGCGGGTTTTTATATTTTTGGTATTGACATTTCTTTTAGAAGTAGTATAATTATAATGTAACATTAAAACTAAAATATATAACCATATGAAATAGAACAACAAAGATAATATGAGCATCATTAACAGAACGCAGGTCTTAAAGTTAAATAAAGCTTGGCAAGCTGTGGGTCAATCCACCGTTGGTAAAGCTTTGGTTGACTTGGCTGCGGGTAAATGCGCTTTGGCGCTTGACATTGAATATGAAAAGAATGAAAGGGGCGAATACATTCTTGATGAAAATGATTGGCCGTCTGGTCAATCATGGCCTCGTCCTGTGACTTGGGAAGAATGGATTACATTGCCTGTTCGTCCTTTTGATGATGCTATTCATTATGGTAGAAATGGTGAAAAAACTATAAGAGCTCCCACAGTCATTATTGCTAAAAACTTTGCTAGGATGCCAAAGAAAACTTTCAAAGGCAAACCATCCAAGGATGCTATTTGGATTCGTGATGGTGGTATTGACCAATACACTGGTAAAAAATTAAGACGTGATGAAGCTACCATTGACCACGTTATTCCTCAATCTAGGGGTGGTCAACACACTTGGGAAAATCTTGCCTTAACAGCTAAGGAAATTAATTCCAAGAAAGGTAATAAGCTTAATAATGAAATTGGTTTGAAATTAATTCGTGAACCGAAAGCTCCACGACCTATTCCTTTATCTAATTTAATTAGAGAAGTGAAACACCCAGATTGGAAGCCACATCTTCCGCATTTGGTTGAAGATTAAAATAATAAACAAAAACCCCCGTGAAAACGGGGGTTTTGATTTTTTGTGTATAAACAATCTTAAATTGTTTTGTTTGCAGTAGTCTTCTTGGAAGTTTTTACAGACGTTTTAAGCTGTGTGTCTGCATCTTTGGGTGAAAAACTAAATCTTGTACCCTTAGCAGCAGCACGATAGCTTGTAACACTTCTATCTAAAGTATCAAAAGCTACAGCAGTCCCTTCCGAATCTGCTACATAGTTAAGCGTAGTACCTTTCATGTATCCCATGCTTGACCCTACCGCCCAAGAATCCTGATTAGCACCAATATAAGCAAAATCCCAATTGTATTTATTTCTTTGATGTTCAACCATTTCCTTTACACTATCGGAATCGTATTTAATAGCATCTTCGGGTTTTTCCAAATGGTCATTATCTTCACCGTCAGTGATAGTGACTATTAAAACTTTTTCAGGTCTTTCCTCTTCGGGCATAGCAGTTAAACGAACTCCAATATCGTTAATGGTTTTGCCAAGGGAATCATAGAGAGCAGTATTGCCTCTTGGAATATAATTATTTCTATCCAAAAGAGGAACTTGATTCAAGTCAATATTTTCGAACATTGTTTCATATTCGGTATCAAATTTATAAGCAAAAACACGGCAATCACCGAGTTTAGCTTCCTGTTGTGTCTTGATGAATGAATTAAATCCACCAATCATGTCGTTGCAAATTATGTGCATTGAACCTGAACGGTCAATGACAAATATAATATATGTAAGTCCACTTTTCATATTATAAGGATACTATAATCTAACAATGATGTCAATAAAATTATTGAGTTGCGCTAATAATATGAAAGTTTGGTGGTGGCAATGGTAAAACTGTTGTTGTAAATTTATTTGTTGTAGCATTATTAGTAATACCACCATCATTTACAGTCACAAAAATAGTAGATAAACCACTGATATTAGTTTTTGGTGTAAGAGTCAAGGATCCTATTGTGAATGGGTTAGTATAATTAACAATTGGATTTGGAATTAAATTAGTATTACTGGATGAATTAGTAACAGTAAGTATTTGACTTTCATTCGGAGCACCAGAAGTAACATTGGAAAAGCTTACATTTGTTGACCCGTTGTTCTCATTGATAGTTAAATTAGTAATTGGAAGAGTCAATGTTGGCCATTGGTTAACAGCACTTATTGTAATTATAAAACTTGTTGCAGTAGTATTATAATTAGTATTAGTTTTATCAGTCTTAACGGTCACTGTATTAGTAATTACACCATAAGCATATGTTAGCGGTGTAAAAACCAAAGTCCCATTTGTATTTGGACTTGTATAAATTACTGTAATATTAGGTATTAAATTGGTATTACCTGAAGATGCAGTGATAGTAATAGTTGAATATGTACCAAATCCTCCAGTAATACCGGACAGATTAACTACTTGTTGACCAGCATTCTCATTAATAAAAATATTACTTACAGAATTTATTGTAGGACACAAATTTGGTACGGTATAAGAGACTTCATTTGAAAATGGACTTTGAATACCAGAACTATTATAGCAGGTAGCTGCAAAATAATAAGTGACACCTTCAACTAATCCACTAATAGTAGCATTTGTTACATTACCAACATCAACTACATTAGTGTAATTACCACTAGCTGACCCGTAATAAATTTTATATCCCGCAACAGTTGAGTCAGTACTTGGATTCCACGCAAGAGTCACATTTTGTGTTGCTTGTAAAGAAATTTCTCCAAAGAAAAGGCAACATAGAAAACAAACTATTGTAGAAAGTAATTTTTTATATTTCACGTATCAAATTTTTTAAGGTCATTGGTTATCATTTTTTCAATCATACCGTCAAATGTAATTTTCGGTTGCCATCCTAATTCTTTTTTAATTTTATCAGAATTAGCTCTCAATATATCTACTTCAGCAGGACGGTAGAATTTTGGATTTATCTTAACAAGTATTCTATCAGGGTAGTCTATCTGTGAAAAATGTTCACTTTCTGGTTTGTCAGGAATATAATTCCAATATCCTTTTATTCCCACCAAGTCAAATCCCTTTTCAATAAATTCACGAATAGTATGATTTTCTCCACTACCAACAACATAATCTTTAATGTGCTTTCCTATTTGTGATGGAAACATAGAACAATCAGACCTACAGAAAAAAGCCATATTATATTTATCTTGATTTAACATTTTCCAAACTGCATCCATCATATCTTCTGCATCAGACCAGTCCCGTTTAGTATCAAGATTTCCTAATTCTATTGGAATTATTGGCTTATTATTGATTATTGCATCAAATATATTGGCAACACCCTTTGTAATCTTTCTTGTAACAAATTCCTCACCACGCCTTGGTCCTTCATGATTAAATAACCATCCTTGGACAGCATAAAGTCCATAAGACTCTCTATAAACCTTCACTAACGTTCTGGCAGCCGCTTTTGATGCGCCATAAGGGCTTCTTGGTCTTAATGGATGATTTTCGTCTTGTGGTTCATATACTACATTACCAAATTCTTCGGATGAACCAGCATTATAGAATCTACAAGAAGGTCGAAGTTGCCTGATAGCCTCCAAACAATCTAATACTGCTGTAGAATTACATTCCCATGTTTGACGAGCAAAATCCCATGAAGAAGCCACAAAACTTTGAGCAGCAAAATTTATAAAATAGTCTGGTTTAACATATTCTATAATTTTGTATATAGAATGTGAATCGGTTAAATCAAAATTAACCAATTGAAATCTTGGTTCGTTCTCAAGATGTTTAATATTGTCATGATTTTCTACACTTAAACGACGAGCACCACCAACAATTAAAGCACTTGTTTCCCTAAGAAGATAATCAACCATATAAGAACCATCTTGACCTGTAACACCTGTAACAAATATTACTGTTCCTTCGGAATGTTTAATATCTTGAATTTTATTTATTTTCATTTATAAAAAATATTACCATGAATCAAATTATATGTAAAGATTTTTTAATTGTATTATTAATTTTATAACATGCTTAGTAAAATTTTATTTGTCTTTTTTTAATTTCTTAAGAAGTTCAACCAATATTTTAAATTGCGTTCATTACTTTTATGCAAAGTATCACTACCAATATGATGTTGATTAGTGGTAAGTAATTTGATACCCACTTTAGAAACATCTAGAGCATCATCTGCATCAGCTTTCCAAGAATTGGGTGCCCAACGAATGACCGGTGATACAACAGATGGGACTCCAACAGAAATTCCATCAGCGGTTATCATATTGAATGATTCTGTGTATGACACTTGTATCAGTAAATCCATTTGTTTTACAAGTTCAATAAATTTGTCCCATGTTTCCCAATTTTCTTTTATTAAAGTTATGCCTTTAATATGTTCTGTCATCTCTATGATAGATGACAATGTAGTGGATTTACATTCTTCTCCACCAGTTGACATGTGTATTTCAACTGGAATACTTAATATTGAATGCATGGCCAGCGCAGCCGCAGCGGCAGTCATAAAATTTTTTTCTGGCCGTATAGCTCCAAATATTCCTATTTTTATTGGATAGGATCCATTCCAAACTTTGCTACTAATATGTGAGACAGGATATAAATTTGGAAGACAAACACATTCTTCATTATATGATGTTCTAAACCAATTAACAAACTGTGGAGAGTTACCACCCACTTTCAAATTTTTATGTATTTTAGATAATTCAGCATATTTTCTAAAAAGTTCCACTCCATGTGGGTCTGCTTGTAAAAACCCAACGTTAGAATGGGATAATATGACAAATTGAATATCAGAAAAGTTTTTTATTAAGTGTTTCATATCATAAACACTTAACCAAGGAGCTGAAATAACTACATGAGTCAATCGTTTTTTATGTGTTTCATTGTAATGGTCTATAGTATAAACTATATCCACATTATGACGAACGGGAAATGCAGAAGCATTTATACCGCATTTATTAAGATATTTAGCAGTGGTAAATCCAGCTACATTTAATCCTACACAGCTAGACCTTATCCAGTGAGCAAAATCTTTAAAAAAGATAGCCAGACTTACATCATCTAAATTTTTGTTATTTTTTCTAGACATATTTGGGTTTGGATAAATATAGTTAAGTAATTGGAACAGAGAAAGAAAAATAGTTTTGATTCGTTCTTTTTTATCATATTCTAACATATTTGTATGTTTTATCGGCGCTATCGTAATACCAGTAACCATCACGTTTCCTATTGATTTTGTCCTGAAACGTTAATCGCAACCACTCTTTCATCCAATCAGAGTTAATCCAATTCATCGTTGCCATTGATGCCGTCTCTGAATTTTGAAAACTTCCTGTGAAACTCATCAAAATCTTCCTCCGTTAATCCTAACACATTTACAATTGCATTAATGATATAACAGGAATGATATTTTCCTATATTCTTTTCTGATAGTTTTTTAGCTATAACAGAAGCAAAGTAGGTCAATTCCATTATCCTTTTTTTCTCTTCGTTTTCTTCAAAACCAGAGATTATTAATCCCGGAATCTTATGAGCTTCAATGTCAGCTTGTGTTTCCTTGATGACAGTGTTTCTCAATAGTTCTTTTAATTTATCAGAATCCAAATTAGCAGTTTTCAGTTTTTCACGAAGTTTTTTTACATCCTTCGCGGTAACTTTCTTAGCTATGGAGAATGTGGTTAAGATACCTTCTTTTGCTAATATGTGATTTGCTGTTTGCATTCTATACTATAAATAGAACGCATTTAGAATCGAGCTTCGATTTTTCGGGAAGAACCTTGAATTCTATCGGGATCTAAAAAATTAAATTCTACTTTACCTTTTCGTATGTATCCCCGTCCAGTAAGAAACATACAATTATAGCACAATATTTCTATATTTTCTAACAGATGATTTTTTTCATTACCATCTTTAAAACTTATCAGAAGTGGCATTTTATTATCGGTTAATCGGTGTTCATCAAATCCACAGTTTTCACATTCTGCTTTTTTTATTCCACTTCTTATAAGAAGGTCTTTAAGCCTATAAATGGGATAATTTGGAAATTTGCCCTCAAGTATTTGATTAAGTGGATATTTGCCTTTATTGGGAGCCCAATATCTTTTTTTAGCATTTTTACCCCAAGGATTTGTTTTAAACAAGTTATAAGTTTTTGCCCACTTTTTATAACAATTATATCCTACATTAAGATATCTAGCACAAGCCATAGCATTATCACAATGTTCTTGAGCTTCTTTTATTTCTGATTCAAGAAGTGGTCTAGCGCCTCTACCTCTTCTAAGTCTTCTAGGATTATCTTTAATAACACCAAGAGCTTTTAAATCTTCTTCTGGAAGTTGTAATTCTTCTAAAACAGTTTTATTTTCAATGTTAGCAACCTTTTTTTTAACTTCTTGTAATTCCTTCACTACAATATCCAGAACTTTATTTTCCATTGTCACCGGTACTTGATTGGTTTGTTGTGTTTCCATTTTCTCCTCTCAAACTTTCTTTTTGAAGGTCAATATTATGTAATCTCATAAAGTTAAGACGAAGCATTTCAGCTTTTCCATGTAATCCAGCATTGATTAAAACACGATAGGTATTATAACAAAAATGTTTTTCGGGTTTTTTAAAATCTTTTTTTTCCCAACATTCAATAACAACAGTCACTCTGAATCCCGGCAAATCTTTCCTTTTTTCAATAGCACGAGTAGCAGCTTCAACGTAAACGTCATCAAAGATTTCTGAATCGATTTCAAATTCATCCACCCAGAAATCTGCACATTTTACTACTATTTTTTTAAGCGCTGACGCTTTCATATCTTTTTTCATATTTTAAATCTCCATCATTTAGAAGGTCAAGATTTTTAAGTTTTTCTCTAACATTGTCACAAACTTGCTCTTCAACTGTTCCAGCTACAAATACTATTTTTTGAACACTTTTACTTTTTGCATTTTCTCTCCACACTCTACCAGTAGCTTGCCTCATCAATACAGCAGAATAACTTGGTGATATCAAGGTTAAACGTGGATTCATACCATTTATATCATGAAGAGACAAGCCCGCACCCCCACTAGCTATATTCACCAAAATCACCTTTTCTTTGCCAGATTGAAAATCATCTACACTTTGTTGACGAACTTCATCCTTGGTTTTACCATCAAAAATACATAGAGTATTTAATCTTTTCGCTATAGCTCGAAGAGTTTCAGTAAAATTGACAAAGACCACTACAGACATTCCATCTTCTAACCCCTCTTCAATCATGTCCATAAATAGAGGAACTTTCACTAATTCTATACCTTGACGCGCGCGCAGGATTGCAGTCAATTCACTAGCCTTATCAGCCTTGGTCAACTTGGCTAATTCTTTTAATTCTTTCTGCATTTCCTCATGACACTTGTTAATTTTCTTAACATCTTCGTCATCCATGTTATAACATTCAGCAATAATTTCAGATTCAGGAAAATTAGGAATTGTATCACGGGTCAACCGAACTCCCCTATTAATGAAAATATCTGTATGTAATTTTTTTAAAACTTTTTGCCTAAGTTTCATATCAGAAGTAAACTCTAAACCAAAACGACCTTTATAAACTCCATGTTCATAACACCACTGATAATAGGCTGTTGCGCCCTTAAATAATTTTAAACAAGTGCCCACTGTTCTAAGTTCGAGGGGATTGGTTGCATTAGTAGCTGAACAGAATAACATCTTATAGTTTTGCTTGAGTGCTTCAATGCACGTCTTCGAATTTTTAGTTTTCCAATTTTTAAGTTTTTGTGATTCATCCCAAATAATCAACGTATCTTTTGGAATTTTCCATATAAATTTTCGTTTATGAGTTTTTTTGCTTTCAATATATGAAGCAAATGGAGAATCTATTTTACCTATTCGTATTTGTTCATAATTAATAATACCAATCAATAAATCCTTCATCTTAAAATGATTAACTATTACTCGTTTCCAAGGTTCCATTACAGCTTTTGGACATACTACAAGCATTTTCATTTTAAGTTCTCTGGCAACAGCACAAGCTACATAAGTCTTACCAACACCTGTATCAGAACCATCTATTGCACAACCGGTTTTATTAATAGCAGTAACTAGCTTACTCACAGATTCTATCTGCCAAGACCTAAGACCTTTCTCATTTTCAACCTTGTAGGGGGGTAGCCAGAAATCTTCAGCCTCTAAAGGGGGGGAGGGTGGCTTCTGGCCATCAAGCTCACTAAAATTTTCTATACAAACTTTGGTTTCATAAAGACACCAATCGTCATCAACTTTGGCAACAGAGAAACCTTCACCCCACAATTTATATTTAGCTTTGTTCCAAAAAGCAAAAAACGGTGGACGGTATTCTACAGGAATTTTCCAAACACGGCGCCACACAAGTTCACCGTCTTTATTTTCCCATTGATAAGGATCGCTCCACTGAATATCCAAGTTTATCATTCTTTAACAAATGACCTACACTTGTTAATCACCGTATTCTTCTTTTTGGAAGGCAGCGGCTGTGTGAACGTCAGTTTTTACGTAGATGTTGTCTTTACTAATAACTCCAATATTAAATTCTTCAGATATTGCACGAGTAAGCATAGCACCATCAGGGTCATCATAACCATATCCTAAATCTATAAGATTTTGAACATATTGCTCCCTTGGTATATGAAATGCTCGAGGAATCATATCACTCAAATATTTAACAAGTTCAGGCACCGTTGGGAAGGTGACAAACTTACCTATCGTTGAATCCTGTATATAGAATCTATTCATATCACACTATATGTAGTGTCAATATTGGCATTATGTATTAAGATTGTGTATATTACAAGTTTTTATATTGGAAAAGCATCATTTATATTATATAATCAACAAATAAATTGTTTTCTTTTATGGTGCTGATATTTATTTCATGTATATGATTCTAAAATTAGTTATAGTAACGACAATATTGTTGACGTTAGGATTTTCAGGTTATGCTCAACAGCAAACAAATACTCCACCAGTAAAAGTTGTGATGAAAAGTAAAATGTTAGGGTCAGATTTGTCAAAATTTGGTACTGATTTGGTTGAATCATTTTTAACTATTCAACCATTTACAACTAATGGAGAAGCTCATTTTCAATTCGGTGGAGGTATTAATACACAAACAAAAGAGCCTATTGAAGCAGTATTACTATCCATTCCAACCAGTACTCATACCGCAGTTGGTTTTGGCGGATATCATATTGGTTCAGATTGGGCTGATGCAAATGCAAACTTGCAATTTGGAATAACTAATCATATTCCATTTATAGGAATTGTAAGAACGTTTGTAGGAGATGGTGCAGCATGGAATTTTACTAGAAGTGAAGTAGCCAATTTTTCTTTTACTGGACAAGAAAAAAATTGGGTGATAGGGTCAAGATTTGAAGCTGGGGTTGGATATGCTATATGCAATACATCTGACCGAGCTGGAATTGATATCTTAGGTGGTGCGCATATTGGACTCAAATATGGTAATGGTTCTGGATTCCTTGGCATGTTTGGCAGTCAAAACAGATATAAAACATATGCTACAAGATTAGATTTAGACTAATAAAGTTATGATAACAACTATCAGTTAAAAATAAAAATGAAAACAACACAAAGAAAATATGGTTGGAAGAAATCCAAAGATGATGTTAGGGATTATCATTTCGGAAGAATGGTTAGTTTAAAAAAACTTTTGTTTCGTGATTTACCGCCTGTTGTCAGTAATATACAATGGTGTTCTCCAGTTGAAGACCAAGGACAATTAGGGTCTTGTACATCTAATGCTTGGGCAGGATTACTTCAATATAATGAGAATAAAAACAACCAAAATGGTAGTGGGTCATACAATGATTTAAGTCGCCTATTTATTTATTACAATGAAAGGGTAATTGAAGGAACTGTTAGTCAAGATTCTGGTGCTGAATTAAGAGATGGAGCAAAAGCTTTAGCCGACCAAGGCGTTTGTATTGAAAGTGAATGGCCTTATATAGAAGCCAATTTTACTCAGATGCCTTCAAGTCAATGTTATACCGATGCTTTACCAAATGTTATTCACAGTTATTATTCTCTAAATACCATAACTGATATGAAAACGTGTTTGGCCAATGGTCAATGTTTTGTGTTCGGATTCAACGTTTATGACTATTTTGAATCTTCGGAAATGGCATCAACGGGAATATTAAAGATGCCTCAACCTAATGAACAAGCAATTGGTGGTCATGCTGTAATGGCTGTCGGATATGATGATACTCAACAAACATTTCTTATTAGAAATTCGTGGGGAACTGGTTGGGGATTAAATGATAATGGATATTTTATGATGCCTTATAGTTATATTACAAATCAAAACTTAGCATCTGATTTTTGGACTGTTGTGAAAGATATATAACAACGGTGAGGAAAAACAAACAAACAAATAAAAGGAAAATAAATGAAAAAAATGTCAACTTATATAAGTTTAGTAGCAATGGTTCTAGGATTATTTACCTTCACTGGTTGCGTAACCACGGACAATCAATCTCAAATCAATGCTGCAGCCGTAGTAATTCAACAAGCAGCCTATATGGGGGCTGAATATGCTATTCAACAAAATACAAATAATGTTGTGTGGTTTTCTTTAGCTGATTCGGCTATCAAAACTTTTGCTACAGGTAAAGATTTAAGTCCCTCAACATTTGAATCAGACTTAAATGCGATTAGTCCTAACTTAAAAAATCAATGGATACAATTGGCTATAGATTCAACGATTGTAGTTTATGATGGATTTTACAGTCAATATGTAATCAGTCAGGTCAATAGTAATGCTGTTGCGGTAACATTTTTAGATGCTATTACAACTGGTTTTGATGAAGCTTTGGGAACAAGTAATAATACAAATACGGTTTCTATGTTAAGAATTGCAAAACCATATGTAGGAAGACCATCTATTATAAAACACTAATAATAACAATAAATGAACAATCAATAACGGATAGAATAATTATTCTATCCGTTTTTTGGTTATTTAATTACAAAAATTTCTAAAATGAAAGATAAAAAAATATTAAGGATTTTGAATTTGGAAGGCGGCGGATGCAAAGGATACATGTATTGCTGTTTATTAGCCAAATTAGAAAAGAAAACAGGGAAAAAATGCCATGAAATTTTCGATTTGATAGGAGGCACATCTATTGGAGCTATAGTAGCTGCATTATTAGCAAGTGATAAAACAGCTCAAGAATGTATGAATTTTTTTATAGAAGATGCTCCCATAATCTTTAAAAGAAAATGGTATAATCAAAAATGGTGGAATCCTTTTGGATTCTTCTATCCAATGTATTCAGATAAAGTGATAGAAAAACTATTGAAAGAAAAATTTGATAATAAAACTCTCAAAGATTGTAAAACTGAAATATTAATTCCAGCGTTTAATCTGACAACCGATGAACCATTCTTCTTTAAATCGTATGAGGGAGATAATACTTTATTATGGAAAGCAGTTAGAGCTTCATCTTCTGCTCAATTTTATTTTCCAGCATTCAGGGATGGTAATAATGTATTTTGGGATGGCGGAGACACCAACTCAAATAATCCGGGTATGTGTACATACGCTGATGCTATTAAGTTAAAATATAAAGTAAAAAATATGAGGATTTTAACACTTCATTGCGGCCAATATCCTCAACGGTGGAATCCTCTTCGTTTTATACATTGTGGAGCATTGATGAATATTATTAGAACTGTTTCGGTAATGTTTGAAAGTGGTTCACAAGAAACCGATTATCAATTGAAACAAATTTTTGGAAAAAATTATTTGAGTATAAATCCAACTGTAAAAGAAAATTTTTCTTTAGCAAAATTTTCTGATAAGCAAATAAAAGTTGGAGAAGAGTGGGTTAAAAATTACTACAGTGATATGGAAAAATTTGTGTTATCCGATTAACTATTCAAAATCATCTTTTTCTTTATTGCATTTGTATATGGATAATTTGGATTATTACCGTTTATTTTTTCTTTCAACGGAGTATCAACAATACCAAGTTCTTGCTTAAGAAATGCTAAAGCAGCAATAGGTGACATTCTACCACAATTGAATCCAATAATCCCATGTTGCTCGCAAAAGTCTTCTAATACTTTTATATCTTTTTCAAGCCAAGTTTGCTTCGGGGTGGTATATTCAGTTTCACCATCATTTATTTTCTTTTTCTGAATCATTATTTGGTAAGGGTCAAACTTACTTTTGATTGTCTCTATTTTCTTGGTGATTACTTGATTAAAGTCGGGAATAATGCTAGTCTTTAAATCTGGATATTCTTCAAATCCCAAACTCAACTGATTTTCACTTTGATTGAAGTCGGTCATAAAATAATTTCCTAAACAGCCGTTGGTTCATAAATTCTTTCATATGGACTTTCACTTGGCAATTTATCCAGATTTATTAATAAATCCCTAACTTGTTCCCATTCGTTTCCTTCTTCATTCTCACCACCAGCATCCATCCATAAATGCCAAACTACGGGAAAATCTAAATGCCATTGGTTAATTCCATTATCAATAGCTATTATTTTTTTCTTTATATCATCTGATTCCAAAGCCACATTTATTTCTTCCAGTCGTTTTTTAAAATGTGGATATACTTCCATATCTGTTTTTCTTTTGTCTGGATATTTATCATACCAATCAATATAATCTTCATAGTATTCTTTTAAAGTCATCAAACAGTCAAACAAAATAGCATCATCAGGGTCATATCCTTTTTCCAATTCGTGATAAAATTTAAGGAAGGAACTTGCTTTTCTTTCCAATATCACTCCTTTTACTATTTCATTAAGAAGCATATTATCAATTTTTTTATCCACTATAATCCATTTTTTTCCGTGGATATTCCTTACCAAGTAAATATGTTTTTTCACTAATACATTCGCCATCATCTCCTTCAGGATTAGGATACGGACCTTCTGTATGCTTTCTATAGGGGTGAGATGGACGATAATATTTTTTCATTATAGGAGTATGAGAATCTTTGGATACATTATTCTTCCCATGCAGTTCAACCATTTTTTTACCACTTTTTCGGTCTTTAGCTTTTTTCTGGTCTTCCCAATCACGAAAGATTATATTACCAAGTAAGTATGCTTGTTTTTCCATCTGTCGCAACCAAGGATTGTGTTGAGCATATTGGGGGTCTTCACCAGCCTTACCTCCGGTTCTACTCGTTTGAAATTTTTCATTCTCATGTTGCCAATGATGAACTGTTTCATGGGAAAAAGAACGAAGAATATCCTTTTGATGTCTATCGGTTACATATAAATTAATTGTTCTAGTATCAGGGTCATAATAAGCTGTTTTGCCTAAAACTTTTGCAGCATTCTTGTCATTTGACAACAGTTTTACTTTTGGAACAATTTTGAATTTTAACTCTTTTTGTAAATGAGCAAATAACTGTACCAAGTGCGATTTAAATGTATCTATGTCATCGGGCATCATACCTTCTATAAATAGGTCTTTAATCCTTCTATTATCAAGTAAATTTGATGATTCTGTAAGGTTTATAGTCTTATTAAGAGTATTATCAAACAGAATTAACCCAGATTTTTTAGCCGTATCTTTTAATATCTTTAATTGAAGTTCGGTGGGCAATACTTCTTTTGAATGGTCAATAACCATCATATTTTCATCAGTTACTATTCTAATTAATCCTAATTTGAATGCTGCTGCGTATGGATTTCCTTCACTATGATACGTAAGTCCTTTAGAAGCCATATATTTTTTAGTCCAGTTCATATGACTGCCTTCTATGTCAACGTTGTGAAATTCTCCTTGGGGATCCAAAAAGTAGTGTGTATTTGGAGATAGAATTCTTGCTGCTTCTTTCAAAATCAATTTATTGGTTTTTGGACAATTTAAGATATTTTTAAGTAAAAGTGACTCTGTAAGTTCTATTGATTTATTTGTTATAGTATCATGTAAAGTATATCCTAACTCTATTGCTGCATTTTTTAATTTTGCCATTTGACGATAATTTGGAGGACCTATTTTTCTATCATATTCAAAATTAAGCTTTTTGTATAATCTAAACAATGAAACTTTAATAAATCCCAACTCAAACATTTTTTCTGACACTGTATATTCGCCATGCACAACATTATTTTGTCTTAAATACATTTGGGCCCAGTGGAAATGTGAACTACCAGCAGAATAAAATTTCCCTATTTTATCTAACCAAAAAGAGTCATATTTACTGTTTAATAAATTTTCGGTTTCCCAAAGACCTTTAAATAAATCTTTGGCTTGAGTAGGAAAATCAGAATGTCCAACAAACTTATTATCATCTTCTTCCATAGTTGGAGTAACCGGAGGAAGAGGTTTTACTTCGTAAGGAACAGAATCATCAAAATAATCACTAAAACTAAGACCTTCTCGCATCTCCATATGAGAGCGATAAGCACTTACATTTTTTTGTGATTTTTTAAGACCCACATTGAAAATTACGGCTTTCTTTTATGAACACCACTGGTTGTTTTTTTAGGTGGTTGGTGTTTTAATTTTTGAGCAAATGTAGCTGTTTTTGATTTCATACCTTTTTGGATGGTCTTAACTACTTTACTTCTTTTTTTTGCTTCATCTAAATCATCAGCCCATCTTTGTTTTCCGCTTTGTGGAAGATTACCATGACCAACGGTTCTATAAGAACTATGTTGAACAGCTTGTCCACCAACTTCTTCTACCGATTCTTCTTCTATTTTTTCAAAACGGCATACATGACCATCATTCCATTTAATATCTTCTGGTTTTTCTTTTGCTGTTACTTCTTGGCGACATTTAGGGTCACGACATAGCCATAAATTAAATCCAGCTTGTCCTTTATGACCTTTTTCAACACCACCTTCTTCCCCTATAGCTTCACTTACTTCTGGGTCGTATTCATTTGTTCTAGCAAAGAAATCCGGTTCAGATGTTTTTGCTAATGTAGGTTGAACCACTTTATAGGCTGGACCCATCTTCATATTGACTATTTCTTCAAGAGAAAGTCCTTCATCTTCTTCATATCCTTCTTCTTCTTCTTCTTCTGCCCAATCAGAACCAAAATGTGGTTCCATTGTTTTTTTAAAAGTTTCTTGCTGTTCTTCTTTACCATGAGCTTTTTGATAAAGGTCCCCGCCCGGTTTCAATCGTTTTGCTAGCGCTTTTCTATGTGGGGTACAAGTTGGCTTGGTCATAGGCGTGCAATATCCCTTATGGGATTTTTTGATTGCTTGTTTGAGAAATCTTTTTTTTCTTTTCTTTTCTTCCAGTCTATCAATTTTTTCACGAAGAGACTTTAATTCGGATAATTCATTTTCATTAAGATTACGTTGTGCATTTGCCAATTCAACATAACGATTATTCATCTTGCATTCTTCTTCTTCATCATACATTTCACTTATTTCTGGGTCATACTGATTAGTTCTTGCAAAGAAGTCTGGTTCAGAAGTTTTTGCTAATGTAGGTTGAACAACTTTGTAAGATGGTCCCATTTTCATATCAACTGTACTTTCATCAACATCTTCTTTTTCATTATCCGTTTTAGATTTCTTACCAAATTTTCCTTTATTCATACAAAATGCACATTTACATCCGGGTTTGTGTTTGCCTTCATCAATTTTTACCCATTTACCTGAATTTTCATCAAATCTAACTTCTTTTAAAACTTCCTTGACAATTTCACGAACTTGTTTTTTATTTTCATCTAATCTAGGTGTGCTAGCAATAGTTCCTTTAGTATTTAGACCGCCTTGTTTCTGACCTTCTCCCGGTACTACAGTACCACCAACAGATTTAGAAGCAATAGAACTCTTATTAGTTCCTTTACCTGCAGCTGTTATAGGTTCTTTATCACCGGGTTCAATGGCTGGAACACCACCCCTGTCTTTAGTTACTCCTGTTTTAGTCATACCTGATAATTCACCACTAGCTGGACCACCAAATTCTTTACCCACTTGAATAATTTTACCAAGGCGAATAGGTTGGCCATGATGGGGAATATTTAGAGCACCACCCATAAGAGGAAGTCCACCATTATCATCTATACATTCTGCGCATTCTTCTTCTTCTTCACAACCTTCTCCTACGCATTCTTCTTCATCTTCGATTGATTCTTGAATTTTAGAATAGTAATTTGCATCCTCTTGTAGATTTTTACTTGCAATTTTTGCAGCGGTAAATTCATCTTCGGTATGCTTAAATTCAGCAATGATGCCTTTTTGAAATTCTTTTGGGTCAACACCTTCTGGTAGAAGTTGTTCAATGTCTTTCACAGTTGCCTTTTTATTTTTGAAGAAATCTCGATATTCCATAATGTATATAAATATTCATTTGTTTTGTTAAAACCAACAAAATATTAAGGTTGGTTTATTTTCTTAAGGCATTTCTTTTATCGTATAAATCCTTAAAGATTTCGGTTATTTCAGGAGAATTTTCTACTGCTCTATTTTTCTTTTTAGCAGCAATCATTTCATCAAGAACTGCTTTAGTTTTAGAAAAAGTGGTTTCATCAACTTTCATTTTTTTATCATCAATATTTAACATAAGTAGCCTACTGTAGTAATGTGGGTCGGTTTTAAGATTTTTCAATACTGTTTGTTTAGCTATAGATTTATCTTTCTTAACCATCTGACTTAATTCGTATTGAAGTGCTGACATTATTTCATCGGGAGATGGAGTATGTCTTTTTCCTTGAAATAGTTTGTCAACCTGTGGGTCAAAACGTTGGTCTGGATTTAAAGGTCTGTCTGCTTGTTTATTGCCAGCTGCTCCAGCAGGACTCATAATCTGAGTTCCCATATTTTTCCCAGCTATTCCTTCACCATCATCAGTTTCACTTTTGTCCATATCAACTATTTTACCATCTGGATATCCTGTTTTTATTTTGCTTCTATTACCTGTTTCATCAGATGAAGAAGGCATAGCAGAACCAGAAGGAGTATTAGGATAAAAATGGTCTGCTTTATCGGAAGAAGAAAAATGAGATGGACCTTGTGTGGTATTTCCACCGCTTGGAGTACCGTAGGGAGTTTGGTAGTTTGTTGCGCCCGTTCCCCCTGATGGTCCTGCTTCAAAGGTATTTTCCTTAATAACTCTTTTAATGACTTTTTTTGCCATGCATATAAATAGTATGGCATTGTCTAAAACTTTGTCTATTTAAGGTAAGAATTACTTAATGTAATCTTTGAAGTCTATCAATTTCTGCAGCAATGAGAGCGCCAGCTTTAGCAAGATTTCGGATTGGGTTATCAGTTGGTTTCCACCATTTTTTATCCCATTCTACTGGCCACATTATTTCAGAAAGTCCATTCCAATCTCCAGTAATTGAACGACCAGATTTGGAGGCAGCAATAACAGCATAAGAAATAGCAGCCATTGTCATGCTTGCTAATGTATGTGTATCATCATGTTCTGGAGTCCAACCCTCAACTAAAATTTGTCGTTGGCGTTCTTCTTCTATTATCTGGACTCCGGTTTTCATTCCTCATATTCCTTCTGATGGAGAATTTGGTTTTCTATTTAACAACCAAGTAAGAAAAAGCAATATTCCACACGCTAATAAAATTTTTATTATCATAATTATCTATATTCTTTTTTTAATAAACGCCATCTATCAGAGTCAATTTCTTTTTTACCATTATCAATTTTAATCAACATCTTTGATATATTATCTACGCTATCATAGATGTATTTGTGTGGAAACATCCCAAGTAACCAATAAGGGCAAAGTTTTTTACCCCCTTCAACAGCAATGAAAGTTGGCCGCTTCATTCTTACAGCAGTGACCAATTCTTCTACTGCACCAAAAGTGGGAGTTTTTGGGTCAATATATGCTATAATAAAATCTGACCTATCAACCAAGTTTAAATCATACGCACGAACTTCTCTCATTCTCTCTTGAACTTCATCGTATTTTTCTTCTTCCATCAATTCACTAATATGTTTTCTTGTATTATCGTCTTCTTTTATGTCTTTTAAGAATGGTTTGTGATAAGGATTGAAAACTACAACCCCCATTTTTTTCAATATAACCGTAATTTTATTTCTCCAATCTTCCCCGTTCTTATATTGCATTGGACCTACTAAGTACGTTTTTGTTCTGTATAATAGATTTTTCACAATTATGCTAAATATTTACTAAAACTTATTTTTACCCTTGGTGTGAACGAGCAATAATTTCCAACGCTAAACCATACTTGTCAATAAATTGAAGTATGTCCTTCATTTCCAATACCGGATTATAATCACAGTAAATTTCAAGAGTAGGTTTCATATGTGTAGGATGATTTTCAATAATTTCTGCCCTGCGAAACCACTGTTTAGTTTTGGAATTATCGTAAAATTCGCCTAAGGCTAATCTAAATCTATCTGGTAACTGTTTGTAATAGTGTGGTAATTCTATTTGGGTTGTTTGTTCTGGTTGATTATCCATAATTTTTCTTATTTTAAATTGACAATGTTATGCTTGATTTGAACGAATAAAAATTTCCAATGCTAAATTATAGAGAGCAGAAAATTGAACTAATTCTCTTCTTTCTAATGCGGGTTCATATTCACAATAAATTTGGAGTGTCGGTTTCAAATGTACAGGATGCATTTCAATTAATTCAGCTCTAGATAACCATTTTCTATCTTTATAGAGGTCATAAAATTCACCAAGAATTCTTTTTTGTTCTCTACCTTTTGGTAATGTGCGTGGTAATTCCATATTTTCCTTTATTTTAAATGTTTAAGTATTTTATATATACATGCTAAAAATGTTATATCTCTAGCTTTTGGTATAACTAACTCTGCTTGATATATAGAATCAGCTAACTCATATATAATCAATGCTTCTTTTCCTTTAGCATATTCTTCTACTTTATCAAATAAATATCTATATACTGTTTCTAACGAACCTGCATCAAATTCCGTAGTCATTTGACGAATTTCATTAAATACCCCAGCTTTATTGGGGTTTTTCAATAAATCTACTAATTTATTCAACATATCCATCTCTACAGCATTTTCTTTAGAAATCTTAATTTTGAGAGAAACATTTCCATTTTCATCTTTTGTTTCTACTGTTGATTGTTGAGCAAAGTTAATTATTTTTCTAATATCAGGATAATAAGTATTTATTATAAAAATAATATCTTCTTGTGTAAACGATATATTTTCACTTTGTAAAATTTCCACCAACCTTAAAGCTACATCTTTTTTTGATATTGGTTTAATTTCAAATGATTGAACCCTAGAAGAAATTGGAGCAATCATTTTTTCCACAAAATTACATGTGAGAATAAATCTTGTATGAGCTGAATAAGCCTCCAGCATATTTCTAAGAACACCTTGAGCATCAGCAGTTAATCTATCAGCTTCATCAAGAATAATAACTTTAAGAGGCTTAAACCCTGCTGAAGAAGCATAATTCTTCATTTGGATTCTTACATCTTCAACTCCATTTTGGTCTGAAGCATTAATATAAAGATAATCACAATTAATATTTTTTGTTAGAAGCTTAGCCAGTGAAGTTTTACCTGTTCCAGCAGGGCCAAATAAAAGAATATGCGGAATGTCATTCTTCTGAATATATTGATTGATTTTCTCTTTAACACTTTCATTCCCAATATATTCATCCATTGTGGATGGTCTATATTTTTCCACCCACAATGAATGGTCTTTTTTGAGGGGTTTACTATATTCAACCAAGAAATCCATAATTACACGAACTTAACTTTTTTAGCAATGACTTTGGATTTCAGAACACGTCTGAGTCCGGGTAGTTCTTCTCTTATTTGTTTCTTTGTAAGAATTTCTTGAAACCACGGGCCAATCCACTCACCGTGACTCTTGTAAAACAAACCATAGTATTTTTGTGTATTTTTATTTATTTTCATATTTATTCCATTTTTTAATCTTCTACATCAATTTTAACTAAATAATATTGACTCTTAAATCCACTATCATTAAAAGCTATACTAGCCAATCCAGCTTCTGACACGTTTAGAACTGGATTATTCACTTCACCATTAGCAGATAAAATTTCTTTAAGATGCTTGGCACTAAAACTTATTGGATTTTTCACTATATCTTTACCAGCAGTAGCAGTGACTTCCATAGCAATTCTATCTGACAAATTTTTTTGTTTATAACCTAATACCATTTCCAATTTCTGTTTCTTTTTACTCATAATAAGGGTAAATAAGGCATCCTTATCATCAATAGCACCAAATGATTTATTAAAAGCATCAATAAATTCAGGTGTAAAAACAATTTCTACCGTAAATGGTGGAACATTCTTCATAGTTGGAACAGGGTCAATAACATCAACGCCAGCTGTTACATAGTTGATTCCGATTTTTCCATCTTCGGCAATTAGTTGACGAACTCTTGTCACATCGTTTTCATCAATATCCAACGATAAGGCAATATTATCTGCGAGAGGCGACAACATTTTTTTAAGTTTGTTGGTGTCTGATATACCTATTTCTATACCGCTAAAGAATGTAGCCGCTTTTTCCAACTGAACAGAAGTGAACAACTTCCTATCAGAAGTCATCGCGGTTACTGACAAATCGTTGTTATTATTAGACCAAAGAACGCCCTCGATGGTACCGCCCAAATTATATTTTTTAATAAATGTTTCAATGTGTTTCTTTTCCATATTTATATTCTCCAATTTTGGTAATATATTACCATACGTTTTATTCTTTGTCTATTTTTTATATTTTATTTAGTAATTCTGGTGTTTCAAAAATGTTACCTATTATTTTATCAACAACTAATAATAATCCATTTGGTTTTTCATCAATAAATCTAACCGTCACAATAGGAAGACATATTTCATTGACTATAATTCTAAATCCACCAAATTCGTTTAAGTAAATTATTGAACCTTTGGATTGGTATATAGTTTCTATGATATCTCCTTCATAAATTTCTTTGCTATGTTTATCTTTAAGACCGGTATATTGTTGGATGGCCAGACTTCGCCTTACACCATAACTATCAATAACTCTATTTATCAAAAGATTACCATTTTCATCATCTTCATAAAAAATACTCTGTTCATTAAAAATATCCTTTGGATAAAGCATTTTCTTTTCAACATCATCCCAAACTCTAAATTTTATTTCTCTGTTCATATAAATGAATCCAATGTAACTTCTTGTTTTTTTGGTTGTTCATCAGGTAAACACAAATTGATAATTATCTGAAATTTTTCAGCGAATGGTTTAAGTTCTTCTTCAATCAATTTTTTCAATTCAATTCTGTCTGGCGGCGGTGTAAATCCCTCCACTTTTCCATATGGGCCTCTTCTTCCATTCTTTCCTCCGAGTAAAGGCATATTTACTGATTTAATGTCATTCTCCAATATAGCAAGTTTTAACGATTTAATTGATGATTCAATCCATTCAAGAGTACTCCAATAATGCCAATCATTTTTTACTGCTAATCCAAGAAGATAAATCTGATGTTCGTGGTCAAAATAAGTGTAACAATCACCGGGACGAATTGCATGTTTAGAGCATAGTTCTTTATAATGTTCAAACATCAAAGGATAACGTTTCTTAAACTCCAAAGCAATACCAGCGCCCATTATACCCACACAGTTAATGGTATTGACATAAGCATCAGCAGGTGTATCAAAAATGGATTTATAACCTATTGTAAATTTTTCACTCATTAAAACTATAATTAACAGCTTTTTTCCCAAACAAGATTACGGGATTGAACTCTCTTCCAACCTTTTCGGTAAATCAATTCAAATTCAGAAACGTCACCATATTCGTCAATCATATCAAAAGTCCATTGTTCGGGAATCCATCCGATTCCACCATCACCATCATTGTATCCCGGTATCAGTGTAGCTTTAACAACTTTAAGTTCAAGATTGCATTTACCACCTTCAGGTTTTAATTTTGTCACTGGAGCTACAATTTCATAAGGAATATTAAATCCTTTACCACGAGCTATATCTCCAACCATTGCTTCTGTTCCATCTTTATAATGCATATTTCCTTTTATTATCCAAAAAATTGATTTTCTTCCCTTTTATAAGAATTGACATTCTTTTTATTTATATTGACCATTCCCAAATCAATTTTTGGCAATTCTTTAATTAGTTCATAACCACCATCAATTTGTTTTTTCCATTCTAAATCTTCTTCTTTAGGATAATCTATTGTCCATCTAACAGTAGATTTGTCAAGCATTTTTCTAGCCATTTTAGATAAAGGCATAATATATCTGAATTGTTTTCCTCTTATTCTAGTGATTCCTTTCAATTTCATAAAATCTCGGGTCAACCAGAATATCTTTTCTTTATTACAAAACTTAGCATTCTCTATACAAAGATTATGTGAGGTTCTTGGATGAATTTTCTCCCCATCAGGGCTAATATAAATATCCGTCCAAATGAAACCACCATAATAGAAATTTGCTGATTGATACACATAACCAACTTTACCAACAATACCATCAGCCCATGTATATAGAAATAGCTTTTCTGGCAAATGTATTTTTATCCATTTGATAATTGCAGATAACATTTGTGATTCAGAATTTTTGGGCATTTCAGGAAGCATACACATCTTACCAATTTCATAATAGTCCTTGGTTGTAAGACCGGGAAAAAGTTTATTGATAGTTTGGCGGGGTTGCGTTCCCCATCCAAGAGTTAGTACACCAACCATCTTATCACCAATAAATACACCAAGATAATGCTTGGTAAGTTTAGGCATTACCTTGGAATAGTGATGTTGTTGAACTAATTTAGCTGCGGTAAATTTATTTACTTCTTTGATTGTGTAATCAAACTTCATTTTAAAATTAGGTCAATATTTAAAATTTGATTGTCTATATTTTTTGGAGAATTATTTGACCTGTCCATTATAACTTTATATTGATTTGGAAAACAATTATTTATTAATTTTTGGACTGATTTTTCAATTTTTGACAAAGTGATATCATCTATAGGCTCTCCTATATACTTTTCCATACATTTACCAATTTCTTTTTCAATTTTACTTAATTTTTTACTTTTTATTTTCATATTTTATGTTCTTTAAGAAGAACAGATTTTAAACTATCTCTTGGAATCTTAAATCCCAACGCTTTATAACATCCACCATTCTTATCTACATTTGGTATTGAAATTTGTTTGAGTTCATTTTCTCTTATGAACTTATCCAAACATTCACACAATGAAACAGGGTCAAACCAAAAGAATACTTTATTTTTAATAAAATAATAAACAAAATAATCAACGTTATGTTCTTTTGAACGCCAAGGACCACCCAAATCACTTTTATTTCCTGAAACTGTATATTGTTCCATGAAAAAATTTGGGGTTTTATTCATGTCATAATTATCAGTCTTTAATTCTATAGTCTTACCATTATTAAGAAGAAAGTCAATACGAAAATTATCTAAACTTTTTTTAGGTTCAAGCTTTTCATAAATCCTCATAAAATCGGTTTCTCCATTGTTACCGATTTTTAATTGGTCATCAAAATTGAAAATTTTATCTGACATAATTAACCAGCATCAAATATCGTATTGCCATCAATTTCCTCAACAGGTTTAGCAGGCAAAGGAAGTGGTTCACTTGATTGAATACACTTAAATCTTGGTCTAAAATCGCCATCACCATCTGCATATATTGATATTCTTCTTGAACTTCCCAGTTTACCCAATTTTTCCATATGATAAAGCATTCCCAAAAAATGAGGAACCCACTTATCTTTCATTTCACATTCAATTGTTATTTTCATATTTTTATTTGTATTAATCATACCTACTCCTGAAATCAAGATAGGAATCGTTGTAGGAATTTTTAACCTACCTACAGGCTTATATGTTTTCCCATGTTTTTTCATTTCAATGTCTTTCCAATGCTTGGATGTTTGTGAACTTCTTCACGAATAATTGCATCCAACCGTGAATTCACGCGAATAAAAAATTCACTACCAACTCTAGTAAATCTACCTGCTCTGATTGATTTACTCAATTTAAGAGCCATTCGTTTAATCGCTTGTCGATTGATTAAAGGTGTCATATTCATAATAGTACATTATATCACAAATAATGTATTTAGTCAACACCACTTTTTTCAATCTGAAAATCAAATAACTCTGTTAGAACTTCAACATAACTATTTTCCAACGGAGTTCCATTTTTCTTTAAATCAATAATCGACTTAACATAATCTATTATTTTATGTTTTGTAGAATCTGAAACCCATATAGGATATGGAAGTTTTTCAACATCTTTTCCCTGAATATTTCTGGTATGATTTATAACATTTTTGAGAATATCATTTGCCATGGAAGTTAAAAGCCACCCCATAATAAAGAATAATTCGTCTTTTTCAACACCATTTTTCAGAAATCCACATGGGCACCCACTATCCAAAATATAACCTTTTGGCAAATATCTTGGGTTGATTTTAGAACCTATTAGATTCCATGTAATTCCTTCTCTTCCAAAGAAGGGCAATCCCCCTATACCATGAAGATACCAATTTCCATTTTTTTTAAACATTTTAACCGCTTCACCATCATTTCTCCAATAAATTACATATTTTGGTTCTACATATACATCACCGGGGACCATTTTATTATAATATTTATAGTAATCATTTGGAATCATTATTGATTCAGGTACTGTTAAAGGTTCAATTTTGACATCTTTTTTTGTTTCTCCCATTTGTTCTTTGTGTGTGATTTTTACTTTTTGTGATTCTGATAACTTATTAAAATGTGCTCTATTCAATTCATCTTTTAATGTAATCGGTTTATTATAAAATGTAAAGTTGTATGGCTCTATTATTTTATCATCAACTATTTCTCTGACAAAATATTCATTTTTTCCTATAGTCATCCCACTACTACAAATAATATAAGTTGATAAATGAGGGCCTATAAAATATTTCATGTATTCATTAACATTTCCCCAAGACAAATTCCCTATTTTTTCCATATCCTTTTTGAAGATTTTTTGTCCAAAGACTTCAATATAGTTAGATTCTTTTTTATTTGATTTTATGAAATCAATAATTACCATGCCATAATTGGTTTCCTCTGAAAATTCAGGCAATTCTTTGATTGACACAAGTCCTTCTTGCATTAAAAAATTCCGTAATCCGCACATGGTTTTTATTGTAAGAAAAGTATCACTACATATAAATGATAATTTTCCTTCTACTTCCAACATTCCTACACTTTTTACTAAAAAATATGAATAACTTTCTCTTTTTATAGTTTTTCCATATCTTTTACCATATAATTCTTCTAATTTATTTTGATATTTAATTGGTATAGTTCCCCCAAACGGTGGATTTCCCAAAATATGTTTGAAAAATATTCCATCAAAATTATGCAGTAAAAAATCCTCATTAATAAGATGGTGTTTTTCAGGTATTTTACCAAATTCTTTTTTTATATTCAGTAAACACTTGTTATAAAGAATTGGGTCTAATTCTATGCCGTATATGTGGTCAAATACATTATCCAGATTATAGTCATATATGGGCATCAATTTTTTTGCTATCTCTATAATAAAAGAGCCATCACCGAAAGATGGCTCTAAAATATTCTCTTCTTTCTTAATGTCATTTCCTATTACTTTCTGTGCCAATAATCTGGGGGTCATAAATTGACCCATTTGACGTTTATTATTCCTTTGGTGCTTCCGTGTTCTCATAAGAAGGTTTCAACGCCAATTTTTTCTTAAGTAAATTCTCTTCAAGTTTGGAATATTTCTTTTCTCTTTTTTCGTAAAATTTTTCTCTTTTTGGTTTGGATATAAGTTCCAATAAATAATCAATAGATTCTGTTGGCGAAAGTTTTGTATGATTTGGTTCTTTTAACCATTTGTAATATCTACTTTTATCAAGCATTAATTGTCCATGACCAAAATCAAATCGGCAAACTGGAAGAAGTTCACTAAACAATTCATGAAAGTTGACAGAAACTTTACCATCTATTAAATTGACAATAAGAAACCAATAAGCTTTTATTTGACCATCGATATATTGGGTAGCGTATTTAGAGAGAGATGAAAGATTAGGTCCACCATCTTTTTCAGACACACATGCTGCTTTTACATTACCCGGTTGGTCAGGAAAATCTTTTAGTTTGTAATCTGGTTCCTTTCTAACTCCCTTTCCTTGCTTCTTAGGTTTTGGTTGGCCTTTATTGGGACCTATTTTATATATGTCAATAAATTCTTCATATTTGCCCCCATAAGCATTATACAATTTTTCACGGACAATTCTTTCAACCTCTGGAGCAACATGATGTCCCTTTTCAAGAGAAGGGCCTGATTGAGCAATAGCATTAAGTTCTAGGTCTGATTCTAGTAAGTCTTTGAGTTCTTTTTCAGTTGGATAATTCATAATTTATATACTTTGTTTTATTTTCAACATCGTATTATTGTAACTTCTTTTCAAAGTTACGTCAATATTATAATAGATTATTCATTCCATCATAATATAGAATGTTAAGAAAAATCAAAAAATTGGCTTGCAGTTTCCATTGACGAATTTGGAAATGTCCACTTAAATACATTGTAAAAATCTATTAGTTTACTCTTTAATTCCTGTTCGAACATTTTCTTCCTATCAACTAACCGATTAACTATTTCCAATATTTCATCGGGGTCATTTCCATCACCTTTTAAAGCTAAAGCATCTAAGTTATATTGATTATCTTGTAAATATACCCATTTGATTTTCTGACCATGATGAATTGGTTCAAATTGTTTTTCTAACTTCATTTTAATTAACAAATCATTGTAAGCTAAGCATGCTTTTACTTGTGCCGGCGTTCCTTTGACAAATTGAAGAGGCCTTCTATTATCTGGATTATAGTTATGAACACCGTCCTGACTTACAAATTTTACAGAAGTATTTTTTGCAATATCAAGAACATCAAGTGTTTTTATATCTTCTCTGAATTTGAGAATCATATCATCAAGTTCCTTTTTTGGAGCTGCAGTCAATAATTTTCTCAAGAAAGAATCCATAAATGTCCGAAATGAAGCTGGAAATGATGTTCGGACAACGTCGATACCTTTTACTTCCAATCTTGGTTGTTTTAATAAGGCACCTTCTTCATGAATAATCCATTGCGCATATCGTTTCTTAGCAAGCCAAAACGATGATTTACTAATTACTTCCTGCTTAGCATCAAATGTGTGTTTATTTAAATTGAAGAATTTTTTAGCCATCACATGATAAAATTGATTCACATAACTCTGAACTTCCGTAGTCACGCTCATAATGGCTTTAGTCATTTCATCTTCATTATTCAAATCTATATCTGGAAATCTCTTTTTAATAATGGGAATTGAATCAACAAAACACGAATCGGTATCACTATAAATAACCCAATCACCATCTTCATCAGTTTCCAATGCTTGTTTGTAATAGATGTTAATTGCCTTGGCAGTAGTTTGAATAATATCTACACCTGTAGTAGTTACTGCTTCAGCATTATCCACATCATAAAATCGGAATAAAGGCAACCCTAATACTCCGTAAAATGAATTGAGTAAAATTTTCCAAACCGCTTGACGTTGGTTGTAGAAATTATATTGTTCCATATCACCAGCTTTTTTGAATTCAGCAGCTTTTTTCCTCATATTCTTGCGCTGTTGAAACCATAACGACAAAAGAGTAGGAATTACACCGGCTTTATCTGTACGATATAATATACCGTTAGAACTAATAGAATAATTTGATTTTTCAACCAACTCTTCAAACTCATCAGGTGTATAATTTGTTTGACCAATTTCATACATTGTAGTCTCTCCTTTTATACGCTTTTCGAGTGAATAATTTTCTATTTTACCTACTTTCGTTTCTGGAGATATATTCAGGGAAATAATAATATTGGGATACATTGAAGTTAAATCAAGGTCAAAAACCCAATTATATCTTCCCGGCACGGGCTCCTTGACAAATGCACCAGAAAATCCTTCTTCTCCTTCTTCCAACCTTTCAGTATATTCTTCTTTTCCCTCTGCTGGTTTATTTGGAGAAATAAGACCGCCATTTCGTTTCAAATAAATCAATGTAGCTCCATCAAGATATCGTGATGACATATGAAAATTATCATATGGAACGTGGCCTACATGACAAATATTTCTAGCTAAATCAATAAATTTAAGTTTTTTATCCAATGCAACAATAATTTTAACATCGGTCATGTTATATTCTAAAAATTTGTTTATATCTGATTTGTATAAATCGTCTAAATTACCGTGATATTGAATTTTACCGATACCAACAGTTTTTAAACCAATAGGACCTAAAGCATAAGTTGGTTCCATCTTTCCAGAAAACTTCTTATATAGTAGGATATAATCAAGAACCGATATACCACCAAGCGTTAGTTTTTTGGTAAAACCATTTACATATGCTGCACCAGTGGGCGATAAACATTTAGCTGCTTTTATACCAAGACAATTTTTTAATCGGAGATACAAATAAGGGAGGTCAAAATAATCTACATTCCAACCTGTAACAATGGTAAATGCACATTCTTGCCATTTATCCACGAAATCTATTAAAAGATTGTCTTCATCGTCATATGACCGTACAACAATTTTTATTTTTTGTATTTCTTCTGTTGTAATTTTCCAATCTTTTGGCAACCACGGGTCAACTTCCTCTTCTTTATTGTCAATTTTATGGTCTTTATCAAGAACAAATATACAACAAGTTTTAGTTAAATAATCAAACAATGAAATAGCAGTAATCTTTTTATCAGCAGTTTCTATATTTGGAAATCCACCCTCTGTTGATACTTCAATATCAATTACACCCACCCTATGACCTATTGATGGTTCATCTGAATCGGAGTAAGTATCCATAAGAACTCTTGTTTCTGCTGGAACATCTGACTCAAATAACTCTGTGTCATTGTCTTTATAATCAAATACTTTTACTAATTCATCACCATATATTGACTTTTCAGGTCCACCTACTTGTCTTTTATAAGCGTATTTTGGATACGGGAATGATGAATAACCTTTAATATCATCCCAAAGATGAACAATCCAATCTTTCCTGTTGATGTATATATTTTGATACATTATTCTTTTAAATATTTTACAGTTTCTTCAACCAATTCGGCAAGTTCTTTTTCAAGAGAGAAAAATTTCTTGATATAGTTGATGAGTGAATTAAATTGAGTACTTTTAAGCCAATCTACAGTAATTTCAGAAACGGCATAATCACTCTCCGCATGTTCTGATGTATAATTTCCATCAGCATTGATAATACCGCCTTCGATATATAGGGTACCATTTTTATAAACTTGTAAGATTACTTGTTCTTGTAAATCTTCTCTGGCAGGAAACTGCCAAACAAATTCTACGAATTCAGAATTGAAATTCTGGCTGTGTAGATGTTGAATTTGAGGCACATTCATAATATTCTTTCGCTTCTTGTGTTGCTATTTTGTTTAGTTTAGTCATTAACCCCTGAAATATAGTTTTTCCTTCGGGAGTTAATTTTGATTCTTGTTTAGAAAGTTTCCAAACTAACGTATCATGTTTAAACCATAAAATTTCTTTAGAACCTATTTCTATTTTAGGAGAAGTCAATGGTTCTATTACGTTTATTATGTAAAAAAGAAGTTGAAGTTCTTCTTGTGTCAGTGATTGGAGTTGACTAATTCTCATTATAGATAAATTATATCACGTTTTAAGGAAAAGTCAATGTATTATAATACCATATAAAATAACATGGTTTTCATATAGTATAAATATTTGACAAGTATCTCTAATATTGATAAAGTAACATCAATGGAAAGAAATTCTACACCAACCAATGGAAAAAAGCGCGTCAGTTTCTCTCAATTTTCTAACTGGTTTAATTGCCGACACAGATGGTATCTCGACCACGTAAAAGGATTGCGTGAATTTGAAGATAATGTAAATACTTGTTTCGGCACAGCGATGCACGAAGCTACTCAATTATACATTAAAACTTTATATAAAAAATCTGCAAAAGATGCTGATGCACATAACCTTTATGAAATATTCAAAATTGCTTTTGATAGAGAATTAGAAAAAACAAAAGTTGTGGTCGAACCGGCAATCAAGAAAGAATATTATGAAGACGGTGATAATATCATTATTGCATTTACTAATATTACTAACCGTATTAAACATTTCCCGTCAGGTAAATATGAATTTATTGCCATTGAAGATGAAATTATAATGCCAATTAAAAACAATGTGGAATTTATTTGTTACATTGATGTTGTTCTAAAAGAAAAAGCAACAGGTAGATACAAAATTATTGATATTAAAACTTCCACAAGTGGATGGAATCATTATCAAAGAGATGATGAAGCTAAAATTTCTCAAATTCTTTTATACAAAGCATTTTTCAGTAGGAAATATAATGTTGATATTAATATGATTGACGTTGAATTTTTCATCCTCAGAAGAAAACTTTGGGAAAATTATGCATTTCCTCAAAGTCGTATTCAAACATTCATTCCAAAAAATAATCAACAATCTGTAGCTAAAGCATTGAATAGATTTGCTGAATTTGTTGCGGAATGTTTTACACCCGAGGGTAATTTTATAGAGGATTCCAAAATTTACTTAAAAAATCCCGGAAAAGGAAAAAAGAATTGCCGTTATTGTCCCCATAAGGGTATAAATTGTAACGCAATTTCAGATATTCCAAAAGAAGAACGTGATTAACTCTAAAATCCATTTTCCGTTCTTTTTACAACACCCCTAAATGTTGCATTACTACGTGTAAGAATGTTGTATAATTTAGAACCAACAATTCTTATTAATGGTTTTTTAACCAATTCCATGTATGGAATAATAACATTATATAAAATAGGAGAAAATTGACCATATTTAAACTGATTTCTTGCTCTTGAAATGAAATCTACTATAGATGCTTCAAATTTTTCTTTTGATGGTGTAATGTGTTTATCCTTGATAAATTTTACAAATAATACCATATCTTTTACTATTCCATCAGGTATATTATCTGGATTTAATCCAGTATTCGTATAATATTTTACAGAATTGGCTGCATCATTTTGTATTTTTTGTTCAAATTCAGGCCAATTTGATTTAATATTATTTTTAACATAAAATATTATGCCATCAATACCGGGTATTCGAGTTCTTGAACCAGAACCACGTCCTCCTTTTCCTGCCACCATAGTTGGTTTAAAGTCTTTTTCCAATATTGCTTTTTCTATTACAGGAGAACGTTCTCCGGGAATTTCCTTTTTAGCATAATCTACAAAATAATACATTACTCGGTCAATATGAAATGGATGAGTACTTCTTGTAATTGCTCTAGCAACCCTTTGTTCATAATCTATATCTTTTCCTTTTGTACTCTTGCGGTCAGATTTAGATTTAATAAATTTTTCCCATTCTGGTTTTCGTTGAGTCGTAAATTTTAACCAACTTCTTAATTTAGTTTGAGCAGGAGTTTCAGGTTTAAATTCTCTTTTTTTTGTAGTACGAAGTGGTGGATATTTACTTGGGTCTATTTTAGGCAGAGGTCTTTTAATAATTTCTGGTGGTGGAAGATTTAATTGTTTTGCTATTTCTCTACTAACATGATGAAAACTTACATCATTAACATCCATTACTTGACTGTAATCGGGGTTGTATTGAACATAAGGTTTTCCATCTTTATATCCAATTACCAAATATCCGTATCTATCTATATATCCTTTTGCAGTACTTATACTTTTATTAAAAGAAAATCTAGTACACCATTTTGTTCCCTCTCCCATTTTTGCCAATGAACTTGGATTAGTTACCTTATAGAATGTTATATCAGGTCTCTTTTCCAATATTTCAACTCCCGGAAGAGTTAATGGATTTACCCCAGCAAATCCCTGTCTTTTTGAACCCTGACCTTCTAGTTGGTCCATTCTTGTTTCCAATTCATGAATTGTTGGAAATCTCATTATGTCTTCTATCCTATTAGCATTTCTAAGTTGAATAAATCGGTTTATAGCACTTCCTACTCTAAGACTGTCTTCAAATCTTATTTGTTGATTTTTTAGCATCCGAAGTATCCATACAGAAAAAGATTGCCTTGAAGTAGGGTCAACACCTTTTACCCATGCGTTCAATTTACCAACAGGAATATGTAAAGTTTTAGCTACAGAGTTTAACTGTTCTTTATTTATTTCCTCAGAAACGATGCTTTCTATCAATGACTTTAACTCAAACAATTTCATGTTATATGTACATATTATGAAAAGAAGTCAGTTGAGGAATATAATCAAGTTAGTAGTTGAAGAGACTTTATCACCCAACGAACAAACAACTGCACCACCACCACCAACTAAACCTGCTCCATCTCCAGTTAGACAACCTACTCCTATTCAGCCGCCTACTCCAAAAACACCCCATCCACTTCAACCAACAAGACCGGGCATTCGTCCTAAACCAAAAGCTTTATCACACGATGTTCAATTATTCATAAACGCAAGAAAAGGTATAAAAGAAACCATAAATATTGGAGACTACCCAGATTTCATTCATCCTGAAAAAAGAGCAGCAATAGAAAATGAAACTGATTATGTTGAAGCAATATTTCCAAATCTTGGAAGTAATGCAGATAAATACCTTGAAATTATTACAAGTGAAGGTTATCGTAAAGCAGTAGATAGACTTGCTCATTATGTCGAACAACCTGTAGCAAATCTTCAAAGATTGTTTCCAACTCTACCATCTATGTTGGAATTACTTATGACAACAGCAATCCAAATTGAAGATATAGAAAGAAATAGAAAATCACAACTTGAAAAACTTGCCGTCAATTTGGTTCTAAATCTTCGAGAGTATAAATTCATAAAACAACTTGTTCAGTCGGGAGAAATCATTATAGACGTTAAACTAGCTTCTGCTGATTTGACAAATGCTATTGCTGAAGATGAAATGAACCAAATGATGGGTAATGAACTGACTGTTGCTGAAAATCTTAATGCTCAAATTTATTCA